TAGAAAACTTCAAGTTAGAGGTGAAGAGTCTCAGTTGAAATTCTCAAGACAAGATTCAGGTAAGATTGACAAGAGATTGATTTCTGAGTTAGGTTTCGGAAACTCAAATGTTTTCTCTCACACTCTTACTGAAAGATTCAACAAGGCTTACTTACATATCTCTGTTGATGCTTCTGGTTCTATGAGTGGGAGACCTTGGAACAAGGCAATGACATCAGCAGTTGCGATGATTAAGGCTTGTGATATGGCTGGTAACATTGATGTTGTGATGACTATCAGAACTACTCACTCTGGTTCAAGAGGTTATAGAAGTGGTGGTTCAGATGTTCCAATGATGATGGTGTGTTATGATTCAAGAACTGATAAACTAATGAAAGTAAAAAGTTTGTTTTCTTCTCTTAATGTTTCAGGTACTACACCAGAAGGTTTGTGTTTTGAAGCTATTGAGAAGGATTTAATTCCAGGTAACTCTAATCAAGATAGTTACTTTGTGAACTTTTCAGATGGTCAACCTTACTACGGTAACTCTGATATTAATTATTGTGGTACAGAAGCTGAGAATCACACAAGAAAAATGGTAAACAATATGAGAGCTAAAGGTATTAGTGTTCTGAGTTACTTCATTAGTGACTATGATGATTCAAGAGACAACGAGTCATTCACAAATATGTATGGTAAGGATGCTGAGTTTATCAACGCTACTAATATGATGCAAGTAGCTAAAACAATGAACAAAAAGTTTTTAAGTAAATAAAAGGAGATAAAATGGAAAACTTATTATTAACAATGGGATTTATGTTTGGAGGGATATTCACTTTGATGATGTCCTTCTATTTAGGTCTTTGTTTCATTCAATGGTTAGCAGATGCTATTGATAACAAAATATGGAGGGGTCTATGGGATTAAGAATAGGATTTGATTGTGATGGTGTGTTACGAGATTTCATTCCAGATTTAATTGAAGGAATAAAAACAACCCATCCAGAGCATGCTGATAAAATACTCACACCCGAATCTTGGGAGTGGGAACAATGGTTACCATTTTGGACTGAAGATGAAACGGAAAAATATGTTTTCGAGGATAACTATTTAGATTTCTTTGGACCGGTTGCTAACCCTATACAAAGTTCACTTGATGATTGGACTAAAATAAGAGCGTGGGCAATTGAAAATGGTCACAAATTAATTTTAGTATCTGCTCAACGACCTCATTGCGAGGAACCAACTACTGAATGGTTACAAAGATGGGGCTTTATGTTTGATGAAATACATTATACAAAACATAAATGGTCTATTGATGTTGATGTATTGATTGATGACTCACCTGAAAAGTTAGAACAATTTGCTGCAAGGAGTGTCAACTATGGAACTGCTGTCCGTTACAGACAGACTTGGAATGAATCCTGTCAAGATGACTATATGTGTATCGACAGGTTGTCAGATATTATGACAAAAGTATTCGGTTAACCACTTTAGTACGGTTTTTGTACCATATATAGTGTAGACAATTTTAAACAACTAATTAGGAGAAAAAAAATGAATAGTTTACTTGATAACTTTTTTGATGATAGTTTCGCAATCAGAAAAATGAATTATATGACTTACACGGATGATGTTAAATACAATGATGAAGGTGCTACAATAAAAATGAAAGTACCAGGCTTCAATAAAAAATCAATTGACATTTCAGTTGATTCTGAACATCTACTTATCGAAGGTAAAACAGATGATGATTCTTTTTCAAAAAGATATGCAATAGATGGTAAGTATGATTTAGATTCAATTGACGCATCTGTTATTGATGGTCTTTTAACTTTATCTGTTCCATATAAAGCAGAAGTTAAACCAAGAAAAATAAAAGTTAGTTAATGGCAATCCCTGAACTAATTGATTTTCAAAATAAAAAGTGGCAGGTCGTCAGCAAGATTCCAGAGAATAAAGTTGACGACCACACTAAATTAAAATCAATGTATGATGCAGATTTAGTTTTAAAAAATAATCAAGGATTATTTTTCGTTTTGAATGAGGTTATAGACGCGGAGTTCGAGGACATTTAAACAGGTTATATTATCTTCCAGCATAATAAAAAAGGTTCTGTTAATTCAGAGCCTTTTTTATATTTATAAATATATAACCAACTGGAGACTTCAAATGACAAAAGAAAAAAGAGAAGCAATCCGATACTCAGCTTGGTTAAATCTTTTCATTGGTATTTACAATATGTATTTATACACTCAAGGTGATTGGTGGTTTAACTTGTTAGTCGGTTCACTTAACATAGGTGTATGGGTATTTTTTAGAAAAGTATAACGGAGAATAAAAAATGGGAACGAGGATTTAATAACATTAATAATAGCCTTTACAATAGGTTATGTTCAAAATAATACAGGACCACAGCCTTATCATTATCAAGATACAATAGTAGTTGTAAATAAAAAGTATCAATGCCCAAAACATTGTGCTGTCCATCATCATCACTCAGTTTTTTATGATGGTTACGGTATGACTATCGATAAAAACCAACTAGGTGAAAAAGTTAAGAAAAAAAAATCTCGAAGGAAAAAATAAAGCTTGACATATATATAGAAAAAGTCTTATATTAAAAGGATAGAATATGTCAAAGAAAAAGAAACAAGAATGGATGTCTTTTGTCGAAGATGGCCAGAAATATATGATTTGTAAAGTTTGCCAATCTGAATATGTTAAGGCTGGTAAAACAACTACAGCAGTAACTTGTAGTATGTGTGTACAAAGAAGATGTCTTTCAAGAGTATCATTAGAAGAAATGATGCCATCATTAAAAAAGAAATCTTCAACAGGTAGACCACCAGGCTGGCATTTTATGAATGAGTTCGTTGACAAGGATGGTAATGTGTTTCACAAAGGTAAAGAACAACCTGATTTAAAGGGAACTCTTAAACCTACTAAAGTGAAACCACCAAAGAAGAGAAAGAAATTGACAGCAGACCAAAAGTTATTTAAAAAAGCTGCTGATTGGAAAAAGAGATTAAAAGCTAAAAGAGGTAAATAGTGATAATAAAAGATGAAAATAAACTAAAACAAAAATGTAAAGAAGTTACTGATTTTAAAAATGCAGAAAAAATAGCTGCAGAGCTGTTGAATGAATTATCAAATTCAAAAAATGGTATTGGTTTAGCAGCAAATCAAATAGGTTATAATGAAAGAATTTGTGTTGTTAATGTAAAAGAACCGATGGTACTTATCAATCCTAAAATTATTGATAAGTCAAAAGAAACTTTTGTATTTGCAGAAGGTTGTCTTTCATTCCCAAATAAAAAAATAAAAACAACAAGACACATATCCATATCAGTAGAATGTGACAATATTGATTCAACTTTATTCTTCACAGCTGATTCCAATAAACTTGAAGACGCTTTAGAATGTGCTTGTGTACAGCATGAGATAGACCATTTAGATGGTATAACTATGTTTGATAGACAAGTTAAGGGCACTACTATTAAACGAGAAGGTAAAAAAATAGGTAGAAATGACAAAGTAACTATTACTAAAGGTTCAGAGTCAAAAGTCCTAAAGTATAAAAAAGCACAACCAATGTTGGAGGATGGATGGACATTGTCAATTTAATAAAAGAACTAATCATACATATGATATACTTTGCTATGTTTTTTATACTAGCAACCATATTAGGGTTTACTATATTATTTATGGTTATGTGGGATTGTTTAATATTTATAATAAAGACAACTGGAGAAAAATTATGGCGAAAGACACAATGAAAGAAATGTTAAAGATGATAGATGCTAAAATTGAACATATAGAAGACATTACAGCAGACAACAGAGCTATAATTGTAAAGTTAGTAAAACAGAATAATCAAATAGTTGAGTTTTTAAAACAACTTGAATTAGAAATAGTAGATAGTTCTGAATTTATTGACCCTCCTAGAGATGAAAAATTAGCTAAACTAATGGACTTAGTAGAACAATTCAAAGAACATAATGAAGAATTTAAAAAATTTGTAGAAGAAATGGAAGAAAACAAAGATAAATTAACTCCCGGTCAATTTGGGGAATCTTAAAAAAAACTTATGTTTTCAAAAAAAAAGTTATATTTATATAAAATGGTTATAAAAATTACAAAATGAAACACTCACACTCACAAAGAATCAGCCTTTGATTCTTTAAACTTCCTGGTTAATATAATGTTATTAAGTTATCAACTAAGAATATTTGTGGTGTTTTATGCGTAGTAAAACAAAAACAACGAGTAAGTTAATAGTTAAGGAGAAAACTAAATGAAGAACCTAAGTATGAAGACTCTAATCATCTACTCAATCGCTTTTTTGGGATTGTTTGGTATTGTTAGAGCTGAAGAAGTAGTTACAGAGACTACACAACCTGTCGTGTCTGTGACTGGTGAATTTAGCACGGACATAACCTTTGGTGACGCTACTACATTTACAAGTCCATATACTGGATTAGTATTAAGTAGTGACGGATGGGTTTTAAGTACAAATCTATCGGATGGTATGGTTCATATCGAAGAAGCGAAGTATTCGTGGAATGTCGTAGACGGTGTGACTTTAACATTTGGTAGTCAAGCAGAACCATATGGATTAGCATGGGGCTTACATAGACCATCTAACAACTGGTTTGTTTCAAATCCAAGAGACCATAGTATTACTAATGGTGTAGGAATCGGATTGAACAAATGGGGTGTTGGTGCTGATTTATTTTGGGGAGGAGATTCAATGGATGAAGAAATGGAATCAGAACTTTATTGGGCTGGTAGATTTTCTTATGGATTGAATTTGCTTGGAATAGATTCCAAATTCGGACTATCATTAAATAGTAACGAAGCTCAACTTGTAGATGTAAGTTTAGGCAATAACCTATTCACTACATCTCTTGAGTATGATTTGTCAGAAGAGGCAGATGGTGCATATTGGCTTAGAGGAGTGGTAACACCACCTCAAGCTCAAGGTGCATTTCTACTAATCGGGTTAAACTCCGATGATGTTGTGACATATGGAGTTGGGTATAAGTGCTCAGATAATATGAAAGTTATATCTGAGTTTACATCTGGAACGGATTCAGATGGAAATGACATAGATAATGACTTTGCTATCAGAGCAAGTTATTCATTCTAAATAAACAATAAACAACGGAGGACTTAACAATGAATGTTAAATCAATTTTCGGAACAATAGGTGATACACTAACAGGTTTATTCGGTATTCTAACAGGTCTTGTAGGCGTAGGTATTATGTCTCAAGTAGTGTTTGGTACTGGATGGATGGGTATTGATGTAGTTGGAAATATTTCTAACTTAGTAAATACTTTTCTAACTGGTGGTGTAACTGGATTACTAACTTTGATTGTTCTATTTTCATTAATAGACACTAAGTAAGTGATTTAAATCACAATCTAAATGGGGTTGCTTCGGTGGCCCCATTTTTTTAAAATTTATTTTGTAGGAATTAGAAATATATACTATATTTATAGTTAAACCGACTAAGTAATATAGGAGAAGTTATTATGTCAAAATCAGCAAGTTCTCGTAAAAAGGTTTCACTCCACGAATTAAATAACCATGCAATAAGTAATAAAAGACAAGCATTAAAAGATTTGAAAATGTTAAATTTCGATGAAATTCAATTCAAAAATCCAGCACAAAAAAGATTCTATAAAACTATATCTACAAAAGATATAACATTTGGAATCGGACCTGCAGGATGTGGTAAAACTTTTCTATCTACACATAGAGCACTAAGAGAGTTAGGTGATAAAGAATCATCAATAGATGGTATCATTATCGTTAAACCTCTGGTAGAAGCAGCAGGTGAAAAGATAGGATTCTTACCTGGTGATGTAGAAGAAAAAACAGCACCATTTATGATGTCTTTTTATTACAATATGGAACAAATAATCGGTAAGCAAAGATTACAGATATTAAAAGAAAGTAATACAATTCAAGTCATACCAATGGCTTATATGAGAGGTATTACATTGGCTAATAAGTTTGTAATTTTAGATGAAGCACAGAACGCTACACCTGAACAAATCAAGATGTTTGTAACACGAATGGGTGAGAATAGTAAATATATAATCACTGGTGATTTAGAACAATCTGATATTCAGAAACACAAAAGTGGATTAGAAGATGCAATCAAAAGATTCGCTGGTATTCACGGTGTTGGACTAGCATCATTTAAAGAAAGAGATGTTGTAAGAAGTTCGATAGTTAGACGATTGTTAAAAAGATACAAACCTAACTTTAATATTATTGATGAAGTATCAGCTGAAGATACAATATCTATGTGGATACACGAAAACGGACTGGATAGCCCAGCAGATGGTTCACTGGATGATTATCAATATCAATTAAAAAAATAAAAAGCTTGACTTATATAGGTAAAGTTCCGTATATTGTAACAATATAAAATTAGGAGAAACACTATGAAGTGTATGATGAGTGTGGATGGTTCAAACATTGTTAGAGTATCTGATGATAAAGCAAGTGAATTATATCACGAAGGTTTTAGATATGTATCTAAATCTGTATGGAAAGAAAAAGTTCGTGATGTAGAAACAAAGCTTGAAATAGAATCTGATAATAAAAAATCTAATAAATTATCTAAGGCACAAAAAAGACATTTGAGAAAATCTAATTAGTAATGAATAAAGAAATTATTTACACTATATTGATATTTTTTTTCAATAATATAATAATATGGTTTCAATTAAATGGTCAATTATTTTCAAATACTTGGAAGGGTAATTCTGGATTAATTATAACTTTAATATTAGGCATCCCAATAACTTATCTGTTTTGGTTAGCTACAAAATTAGGTTATCAAGGATTCGGTAATTTATGGGCAGTCAGATTTCTTGGATTCGCTACAAGTATGATTACATTTCCATTCTTAACATATTTTTTTCTTGGTGAACCAATGGGATTAAAAACAATTATAACTTTAGGATTAGCAGTTATTATAATGTTATTACAATTACTATAATAATATATAATAATATAATATATAATAATATAATATATAATAATATAATAACTATATAATAATTAATAGGAGATTAAATGAAAAAATTAAATGAAACACAACTTAAAGAAAATTGGGATAAACTAATAAACTTAGTTTCTGAAACATTTTCTGGAGAGAGAAAAGATAAATTAGTAAATATGTACAACCACTTTGAAGATAGAATGATGTTTACTCCAGGGTCGGGGACAGCACATTTTCATAATTGTTTCATTGGAGGGTATGTTGAGCATGTTTTACATATCACAAAAATAGCTAGAAAACTATTTGTTGATTATAAAGAATTAGGGGCTCATATAGATTACACAGAAGAAGAAGTTATATTTGCAGCTTTACATCACGACTTAGGTAAAGTTGGTGATTTAGAAAATGATTACTATGTACCGAACGATTCAAAATGGCACATTGAAAATCAGGGTAAATATTACAAGAGGGGTAAAGATTTAAATTTTATGACCGTTACTGATAGAGCAATATATTTGTTAAATCATTTCGGTATTTCAATGTCAGAGAACGAATATATAGCGTTAAGATTAACAGATGGCATGTATGAAGAAGCTAACAAAACATATTTGATGCAATATTTAGATGAGAATAAAGTTAAATCTAATTTACCAATTCTTCTTCATCAAGCTGATATGTTAGCTTCAAGAATTGAATATGAGAATTGGAAACATCAAAATGATAATGATGTAAAACCAGAACCAATCAAACAGGTTAATAAACAAGAACAAAAGAAGGTAGACGGCATGAAAAAAGCATTTGACGAGCTGTTTAGTAAATAAGATATGATAATAGAAATAATACTTACAATAATAATAATTACTTTAGGCATAACATTGTTTTATGCTCTCAGAAGAATAAATCAATACGAAGACATAATAGTAGATTTCCAAAACATTATAAGATTCGCATCAGAAAAAATGAAACAAGTTGATTCTGCTGGCCATTATGAATCTGATGACGAGACGGGATTCTTTTTTGAAGAGATAAAAAAATTACAGATTTTATTAGATAGTTTATTTGAAACAGAACAGGAGAAAAAATAATGGGCAGAAAAAAGACAACTAATTATTATTGGACTGATGATACAGAAAGAGGTATTATACGATACAATACTACAGATAGACCATCTGTAAAAAATAAAATATATAACGACCATTTAGAATATCCATTCTTTAAATTAACCGAAAATATAATAAACACATTTAAATTTAGTTATTTCGATGATGTTTTTAAAGATGTTCAGAATGAATGTATTTCATTTTTAGTATTGAATATGCACAAGTATGACCATACAAAAGGTTCGAAAGCGTTTAGTTACTTTTCGGTTGTAATAAAAAATTATTTAATTCTAAATAATAATGCAAATTATAAAAAATTAAAAACGCATGCTAGTATAGACAATGCTAGAGGAGTTCATCAAAAAATTGTTAATGAGGATGCTAGTATTTTTATTGAAGAGATTATAGTTTATTTTGAAAATAAAATACCTCATATGTTTAGTAAACATAAAGATAGAGTTATAGCATATGCTATTGTCGACTTAATGAAGATTAGAGAAAGTATAGAAGATTTTAATAAAAAAGCACTTTATATACTTTTGAGAGAAATGACGAATGTTGAAACAGCTAAAATAACAAAGGTTTTAAACTTGATGAGAAAACATATGAAAGTGTTACAAAATAACTTTTATACAGAAGGTACCTTAACAAAACTTTCTAATTTGGATAAATTTTCATAAATTACATATTTATTCATATAGGAGATTTAATATGGATAAAAATAAAATATTTGATGGTAAGACTTTTGAAGATTTAACAAAAGACATTTACGAAAACCAACAAAGCAAAAAACTACAACTTGATTTATTAATTCAAGAAATACACGGTATGATTCAAACGATGGATGATGCTGTTCTTATAACTCCCCTTATAAAAGAACTATTCGAAGTAGCTATTAAGAATGATGAACATTTGGTTAAATTAGCAAGTGTATGGCAAAGAATACTAGGAAAATCTAATAATGATGAAGATGGTATGTTATTATCTGAATCAGAAAAAGAAGATTTAATTGCTGCATTACAAGATGATGTAGATGACATACAACAACGAGCAGAAAAAATAAAACACGAAAAAGAATCTAATACTAAAGGCTTTGAAGCTTAATGTCTTTTATTAAATCGGGAAACAATATATCAGGTAAAGAATACATTCTTGATGCACCAGCTCAACAAGAAACATTTTTACAATTTATTCCTGCTACGGTAAAACAAGTTGTCAATTCAGGTGAATCTGTTGCTAGTCCTTCCAATAATGACAATGAATCTAATTGTATAGTTGTAGAAAAGAATATTTACACCGAAGAAGTAACATTAAATGGGTTAGATGTTAGGAAGTACAGACCATTATTTAGAGGACTAATTGATAGTATTACTAAAGGTGATTTAGTATTAATAACAATAGTTGGTGATGTTGGATACTATATGGGACCTCTAAATGTAACTAATACTCCATCCGACACTACTGCACAAATTAGTGGATTGAGTACTACTAAATCAGTTTCTAAAACATATCCAACTGCCGCTAATTTCAATCGTTTAACAAAAAGATTCAAGCCAGATTTAGACGACCCATTAGAAAAGGCTACAAGAATTACTGACCCTACATCTGGTAAAACAATTTTACCAGATATACATACTGATTTAATCATAGAAGGTAGGCATGGTAATAGTATTAGGGTAGGGAGTAGGAACAAATTCCCATCTGTAGTGATAGATAATGGTAGAGCAACAAATCAAAGTTTTGAAAGTATAAATGATAGTTCTATTTTTGCAATGTTTGACAGAGGGAGTATTTTAAATCATTTCGACCCAGCAGATGAAAATCTGGATGGTCAGATATATTCATTTAAATTTAGTGACGAGTCTATAGAAAATCCTACAAGTTATATAAAGAAAACATTTACTGCACCCTTAGGGAGAGGGTTACCAATCGACGGAGAAAGTGATTCTGATATTGAAGAAACTATATACAATTATTCACAACCGTTTTCTATATTAAATTCAGAAAGAATTATAATAAATGCTAGAAAAGAAAATATGTTCTTGAGTGCAAGAAAGCATATACATATAGGTTCTGGTGACTCTCTAACTTTTTCAACAAGTAAAAATACTATATTTAATTCAACAGGTAGGTTTGATATAAATGCTCCAGAAGTTAGATTAGGCTCTCAAGTAGACGAAGAAACACAACCGATTGTACTTGGTGATACTTTAGTGCAAAAGATAGTTGACTTGTGTGACCAACTTGACCAGTTGATTAAGAACATTACTGCTATAACGGTCCCCACTACACAAGGGCCATCAGGTACACCTATTAATGCAGCTGCATTTAGTTCTCAAACATCTGGTATTAGAAAAGTAGCTGAATCTATAGATGAAATATTAAGTGTGAATAGGACTATATAATGGCTTTAAATCCCAAAGTATTAGAAGATGAATTATTTAGACAATCAGAAGCAGCAGCTAATGGGCAGACAATAACATATGGTGACTTCGTTTCAGCCATGGAAAAATATGCTTTAGGTATAAAAAACCCACCACCAGCTGGTGTAGTACCAGCAGCTGCTATTTTAAAAAACTTATTAGATACTATCCCTACGACGCCACCATTACCTATTGCAACACCAATTATTAAATTAGCAGTATCATTGTTTGCTTTAAGTATAGGATTTGCAGTACCTGTAGGGAAGGGTATTATCTTCCCCACTATACCACCATCTGGAGCACCAGCTATAGATGCTATTTTAGCTCAACCAAATTCAAGAGAACAAGTTGCTTCACAGCTAGCTAATGCTATTCACACCTTTATGATAACAGGTATATATGATGCTAATGGTAAAGCACCGAATGCTGATTTACCTTCCGGTTTACCTGGATATGTTCCTTGGGGTTAAAAAGTAACTAAAAATTTTAAAAATTCATATTTATATATGAATAGGTTTATACACAGGAGTCAATAATGAAAAAATCAGATTTGAAATTAATTATAAGAAAAATAGTTAGGGAAGAGGTTGCTATGGCAATTCAAGAAGTTATAACTGAATTAAAACAACCTGTAACTACAAAACAAGTTTCTCAACCAAAATCAAAAAAGAAAATTGTTGAGAAAAAAGAATTTACAAATAATTCTGTTTTGAATGATGTATTGAATGAGACTGCAATGGATGATGAATGGAAATCGTTAGGTGGTGGCACATATGATTCGTCAAGAATGAACGAGGTATTATCATCTCAGTATGGTGATATAAATTCAGCTGAACCAAGTCCAGAGGCAATGGTAGCATCGATGGGAGTTAACCCTGAGACTGCACCTGACCCAGTTAAGAATATGTTTACAAAAGATTATAGAAGTATTTTAAAAAAAGTAGATGAGAAAGCAAAATCAACAAGAATGCCTTAGGAGAAAATAGATGGCTTTTATTCAAGATAAATTAACAACAAATGTTGATACGATTGAAGAATTTATAGGATTTAAATTACCTGTAACATTTGAATCTGTTAACTTATCTGTTTCTACATTAGAGTCAACACAAACTAATTTAACAAATCTATTATCGACACAAAAAGGTGAAAGGATGTTTCAACCAAATCTTGGGATAGATTTACGAAGACATTTGTTTAATCCGATTTCTCCAGAGACATCGGTTGCTCTTCAAGAAGATGTTATCGAACAGGTAGCTATTTGGTTACCATTTTTAGAAATTCAAGATGTTATAATTACTCCTGATGAGGGGAATAATACAATTAATATTAAAATAAATTATAGTTTTAAATCTAACTCTGAATTGACTGAATCAGTGCAAGTTAATTTAAACACGGGAGCTACATACTAATGGCATCATATTCTAATTTTGACACTAAAAACGAATACGGGGATTCCGTAACTAACTATACTGCTAGAGATTTTGCTTCTATTAAACAAAATTTATTAGGACATATACAAACATATTTCCCACAAGCATATAAAGATTTCAATGAAACATCACCTGGTATGATGTTAGTAGAATTATCTGCTTATGTAGGTGATGTATTAAATTATTATGTTGATGATTCATTCAAAGAACTTTTATTACCATTATCAGAAGATAGAAGAAACTTAGTAAATCTTGCAAAAGTTACAGGATTCAAACCAAGAACATCTATACCTAGTTATGTAGATTTAACTTTTACTTTAACGGTCGACTCGGATACAAGCGACTTGACCAATATAGTACCTGATTCGAGTCAGAAGTTAACACTTGAAAGTGGTGCTGTCATTTCATCTACATCTAATCCAGATGTATTATTTGAAACTTTAGAACCAATAGATTTTTCTGCAGATACGAAACAAGAGGAAAATTTTGTAGTAGAGGATATAGATGCAACTACAGGATTAGTATCAACATTTAAAGCAACAAGAGTGATTAGAGCAATATCAGGAGAAACTAAAACAGCAACCTTTACAATTGGAGCTCCAGAACAACACAAGAAAATAAATTTAGTAGATTTAAATGTTATAGAAATTTTAAGTTGTGTAGATTCGAATGGTAATAAGTGGTATGAAGTTGATTATCTAGCTCAAGAAAATGTAGCAAATGTAACACACTATACAGATGATGTGAATAGAACTGATAGTATCGAATCTACTACAGATGGTTCCACAATTGTACCTTCGAGTTTATCTTTTATAAAAACGACTAAAAGATTTATCACAGAAGTTAATGAAGATAATACTACATCTTTAGTATTTGGTAATGGGATAATTAAAAATGGTAAAAAGTTTGAAACTACATTTATAGAATTAGAACAAGAAGGGGTAACATTACCAACTACAAATTTTTCACCTAAACCACTTGACGCATCAATAGGTACATATTATGAATCATTGGGAGAAGCACCGCAGAGTGTGACTCTAACTATAACATATAGAGTTGGGGGTGGTGTAGCTTCTAATGTCTCTGCAGCAGATTTAACAACAATAGATACTGCTACAACTATTCCGAACGGAGTATCAATAGCAAATTTAGCTGTTACAAATGATAGTCCAGCTGTTGGTGGTAGAGAAGGAGATTTTACAGAAGAGATAAGACAGGGTGCTTTAGGAAATTATGCTTCACAAAATAGATGTGTTACTAAAGAAGACTTCGAAGCAAGAACTATTAGTATGCCTTCTAAATTTGGAAGTATTGGTAAAGTATATTGTACAACTGGTGGTAGTATTGATAATAATGAGTACAAACAAGATTTAAGTTCTTTAAAAATTACTATTAACACACTTATGAATGAAATTCTTGAGACAACTGGAGGTTCAGACTTCGCAGAAAAAACACAAGAACAATTACAAAATGTAAACTTAAATAGTCCTACACTACTAAACTTAATATCAGGAACAGGTAACTCTATATCAACAGATGACAGAGATAGAATTAGCACACTATTCGATAATGTACTCCAATATTCAGATAGTGTTGATTACAATCCGACTATTGACTTATACATTTTATCTTACGATGTTAATAAAAAATTAATAGCTGCACCTGATTTGATAGCACAGAATTTAAAAAACTATTTAAATCAATTCAGAATGTTATCAGATAAAATTAGAATATTACCGGGATACATTATAAATTTTGGAGTTGTGTTTGATGTGATGACATTCCCAGGTTATAATCCTTCAGTAATAAAATCACGATGTATTGATGCAATTAAACAATTCTATTCTATAGAGAAAATGAAATTCAAACAAATCTTATATGTAGCAGATGTTGTTAATCTTTTAAATTCATTAGAAGGTATAAAAGCTGTAAATGATGTTGTTTTTACACAAGATACAAATTTTACTGATGACATAGTAGCATTTAGTCCACCATTGTATAGTAAATCGATTAATGAATCCGGTGATGTTATAACAATAAACGATAATAAACACGGTCATCTTTACGACTTTGGGAAATTTTTTACAATAAAGGATTCACCAGCTGGTAGAGGTGTAGTATTGCCTTCATATGACCCAAGCGTATTTGAGATAAAAAATCCAGATACAGATATAAAAGGAGTAGTAAGATAATGCATTATTTTGTTTTCTCATCACAAGATTCGTGGATTTCAAGTGGTTCAAACCCTATAAATGGAGAATCATTTAGAGATAAAAACTTTGGTAAAGACCAAATATTAGAATTAAAAAAAAATTATTATAATCTTTCCTTTGATTACCCTACTCGTGCATTAGTACAATTCAGTGGTACTGGATTCAATACTCTTTCATCATCAATATCAGATGGTACTATTCCTGATGACGCTAAATTTTATTTTAGAATGTTTGAGGCACAAGGTAATAGTGATTTATCTTCTACATATAAAGTAGCAATACAACCAATATCACAATCTTGGACAGAAGGTGTAGGGAAATTAGAAGACAATCCAAAAACTACAAATGGTTGTAGTTGGGCAAATCGTAGTAAACCTGTCGGTGGTTCTGCAGTTAGTTGGGCAAATGTAGGTGGTAGTGTTTACCCAGTAAGTCATTCAGTACAATCTTTTTCAAATCAAACTCCTGATGTTGAAGTAGAAGTAACCAATATGGTAAATATGTGGTTAAAAAGTCAAGAAGAAAATTATGGTATGTTAATTAGGTTTAGTGGTAGTCAAGAAACAGATTCTGTAACATCTGGAAAATTAAATTTTTTCTCAAGAGATACAGGTACTATATATGCCCCACGATTAGAAGCTAGATGGGATGGTCACACACCCTGTACTGGTTCAAATACAGGTTCATTGACTGCATTAGATGTTTCAGGAAATACTGCTAATTTTATATACACAATAGGTTTAAAGGATAAATACAGAGACACAGAAGTTCCTAAATTTAGAATAGGTGCAAGAAAACAATACATTCAAAAAACATTTACAAATTCATATCAAACCACATCAGGTTCATTTATACCAGAAGGAAGTGGTTCTTATGCAATACAAGATGTGGCAACCGGGCAGATGATTGTAGACTTTTCTTCGAATACACTTTTATCTTGTGATACGAAAAGTAATTATTTTACCGAATATATGAATGGGTTTTATCCCGACAGGACATACAAAATTTTAATAAAAGTCACATATGATGATAATCAGGAACATATATTTGACAATGATTTTGAATTTAAAATAGTGAGGTAGATAAGTGCCTGAACAATTTAAAAATATAGAAAATTTTAGAACCTATCAAAAGCAAATTTATGATTACATAAATCAAGAAATAATCCAGATACCTTTATTTTTTGACAATCAACCTTACTTAAACGATACTACGATACCAGCAAATGTTATGCGAAAAGGTGGAGTTGCGCAACAAACTATCCGAGATGGGAGTTTACAATACAATAGAAAAATTAATGAATCTATAATTAGTTTTAAAGATGTATATAGTGAAAATAAAGATGATTTGAACATCATACAACTTATTGCAAATAAATTAAATGGAGAACCTCCATCACCACAAAATTTAATAATTGATGCTTACATTTGGGACGGTGGATTATCTATAGATAGTTTTAAAGGCCCGATAGTAAATGACCCTGAATTTTATACACCACCTACAACAGGATATATGTATATCCCCTTTATTGGGTTTGTGGGTAGAGATGAAAAATTCTTATTAAGGAATGATTCAAATTATCCTATTAATCATTTTACAACAACTTTACAAAACATACCTGGCATAGGTGAAGTACAATTTGAAACTTTTAAAAATTATTTAAAACAATTAAGATTTAATTTTGATTTACCTGCATATAATTTATCAGATAATACAGGTGTATTTTTACCCGTCGGTGTTAAAAAAAGAACCATATCAAAAAAACTTTTAAGACAAAATTCAGAAACTGAATTTACAGAAATTGTACCTGATGGTTTACAGACAAAAATAGATAATTTTTTTAGAGCTTGGAGTAAATCCAGAAATTTTATTCCAGAGGGGCAAGAATACATCATAGGCAATACAATGTTAAACAATGGAGACTTCGGTGGTGCTATTGGACCCGGTAGTTCTTATTTTATTGGATATCAAAATGCACAAGCTAATTGGAAGAAATTAACTACATCGAATTATATGACTTTAACAAATGCTTTTTTCAACGAAGCTCGAGATGTTGGTCAGGGTTTATATCCAGATTGGGATGGTAGTAGTGGACAATACGAAGATTTAAATAGACAATCTCAGAGAATAGAAGAGAAAGAAAATCCAGGGTTTTCACCGTTTGTGTTTTCGAGTACTCGAAGTACTCCTGCATGGTACGATATACAAATTTTATCTGATGAGTTATCACCTGGTGTATCGTATACATTTTCATTGTGGCATGCAGAAGATGAAGATTTCAACCCGAATAATTATTTAGAACAACAATTAGGTAATACATTTTTTTATGCAGTAACCATTATTGATAGAGCAACAAATGGTACAGCCGAAGAAGTAAGCGCAGTAAATTGGGCAGAACACACTTATTCAGGTGGTGGTGAATCAGATTTTATAGATTTTTCGAATCCAGAAGAATATGTAAGTAGGATACAAGGTGAATCCATAGAAAATTTCCAGTCACCTGATTTATTATGGGTAAGGTATAAAAAAACTATAACACTACCTGAAGGAGATGACGGTACACTTCTAGCTACTGATGGTACAACATACAATACGACTGATTATAAATATAAAATATATTGGTTGTTAGGATTTCAAAACTCTCTTACAGATGTAGTTGCAAATAGTTTTGATTCAAGACAAGGGCTACGATTGTTTCCAGGACCTGATATAAGAGCAAACTCAAATAAAGCCAGACAATATTTTTGTGGGTTAAGATTTAACAGAGGTGACAGAATAACTGGTACTAATAGTATTCAACTAACCACACCGCAAAGTAAAACTATAGCAAGAATTTTAAACGATTGTGTTGATATTCTTGAACCATATGATTTTGATTTACCAATTTATTCAAAATCTAAATTAGACCAAATAATTTTATCTCAGCAGGCATCTTCAACTATAATTCAATTGTTAACAGAAATAAAAGAAGGGTTAATAAGTTCTGTAACTTCTTTAACTGCAGGCATTAGTGACACATATGAAACACTTGCAACTAATATTGCGAATATTACCGACGATACAGATACAGATACAATAACAGAATTAGGAAACATAATAGAAGATTTTAGAGATATGTTTGATGCAACTCAGATTGCACAACGAGTTGACCAATTAAATACAAACTTAACAGATAAATTTAATCTTTTAACTGCAAACACTATTGCTCAACCATTGCAAAAAATATCAATATTTCCAACAATACAAAAGCTACCGGGTGATTTTGGGCAACGGGCAGGATTTATTTTTAATAGAGTTGGGTTTGTTTATGCAAACAATCAAACTCTGGATGGTGCAAACTTAGAAGAAACTTTTACTGAACAACTTAATGAGTTTGCCCCAGTATGGTCAAATTATGGAACAAAATTTCAATTTCCTGGCGTTGATACTGGTATATTAATAGGTGGTAGTAATGTAGCGGCTGGTTATACCGTTGATTATTTGAACGACGCTGTACCTGTACTTGGATATAGTTCTACGACCACGATACAGACACCACCCTCTTTTCTTACACAAAACGATGAACAAACGAATACTCCAATTGGTGCAATGTATGCAAGTGAAGTGTATACATCCGATGATGGTTTAGGGCAAACAATTAGAGAGGGTAATCCAAACGATGATAATGGTTATCCTTCTGTAAGTTATGGTCCGTATGCTCAACAAGGTGGACCTGATTATGGATTTGGTACAACCGGAGGCGGGGTAGAAAGATGTAAAGCTGTACAGGAAGCATATTACGCAACATATCAATTTAATGAACCTGATTTAGTCTCCGCAGATACTACTGAAACATTTTTAGGTATGAACGGAACTAATGGATATATTAATAGTAACTTTGAACCACTAAGAACATATCTTTACAAATGTACTTCTGGTCTGGATTTTGTAGCATGGGTTTATTCACATTTTATTGCATCAGGTACATCTTTTTGGAATATTGCAGGAGGTACATATCCAGGTTACCCTTTCCCAGCTGGTGATAATCCTAAAGGTGCAAGAGGAATGGGATTTTATAATATGTATCAATATGATGGAACCGACCCAAATCAATATAGAAAATATGATGGTGTAAGAACATTTTTATTATATGAACCACATTGGGAATGGAACGGAAGAGAAAACAGATGGGTTTTTAGATTTGCACAGCCTGTTATAGGAACAAATTCAACAGCTAATTATCCAGATGCATCATTAACAACCGCTTCAGGTGAGACGAAATATAAATTTAAAAACATGCATTTTAGAAAGGCAGTATGATAGATGAGTAATTTAATAAACTTATATAATGATAGTGAAAGTGCAATAATAATAGACGAGGGGTCTACTACTTTAACACAAGTTGAAAAATTTCCAACTTTAGGTCAATCTCCGTTTAATTTTGACGCGTTATTATCAGGAGACGCTAGTAGAAATCTTCAAGCAGAAAGAAATTTATATTTTATAGAATTAAATGTTTTTGATGGAGATGGTGCTTTAATTGTAACTCTTAACTCTGCAAAACCTTTATTTAAATTACCTTCTACTGGAAAATATTATTTTGGAGATTATCATTACCATGATTCAGGGTATATGGTTGGTAAAAAACACACGACACAACCACACGAAGGTTTAATAATCGAAAAACAAAATCAACTTATTCCATACCCTATAGAAAATAAAATATATGCAGATGATTATCAATCAACAAATAAAACCTTTATGATAAAAACAAGTGAAATTTTTGAAATATTAGAAAACTTACCTAATTTTTCATTAACAAAAAATGGTAAATATTCTATATCTTATGGTGTATTTCAAGATGTATTTTTATTAATTAGAAACACATATGGGAGTACTTCGTAATGAGTTATTTCCCAGAAATAATAACAAATGGATTAAAATTTATAATTGCAAAAGTTTCTGATTCAAGAAAAGAAATAGAAATACGGTTAATTAATGATAGTATTACAAGTTCCGAGAATAGACAATTTGATATAGGTGTTGAGGGGCAAAATGCTGGTATAGTCTCTGCAAATGAACTTTTTCAAAGATTAAATTTAAGACTTACACAATTTATTGATTCTAATGAACTTGATGCAGTAATACCTATAGGTGATGGAACTTACATACCATTAGTAAATGTTAATTATTTTGTAGATACTTTTTTACCAATTGAAGATATAAATAAAGAATTATTTGTAATAAAATTACATAATCCATTACCACCTAGTTTTAAAAAACTTGATAGAATACAAATACTCATACAACAAACAGAAATAGTTAGTAATGATGTTGTATATGGTGGGAGAATAGAAAAGAGATTACAAAAATTTGGATACCCATTAGAGACTGATTTATCTCAAAACCCTTTTAGTAAAGAAGTAAAAGAGACAGATACTTATCAAAATAAAGCTCAAATATCTTCATCTATACCATTATCGAGATTAGAAAGTGTTTTATCAGGTTCTTCATATAAAAATAGGTTAGTAGATTATTCCGAGTTTGAAAATTTTATATACTTCAGTTCAGCTGAAAAAAGATTACAAAATTTTAAGGGTAAATTAGAAAAAATACAAACTCATTTATCTGATATTTCATCATCATTGGCAGGGGCAGGGCAAGATTATTCAAATATAAACACTCCTGCAGGAGAACTACGAAAGAAAAAATTTAAAAATGTACACACTATTGTAAATAACTTTACAGATTATGAAAATTGGTTATATTACGATAACCAAATAACTTCAGAAAAATCTGTTCCGGGAATCGGAAAAGAATATACAGACTCTACTGCAGCTATTTCTACGAGTGATAATATAACTCAACAATTTAACAAAGAAGGTCTCGATATTATATATGTACTTTCAGGTTCAAGTACAGAAAATATACAAATTGTAGAAGATAAATATAAATTACAAGATATTAAATTTAATAATATAACGAGTTCAGTTTATCTATCATTTTTAATGCGAGCATCCAGTTCTGTATCTGATAATTTATTACATAAAAATACACAAACTTCATCAGTACCATTTTATCCGATGGATACTCTGCACTTAGCATCTGTACTGAAACCAGATGCAACTGGTAGTAGTTACAGAAGATATGTTTATAAAGCATCAGGTTCACATTGGGCACCTGCAGATAAAAATAAATTAGTTGGGATAAATGTTTTAAATTTTAATAAAAATTCTTCTGATATAGAAATATTATCTGGTAGTGATAAACAGAAAAAAAGTATTATTGCAGCCGGAGAATATAGTAATTATCTTTCATACAATACTGGTAGTGGTAAACCAGTATCTGGAAGTTTTGTACCTCGCGGAGATTTATTTAATTTAAGTATAAATGCTACCGGTGATAAAAATTTAAATGGAATAATTACTGATGTAAAAATAACATCAACCGACCCTTCAACAATAACACCATTTCATCATTTATATGATACAACATCAGATGAATTTTTAAATTGGTATAATGGAATGATTTCTTCCGCATCTTTTTATGATAGTCAAAACATACAAAGACTTGTGAATAATATACCAAGTAGTTATTTAGATGATACAATAACAAATCAAGAATTAATAACCTATGTTAATACGATAGGAGAATTTTATGATGAGTATAAAACTTTAATTGATGATTATTATAGATTATTTAATAAAGGATATTCTGATTATGAACAAGTACCTGCTAAGTTTAATAAAATATTAGCTGAAAACTTAGGGTTTAATATTTTACCAATTTCAGATAATAATTTTTTAAAAATATTTGGTGTGGCAGAAAATTTAGATAATAGTGAAGAGTACTCAAACAAAGTTATAAATAATGTTTTAAATAATCTTAGTTATTTATATAAAACAAAAGGGACACAGAATAGTATTAAAGCATTATTGAATTGTTATGGTCTACCATCGAATGTATTAAAAATACGAGAGGGTGCACAAAATTTTACATCCTATGACCAAACAATTTTGTCTAATGATGCATCTGTATCGCCTATAGATGTTTTTGACCTGACAGGAAGTATTTCATTTACACAAACAACTGATAATCTTCACTCGTTAGTAATTAATGATGTTATAGATGTAAATGATTTTTCATTTAGGTGGAATAGTGATAATACTATAACACAATCTGCTGTAGAGGCTGCTTTTAAAATACCACCAGCACCTATTAATACTATGAGTTTGATGTCGAGTAAAAATAATAATGATACTAAAGAATTATGGCATTTACAATTATTTCCATCAGGTTCAACAGAACCTAACAAAGCAAAATTAAGATTTAGAGTCAGTCCAACAGCAGGTGGTTCTTTATCATCAGGTATAGAATCCAGTTCTTTATTTGTTGATAGTGATTTTTTAGATATAACTGATAATTCTTTTTTCAATGTTGCAGTTCAAAAAAGTAGTTCTGGGCATGACACTTCTGCAGAACACACATATAATTTATTTGTAGGTAAATCATCAAGGGGTAGGATAAGTCTTTTAAATACAAAAACACTTACAATTGATGGAGATTCAAATAGTGGTGGGAACAAAAATTTTATTACTGGTAGTAAAGACAAACATTTATTCTTCTGTAACGATTTTACAGGTTCTGTAGCACAGATTAAAACATGGTCTACACCTTTATCATTTAAAGCTTTTAAACAACATATTTTTAATAAAAAAAGTATTGTTGGGAATAATTTTACAAGTTCAATTGAAGAATTACAATATTATTACCCACTTCAAGAAAATTATAATTCAGATTCACCTGAGTTTACACTTCTTGATGCATCAACAAAACAACAAGGTGGTAATTTTAATTTAAATGCAGGAGCATTTACTTCTATGTCTACTGCTATTTATGACACGACTCTTATTGAAACTATTAAATTTCCAAAATACGGAACAGGTGGTGGTACAATAGCTTCATCAGATAATTTAATTACTATACCAACTAATCAAAAATTAATTGATAATTTATCATATGAAAAAAGTGTAACAAGGTTTAACAATTTTGATGAAAAAGATGATATACATAATAGAGAATTATTTTTAGTAAGGTCTCCTCAAGAAATAATAAATGACTTCTTAGTAGACAATTTAGGTAATTTAGATTTTAATGATTTGTTTGCTGACCCTCGTGATGAATTTAAAACAACATATCCTGATTTAGATGCATTTAATGAAAAATTAAAACAATATAAAATATCAGTAGATATGACAAGATTTATTGATGCAACAAAAAAAATATTTAATAGTAGTTTTGTAGAAAGTCTAAAAAAATTATTACCTGCTAAAGCAAAAGTAACAATAGGTAATGTTATAAAACCAACTTTGACTGATAGAGTTAAAATACCACCTTTGAGGGAACGACCTGGAGTTGAACTTTTAACCCAACCATTTGCAGAAAAACCAGATTTTGAAGCACCATCTACATTTAATGGAGAGCTACTTAGTCCTCCAGAACATTCGTTTATTGGATTTCAAACTCCAACATCTTCATTAGGTGTTATAACTCATACAACATTTGATTATGAATTTGGTAAAGCATCAGAACTTGATGTTAGAACTAAACATATACGAGATTCATTATTATATAAAAACCCACAAAAGTTATGGGGACCAAGTTCAAATGACTTACATTTTAAAGGAGCGTCACCTGGTAAGACTGGTGATTATAATACATATCATTATGAAGAAGATGTTGTATTCACAAGCATTTCAGACCCTGAGTTAGTTATAAATACAACTAGCAGTTATAGTGGAGTAGAAAATACAAATTATACAGCAAGTAAAACTTTTGCAAACAAATTATTAATACAAACGAGTAAAACATTACCTAAAAGACATATGGGTATAACTCAACAATTATATTCAACTTCTTCAAATGATTCACCATATGGTGTAATATTAGATTCAGATACGAGAATACCAACAAATCATCCTGCTTATGCTCAGTATTTAAAATACTATGATAATTTTTATGAGGGCACAAAATTAGGAAACTATCAAAATAATCAGTTTCCTATAGGAAATAGTTTATGGAATACAGGTCAATGGTGGACTCCATTCTCTGATATTCAAGAATGGGAAGATGTTGCAACAGCTTCATTTTATAGAGTTGAGTATGAAGGAACAAATAATAATACTTTAAGAATTGTAAGACCTGAAGATACGAATCAAGGTAATCAAAGTAATTAAAAAAAATGGTTAAAAACACAATAATGACATATTTATATATGAATAGGAATATAAATAAAGTTATGTACATTTCAGTATAGGAGAAAATCAAATGGGATATTTGGATAATTCAACAATTGTAGTTGACGCAGTTTTAACAAAAGAGGGAAGAAAAAGACTGGCTGACGGAAACGGATTAGGAATAGAATTTTTTACACTTTCTGATTCTGGTATAGATTACAGGCTTTGGAATCCAGACCACCCGAGTGGTTCGGCTTTTTATGGAGAAGCAATTGAAAATTTACCTTCTTTAGAAGCAATACCAAGGGCAGAATTTTATATGAGAAATAAATTAATTACATTGGATAAAGATGTGACAGGATTGCCTTATTGGTCTACAGACAAAACTATCACTCCACTACTGATTAATAATGCTACTGATACACAGACACCAGGAACTAATGGAAATCAAATTTCAGACTATGAAGGTATAGATGTAGAGTTTACATTTAATCAACAATCACCGGGTGAAGTATTGATAATAATAGAAGATGGTACAGCTCTAAATACTATACTTGGAAAATCAAATTGTACCGTTACAGACTTAGGTGGGTTTAGTGATTCTGGAGAATTACAATCTTATCAGTCACTAATAAATCTTGGAGCAGGGTCTTCATATTATAAATTATCAGATATTGTAAATCCACCAAGAGTTACATTTAAACGGGCAGATGTGAACAAAACTACAGATGCAACAATTATTGATTTAACATCTGGAATTTACAAGTCTTTTCAAATTCAAACAAATACGGTTGCTCAAGGCGCATAATAAGGAGATAATTAATGGCTAACACTAATTACGGCAATACAGGAAACACAACTCCAGGGGGGTCAGCGAGAGGTACCGGAGGTGGATTAGGTGGCAGTAGTAATCAAAATCCACTCACACAAAATACAGAGGCTAATAATATTGGGGCTGCAATTACAAGTGTTGGTACCGTAATTCCAATACCTGCAGGTGAAACAGGTGAAATAGGTACTCGAACTAATATAACCGTAACACAAGGATATTTTACAAATGGTGCAGGTCTATTACAAGGAAGTAATATTCATACTGGTACATTAGCAGATAGTAACGAAAAATATTATTACAATGTTGTTAACACCCATCCTGCGTCAAGTAGTGCTGAAGTTCAATTTTCTGTTGCTTTTGCACATAGAGGTGGTTCTGGTTCAAATGTTTTGGCTGGTAATGAGACAAAAACCGTTAAAGGTGAATCTGAAGCAGTTTACAAACAATTTAGTTCATTATTACTTACTGAAAATGAAATAACTGGTGGATTCAAAATTTCTCAACAAGGTAACGGTGGAGCAATAGCAAAACATGGTACAGATGAATATGTGTACCTATTAATTGCAAATAGAGAAAGATTTAAAGACAAATTAGATAAACATGCTTGGACAATAAAATTAAGTGGAGCTAGCACTACTGGAAGTGCTAATGCTGCATTACTATCCTTGACTGATGATAGTGATAGTCCAACACAAACAGGTTCATTTACTTCAATTGCAGGTCCAAGGTATAATATCGTAAGTGGTGCAAATGGAACCGTCCATACTGCATCTGTTCATAGAACATTTGGCCATTTTTATCCTAATATGGGTGTGATGGTATTTAGTGGTGCTGAATTATCTTCATCAATACCAGGAAGAAAAGGAACTGACCACATTACAGCAAGTTTTTCTGCAAATACTTCTGATACTGCATTTATAACTGCAAGTGGATTTACTCCAAATTTAAATAATAATGCTGATTGTAAAAATGGTATAAGATTTGTTAATTGTTTAAGACAAATAGGAACGCAGGACATTAGATTAAGAGGTGCATTGGAACAAGATAAGAGAAGTTATTTTTGTACCGTAACACCTAGTCAATGTAACTTTACTAATAATCCAACTTTTATATCAGCATCTGCAGACGGAAGCAATGTATTAAGACATACATCGATGTTTGGAAACACTACCGTTTACATAACAGGATTGGGTTTACACGATGCGAATGGAACTCTTTTGGCAGTAGCTAAATTATCTACTCCAATACAAAAAAATCGTGGAACACAACAGACTATAAAAGTTAATTTAACATATTAAGACAATGGCATGGCAAAAAATTATAAACCAGTTGAGTATGCTTCGTCCACATTTGAAAGTAGAATATATCATAAGAAACAAAAATTTTCAAAATCAACTGAAGGCGTAAGTTCAATACATTTTAGGTCTGAATCATTAAATCAATATGATTCACCCGGAAAATTATCATATTCAATATCAGGTAGTCATTACAATTTTTTAAAGAATATGTTATTTGATTCTGCTTCATTTTATGGTTATAATTACATTTATAAAAATAAATTTCCAGATTCAGGTTCAGTAATTTATATACCTCAACAATATTATGGTGAACAAATAAAACCAAATTCTTTTACTTTAACTGAGGGAAATATAAACATAAAAGATGATGGCCACGGTAATTTATATCCGACAAATGCAGTAAATTCGAGAAGTAACGCATCTGCAATTTCTTCATCAGAAAATTATGTAGGTAATATTCAGTATCAAATGGGTGTAGTTACAATAACTGAAACAGGTTCTTGGTCAGGTTCTGGTCTATCCTCGACTGATGTAATGTATACTGATATTGGTACTACAGACTTTAAAATAAAATTTGATGCATCACAGACTATTCATCAAAATGAAATTGTATGTAAAATAAATAAAAATGAATTTACAGCAACTGCGAACAGAAGTTTATGGTCTGGTTCACATTATTTAATATCAAATGTTTCAAGTAGTTTATCTAAGTGGACACCATACGCAACAGGTATAGCATTTTATGACAAGACTCCTGATATTTATAGTAGGTTAGAAAATAAAAATTTTATATTTGAAATTAAACCTGGATTGAATACAATTTTATGGCCAGAAAATCCAGTACTGGTAGACGAATTGATTCCAAATCAAATATACACAATTGAGGATGACAATCAAAGGGAAGCATATAGAAATGATTTAGGTGTATGGGAAGGAACGATTACTCGACTTGACCCAGGAGTTCAATATTATATTAGTAGTAATGGTAGTTCAACATTTAATTGGGAATTGAGAAGTGGGCAAATTAAACAACGAGGTGTTCCTTTATTAGTTGGGACATTTCCGAGACCAATTAAAATAGATAAAGAATCAGATTTAACAATAATTATAAGATATGATGTATAGGATTAAAATATGAAAATAGGATTATATGATTTAGGTACACCAATTGAGTATGGATTCACACAAGAGAATCAACTTTATTATTGTAATTTGCACGGTTCACCTTCATCTAATAATTATGATGTAGATTATGGTAATTTATTTGATAGATACTATACTATTACTCCATACAGCGGTACAGAAGTGTTTTCAAACCCAGTAATAAGGCGTAGAGATTATGAACAATATTTTGATACAAACCAACAATATACTTCACCAGGTAGTGCATTAGGTGCAGGCCCAAGACAGGATGCTATAAGTAAACCATATAGTACAGAAGGAGTATTAGATTGTATTAATACGGTAAATTTCCCATTCGGGGGAGGTGATAATACATATTTACAAAGTTTTCCAGCTAATCATACAAGATTCAATTCCAGACTACACTCATCTATTTTTACAGAATTATTATTACACAATGTACATACTAACTATGAAGAATTTCTTGCTTCATCAACACCTATTTTGTATTCAAGTGCACTTGACAGAATTACAAAAACTTTGTTTGCTGGAGATTCTTTACAGCCAATAATTGAAACTGATATAGATAGCCAATTTAATGCACCAAGACACGAATTTGTCCCTGCAGGAAAACCATATGTTAAATTTAGATTTGAAAGTCATTTTGTAGATGACACAGGTATCACTACAAGTGGAGAAGAAAAAGGAGTTGTAGAATATTTTGTTTTAATGAATACTTTTGCACATTTCGGAATAACACAGGATGCAGATGTACCAGCTGAATATCGACAAAGTAATGGTGGTGATGGTATTTATACTATGGTGACAAACGATGGTGGGTTACCAGTTGATTCATTAATATCATTTTTAAATTCATCCGTTACTAATACTTTTTCCAGAACGGATGTTAATGAAATGAAAATGTTATTTGACGCTGTAGGTGTTTCAATACCTACTATTGTTGCTGATTTTCAAGATACAATATTTTCTGTTGATTGGGAAGATTGTTTATTTAATCAACCAATAAGTGACATAAAACCTTTTGAAGCATTCCCTTTCCCTGGTAGATACAATCCGACCAATGAAACAAATAAAGCTCCAAATTATGGATGGCATCCTAAGTCAAACGAAAATTTAACAAATAAATCATCGGAAGAATTAATCACAGACTATCAAGAATATTTATCTTATTTCGCATACACAGGTAATCACCCATATTTTTTTACTATTGATAATTTTTATTTACAAGATTATGATATTTTAGGTTTATTACCAACAAATGTTTCAGAATTTACACGATACAACAATTATTGGTCAGGAAATATTGGGTTTTATCAATGGCTCGCAGATACTACAATAGCATTTGAAAATTTATTACTTCAATTGGAGTCTGAAGAAAACAATTCGTCTACATTATTAGAACGAAAAAAAATACAAATAATATTAGAAAGACTGAATACATATTCTTCAACAGATGTAGATGATGATGATTTGATAACTTGGATAACGCCTTATTTAGAATCAAGTGCACCTTTTTCATTTGAAGATGAGTTTAGCGATATTGCTTGGTATTTGTTACACGATGAGGAAGGTGGACAATATGAAGTTGAATTTTTCTTAAGGATGTTTGGCCCTATAGCACCTCGAGGTTATCAACCCAAATGTGGTGTGAACTATAAACAATATTTTAATTTACCAGATTCTATTGATATAGGACCAGACGGACATGCAGAAAATTATACAGGTGGAGAAGGTGTAGTACCTTTTATATTTAATGGTGGTTTAAATGTAGGTTCAACTGAGACCGTTGATACATATTTAGGATATGATGCATCCCAATTACTTACAAACTATGATGTTGCTCAAAATATTAGTCCATACGCTGCAATAAATTTATTTGATTTAGAATTATGGAAATTATTTTATGATGCTCAAAATTATAATGTTAGAATAGAAAGTTTTATACATAATGAGTATACAAGTGGTGGTCAACTTGAACCGTTCCAAACGATAGATATACCATCACCACCCTTGAATCCAATAATTAATGGTGATGGATATCAAACATATAGAACTGATGAAACAAGATTTGCTACTCTTGAAGGTAGTGGGGATTATACACCAATTCAATGGCCATTCGAAGATTTACCAGTAAATGGATTGAATCCTAATGGTCCTTCATTTAGTGGATTGTCGCCATTCAATGAAACCGTACATCCATCATTAGCAGTTTTATATGGGGGACTTTTTCCAAATAGTAGCCACGCTTATAGTTGGTCTAATAATTCAATACAAAATGCAGGTGGAACTATAAATACACCAGACCTTACAGAATGGACTGCTGCTGCATTAGGAAATCCGGATTGGAGAATTTACAGAGTTAGAAAAATTACAATGTATGATGATGATTGGATTAATAGATTTGAAAATTGTAATCCTTTCGGACAATATCAAATAAATACAGAAACAATAATTAATCAAGATGGTACAACACAAGATGTACAATATTTTTGGTATGTTGAAGGTTATGTAACAGCTCAAGGAGTTTATCCTTCAAATTCACCTGAAGAAGCATTTTACACATACCCATCTATAAATTATTTTAGAGACCAATTTCCTGGGTATGGTAACAATCAAAACAATAATAATTTTAATCCAGGTGAATCAAATCAAAATGCACCAACTTTACAACAAGGTGAGTTTTATGTGTTTACACATGCAAATGTGCCTGGTATTACAAATACAACAAATAGTGAACCTAATTATGTTGCGTTAGAACCTACAACTTTTTCTTCTGATGTTATAATGAATACAGCAGTAGTGAATGAAGCATATAATGTAGGGTATTATTATAATACATATACTCCACGACCAGATAGTAGTTTTGCACTTTATGGTAGACACCCAGTAGAATATAATTTAGATTTTGTACGAGATAATTCTATACTGAGTCCAATTGAATATGAAAAATATGAATTTGTCCATAAAGTATCTACTGCACTTTCTGTTTTTAGTGGTCAGTGGAATTCATTCCCACTATGGCATCATTATCATCACATCGTAAGATTTTTTAGTTCAGAAACAGAATTTAATATACCTAATTTATTACCAGACGGTATAAATCCACATTTATTCGATGGTGTGAATCCATTTAACAATAACTTGGGTGGCTTTAAAACAACAATAAGAGATTATTTAAGACAACTTTCGTTTAGTGACGGGGGTATAGCTACTTGGGAAGTTTATAATTGGACACAATGGTTAAAAGGTGGTTGTACGGGAGTGTTTTCAAATACTCCACCTAATTTACATAATAACTATAATAATAATGATTATACTGATGCATTTGGTGCTTTCGTTGCACCACCAACTCAAGTTATAGGTAACTTAAATATCGATAATGAAACAGCTAGTAGTACAATAACATTTAATACTACATCGCCAGGACCAACTTGGTGGGACATATGTAATTATCTAAACACATTTCCAGAATTAAAAACAACTGCTATTTCTTATATAGCTGCAAATGAAGGTGATAGTGACACTATTCTTTACTCAAGTCAACCTATACAGACTGATGGTGCAATAATACAAGCTGGCTATTACCCTTCAAATCCTGAAACACCACTTCCTACAACATTTTTTCAACCTGGAGGGAGTTTATTTATTAAATTTGGAGGCTCAGCATTTATTGAAACTGCTGCTTTTGGACCACCACCTGAATCTCAAGGGTATGCATCCGGAACTTCATTTTTATCTATGATAAATGAATTAATTCAAGATGGGATTGAAGGAACAACCATTGATATTTATCCAGAAGACACGAATGGTAACGGTCAGTATCAAAATGCAGACGGAAGAATTTATTTAGAAAGAAGTATAATTGCAGGCAATCCAGATTATAGACCATTACAATTAATTTCTTATGCTATGCAAAATAATCTTATGGGGGCATTGAATTACTTTCTACCTCCATCTTCATCACCTTTAGTTGCTGATGATACACCATCTATTAACACAACTGATTATGGACCGACTTTATTGCCAACTACGATTAATGCCTTAGGAATTTTTGATGGTAAAAATTCTGGTGTAAAAATATCTTCTGATAACAACTATGAAAACTTTACTAATATACATAATTATGATTCAGGGCGTGGCCTCTTACCAGGTACAGGTGGAAGTGGTATGAATACTCCAAGTTTACAGGATAATGGTTATCAACCAAAAAATAATTTTGGTGTCTTTGGCCAAAATATATTTACACAGAGTACGAATCCAACCAATCATCCTTATTATTTTACAATAACTAATGAAGAACCAAATAAAGCTTCTTCGTTAGAAATTTTTGATGTTAGTTGGGGGCATATAGATGGTTCAGGGTCATTAAAAAAAGGCCATACAAAATCACCTAGTGAAGCAATTTATAGACAAGCAGCAAATGAATTACTTGGAACTGGTAGTGCATTTTATTCAGTATCACAATCATTATTAATAGATGGTCAGATTATAACTGATGCAGACCAACCTCAATATATGAGAGGTAGTAAACCATCACCAGATAAATATGTATGGGTGTTGAGGACAAAAGGTCAAGTACAACAAGGTACAGATTTAAATAAAAAATTCTATTTAAACATAAAAGGTAAAAATAGTAGTAATGGTGATGTTACACTACAATTACATTCTGGAAGACAGACTGCAGGAACAAGTGCAAATCTATATGGTTATAAATCTCAAACAAATGGATTAAGAAGATATTATTTATATCGTTTAGATAGTGATTCTCGGTATACAGCAACATTAGGTTGTTATGGATATTTTTATCCTCAAATAGGAACCGTAGTTTTAAATCCTAAAGCTGCAGAAATTTTTGATGGGACAGGTGCTACTACCGTGACTGAATTTAACGGTGCAGGAGCTGCTCATAATGGTTTATTACCGAATGGTATAAATAAAAGTGATAAAGAATATAATAATGCATTAAAATTAGTTAATGTTTTGCGTAACCAAACTGGAGATGAAAATTCAATCAGTACTATCGTACCAGCAATTCATACTAAAAAACAACTGATAAATTATAGTAGTGATTTACAAACTAATAGTCAACCACAGCAAACTATTACTGCAGTAATAAGATTACGACCAACTGAATTTAATTTTACTACTAATAAGACCAGATTAGTAGATTTAGGTGAACATAATGGTGAATTTAATACCTTTACTGCAAACGGTACATATAGTGCAGTAACACCAGCTGGTAGAGAAACTATGAAATATAATGAGAGTTTGGGTACTTACCCAACTACTTATATAACACATATTGATTTATATGATAGATATGGTTATAGAGTAGCTACTGCAAAATTAAGTACACCTATTAAAAAAGATTTTAATTCATCAGTAGTTATAAAAATACACATTAACTCATATTAGGAGGCAAATGGTTATATTAGGTTTAGATGCATCGACAACTTGTGTCGGATATGCATTCACACAAGATAAGAAGATTCTCGATATGGGATTCATCGACATCAAAAAAGAAAAAACACCCAAAGATAAAGTGCAGAAAGTTCTTGAATATTTGAATAATATTTCGTATATTGATAATGTTGAACATATTAACATTGAAGACAATCTATCAGGTTTTGCTGGTGGAAGAACTTCACAACAAGTTATTATCAAATTAGCAAAATTTAATGCAATACTTTGTTTTATGTTGGAACAATTTGATTTTAAAGTTCACAATATAAACCCAATGACTGCTAGAAAGAATGTATTTGGAAAAGCTAGAGTCAAAGGTAAAAAGGCAAAAGAATTTGTACAAGAAGAAATAGAAAAAATGTACAATACTAAAAAATGGTGTAAAGAAACTACACGAGGAAATTGGGATAAAAGGAATATTGATATGTACGATGGTTTAGTAATGTCACTTTTTGAAAAAAAAGCTTGACTCATATACTAAATCTTTCGTATATTGTTATAAATGTATAAGTACGAATTAGTCACATTACTGGAAAAAGTATTAATGAAAAGCTATGAAATGAAAAATGGTGAGCATGCTTTTCATTGCCCTTTTTGTAATCATCATAAAAAGAAACTACAAGTCAATTGTGAAACACAAAAGTGGCATTGCTGGGTTTGTAATCAAGGTGGACACAAAATTGGAATACTTTTAAGAAAACTAAATGCACCTAAAAACATCATTTCAGAAGTTTTAAAGATACTTGGTGACTATAAAGGTGTTAAACACGAAAAAGATGAAAAGACAGAATATGATGTATCATTACCACAATGTTATCAACCACTTTGGAAAAAATCAGATGACCCATTATATAAAAATGCAATTGCGTATTTAAAGAGAAGAGGTATTACTGGTATAGATATTCTTCGTTATTCAATAGGGTTTTGTTCGTCAAATGGTTATTCTAATCGTATCATTATACCGAGTTATGATGCTGATGGTAAATTGAATTACTTTATAGCGAGAGATATGTTTCCTAATTCTAAGTTTAAATATAAGAATCCACCAATGTCAAAAGATACGGTGTGTTTTGAAATGTTTATAAATTGGAATGAACCTATTGTTTTATGTGAAGGTGTGTTTGATGCCATATCAATTAGGAGAAATGTAATACCTTTATTGGGAAAATTTCCAAGTAAAACATTAGTTAAAAGATTAGTAGAAAAGAAAGTAAAAAAGATATATGTTGCATTAGATGAAGATGCAAAAAAAGATGCAATCAAATTATCAAAATTTTTAATGGATTATGGCATACAAACATATATGTTAAACTTAAAAGAAAAAGACCCATCAGAATTAGGTTTTAGTAATTTCTGGAAAATAATAAAAAACTCAAAACAATCTAAATTTTCAGATATAATTAGGGAGAGATTAAATGGATAAAAAATTTAACACTATCGATTGGAGAAAGTCAGTAATAATATTAAGTGGTGGGTTTGACCCAATACACAAAGGACATATGAGAATGTTCAGAGAAGCCAGTAATTTAGGACATCAAGTAATTGTAGGATTAAATTCAGATGATTGGTTAACAAGAAAAAAAGGTAAACCATTTATGAAGTTCTACGAAAGAAAAGAAATCTTAGAAGGTATTAAGTATATAAGTAATGTTGTTAAGTTTGATGATTCAGATGATACAGCTCGTTCTTTAATACATCAAGTAAGAAGTACATACAATGGTGGAATGTTTAATCACGATTGGGAGGGTAACAACCCAACAGGAAGAAAAGACTATGAAATTTATTTTGCAAATGGTGGAGATAGAGGTAAAGGTAACACACCTGAAATGGATACTTGTAGAAAATTAGATGTTACTATGTTATGGAATATAGGTGGTGGTAAAATTCAATCATCATCTTGGTTAATTAATGGAGGTAAAGATGAATAAAGTTTTTATATTTGATGTTGATGGAACATTGACACCATCAAGACTACCAATGACAGAAGAGTTTCAAAAGTTCTTTCAGAAATGGGTAACTAAAAATAAATTTTATTTAGTTACGGGTAGTGATTTACCTAAACTACAAGAACAAATGTGTTTATATGATATTGAAGCTGAAGGTATATTTACTTGTTGTGGTAATCAATATTGGAAACCAGACCCAAGTATTGTAAATGTAAGTGCAGAATTGATTTATGAAAACAAATTTGAATTGCCACCACACTTGGATTTATTTTTAAATATCGTGTTGAAACAATCTCCTTATCCTCATCGTTATGGTAATCATATTGAAGACAGAGGTTCAATGGTAAACTTCAGTATTGTTGGTAGAGATTGTACTCAAGAACAGAGAGAAGAGTTTTTTGAATGGGATAATGAAAATAATGAAAGAGAAAGAATAGCAAATATTATAAAAAGTAAAGCTACAGGTATAGATGCTGTCATAGGTGGGCAAATATCAATTGATATTTATCCAGAAGGTTGTGACAAATCACAAATATTAAAACATATTGAAGCTGACGAATATGTATTTATAGGTGATAGAACAGAAGAAGGTGGTAATGATTATCCTCTTGCAAAGTTAATGGAAGGGAAAGATAATTGTAGTTTTTATCAAACAGAAGGATGGGAAGAAACACAAAAAATATTGGAGAAGTTGAGTGATTAAAACGATTGCACATTTAGCGGATATACATATTCGTAAATTACATAGATTTGTAGAATACAGACAAGTATTTAAAAATCTATATAAACAATTAAAAGAATTAAAACCAGATGCTATATACATTGGTGGTGATGTGGTTCACGGAAAATTAGATACCTCACCCGAAGAAGTCAGAATGGTTGCAAACTTCTTTTTAGAATTATGTAAGATTGCTCCTACGATTATCATACCAGGTAATCACGATTGTAATCTAAACAACAAATCGAGAGAAGATACACTTTCACCTATTGTTGATTTAGTTAAAAAGATTACACCAGATTTACACTATTGGAAAAAGACAGGTGTTTACACAATGGATAATGTTGACTTTGCTCATTTGTCTATATTTGATATTGATAAAGAGGGTAAACAAAGAACTGATACTTTACCTTCTCCTGATAATCATACAGAACAAATCAAGATTGCATTATTCCATGGTGGAGTAGATAAACATTTATACGACAATAACTTTGCTGTTACTGATGATAGAGTATCTAATGAAACATTTGAAGGATATGATTTAGTTTTATTAGGTGATATACATAAAAGACAATTCTTGAATGAAGAAGAAACAATTGCATATCCTGGTTCATTGATTCAACAAAACTATTCTGAAGACCCAAGTCACGGATTCTTATTATGGGATTTAGATAAAAAGAAAGCAACATATCATCAAGTAGAAAATGAATATGGATATAAAATATTACAAGTTGTAGATGGTGTAATTCAAAACAAAATGAATTTTATTCCACCAAAAGGTAGTATTAAAATTAAATATACTAATACAACACTTGAACAAATAAAAGATATACAAATGGATATAAGAAAACAATATCCGAAGTTAAAAGATGTTGTAACTGAAAGACAAGATAATATATCTATTGGTTCTGATAGAGAGAATAAGTTGGATATAGGTGATGTAAGAGATATAAATTATCAGAATGAATTAATCGAAGATTTCTTGAAAAGAAATGTAGAAGGAATACACGAAGAAACAATCAAGAGAGTACAACACATAAATGATATGACTAACAATTCACCAGAAATCTATGATGGTGATATTACGAGAAATGTAGATTGGAAAATCAAGTCATTTGAATTTGATAATATGTTTTGTTATGGTAAAGGTAATAAAATAGACTTTGAAAAACTTGATGGGACGATTGGTGTAGTTGCACCTAACCATAGTGGTAAGTCGGCTATAATGGATGCAATCGCTTACACAATCTATGATGTATGTTCAAGAACAACACGAGCTATAGATGTTATGAATAAAAAGAAACAAACATTTAAAGCAAGATTAAATCTGGAAATCAACGGTGTAGATTATTGGATTGAAAGAGATGCTAAGTATAAAGTAAGAAGACATAAAGATGGTAAGAAGACTCATATGTGTCCAGTTAAAGTTCGTTTCTATATGATAGACGAGGGTGGAGAAGAAGTAGATTTAAGTGGAGCGGCTAGATTTAATTCTCAGTATGGTAGTGGTACAAACGAGGAAATCAAGAAAGTGTTAGGAACATTTGACGACTTCATTTTAACATCATTATCGCTACAAACCAATGGTATGAACTTCCTTGACAAAAAACAAGCTGAAAGGAAAAAAATTCTTTCTACTTTTATGGACATTGAGGTGTTTGAACAACTCGAAACCATAGCCAAATCTGATTCAAATGAAGAACGAGTTATGTTACGACAATTTCAAAAGAAAGATTCTTATAAAGAATTGGGTACAATTAATCAAAGAATTATTGAAATGGAAAAAGATGAAGAAGAGTTAAGCACAAAAGATAAATCAATTAGTGACGACTTAACTAAATTAGAAAAAGATAAAATTGAATTAGTTAGAAAGTTGTATAAAATAGATGAAACTTATGATATAGACGAATTAAGTACTCTTAAAAGTAGTCTTACAACTGAAAAACAAGATTTAAAAAAACAACTCAAAGATGATAAAGAATACAAAGAACAGCTTCGTCCAATGTATATGGATTATCATAAAAAATTAGCTGAGATTGATGAAGAAAAAATACAAGAAGAATATGATGAATATAAAGAATTAAAAAAAGATTTAAGAGACTTAGAAAGTGCTTTAAGATTGAATGAATCAAAAACTAAATCTTTAAATCATCACAATTCTGATTTGATGAAATTTACTTATGATGAAGATTGTGAATTTTGTATTAAAAATGGTAAAGAACAAATACACGAACAAGAAGAAATACAGAATAAAATAAAGGAATTATTTGATGAACATTCTAATTTAACAGCTCATTATAAAAAAACTTCATATAGTTTAGAAAAGTTAGGTGACGCTGAAGAAAGAAATAAAGATTTTAAAATATTCTCAGATGAATTAAATCAAATACAACACGATGCTGTTAAGATTGGTGGAAAGATTTCTACACAAGAAAGTAGATTAAAACATATTGAAAGTGAGTTAACTAATGTAGAATCAAGTATTAAACGATACTATCAATTAGAAGAAAAGATTGAAAACAACAATAAGTTAAATGATAAAATATCTACTTTAACTACGGAAATATCTAAACTGCAAATGGCAGGTATAGAAGTGGATAAAAAATATAAACAAGTTCTTTCCACATTATCAGTAGCTAAAAATCAAAAACAACAGATAGAAGACGATATACAAAATCTTGTTGATATAGAACAAAAGATATTAGATTATGATTTATACTTAATGGCATTATCCAAAGATGGTGTCCCATATGAATTAATCTCAAAAGCTATCCCTTCAATAGAAAGAGAAATTAATTATGTATTGGAGAATATGAATGCTGGTTTCCACATTGAATTAGAGATGAAAGACAAAATGATTGATGCCTTTATATGTTATGGTGAAACAAAATGGAATCTTGAATTATCATCAGGTATGGAAAGATTTGTATCTTCATTAGCTATCAGGATTGGATTAATCAATGTATCAACATTACCTCGTCCTAACTTCATTATTGTAGATGAGGGATTCGGTGCTTTAGATTCTGATAACATCGCTAATATGCAGGGAGCATTTCAATACTTGAGAACTCAATTTGATTTCACAATGATTATAACTCACTTAGATACAATCAAAGATTATATGGATATGTTGATTCCGATTAATGTTAAAAATGGACTAAGTAAAGTTACTTTTGTATAATTGGTAATTTTTTACCTTTAGTACTATTATTGTGTAGATAATCATACAAAATTCTTGTTACATTAGCAGAAATAGTTAACCCACGGTTTTTACTATCCTCTTCTAACCTATCGTCAATTTCTGGTGATAATGATATACTTCTAATTTTCTTCATATTAATAATTATTAATTTTTATTAAAAATACAAACATTTAATTAATTTTGATATTTATTAGTATAATAATGGAGAATTTTCTTGAGTGATGGTATAAAAAGATTTCCACCAGAATTTGATTCTACTAAAAAATATCCTAGGCAATATGATTTAGAACAGATTGATGTTTATGTAGAAGCATCACCTGGTGAATATTTTAACATAAATGGATTACCGGAAAACATAGGATTCGGTAAACACGCGTTTACTATTTTTGTGACAGATGCGGAAGGTGGTGCACCACTAAAAAACTTTTCTAATGTGTTATTTGAAGCAAAAGACTCTGCAGGAAATCTCATATATTCAGGAGTTTCTAATAAACAAGATTTAAGTGGTGCTAGTGTTTGTTTCATATGGATAAAAGAAGACCCAATAACTACAACAAACGATATACAGCAGGGTATAGGTTCTTTAACATTAGTAGGACAATTACAAGATGTACCTACTCAATATCAAAATGTTTATAATGTAAGAACAACTTTTCCTTTAAATATAAGAACAGATTTTTTAAACACTTCACCAATATTATTTCAAAGTTCTTCAAAAATAGCTTCTGATTTAACTATTACAGAAACTTTAGAAGCTGATATTGACAATCCAAATTTTAACAAATCATATGCTAACATCACTATAAAAAATTTAGAAACTTTTGGAGGTGAAGTTGAAACAATTCAAGTTAGTTATTTAGAAAGTGGTTCTTTATCAGTTTTACAAGATGAAGAATTTACACTTTTAACTCAACAACGAGTAAATAAAGTTAGTGGTTCCTTTGAAGATGATATTGATTTTAGAATTTCAAGAGGATTGAATCCAATAAGTCAATCTCTAAGAGTCGTGATGCCTCCTATGGCAAATCAATCAGGTAGTAACTTTGGATTAGGTGACAACAAATTTAAATTTAAATTTGAATTTTTAAATAAAAATAATGAAAAGGCAAAAGATTTTGATTCAGGTGAAGATTTAAATATAACATCTTCATTTGTTGATTTCGTTGGACCGGCTACCGTTATAACAGGTGAAAACAATTTAATAGCAGGACAAATGTATGTAGGTAACTCTGTTGGTCAAGGATTAGAAGTAAGTGCAGAAAACTCAGCATTTCTGAGAAGTATTGGTTATTTAGGATTCACAAGTGCATCAGCCGGAAGTGGTTCTGGTTTTATGTTATATTCAGGTTCTGTTTTAGCAGCAAATACTGATGATTATCAACAAGGTGGTGTTGGATTTGAATTTGTTTCAAGTTCAGAAGCCTTTATGAGATTCAATACAAATCCTGGTATCTTTGATGTTAGAGCAAAATCATTTTTCGTAGGTAGTGAAACTACACAATTCATTAGTGGTAGTGGTACAAATATAGAAATATCTGCTTCTGGATTTCATTTAACACCGGAAGGTAATGTTACAATGTCTGGCCAACTTGCAGTTGAAGCAGGTGGTACACTTGGTGGGTTTACAATAGGAGAAGATGCTTTATTTACAAGCAATTTTAGACTTAGTAGTAGTGTTAATAACAACGACCCTGTTTCATTTATTTCTTCAAGTAAATTTAAAGTAAGTGCAGGTGGTGTTCTTACAGCTTCAGCAGCATTTATTGAAGGGGCAATAATAACAGGTTCAACATCAATTGATGTTGGAAATGATATTAAAGTTAAAGGTGTAAAAGTAGCAGCGTTAAATATTAATAACGAAATTACTTTAGGTGGTGACACTGCACAACTTACTGCATCATCAGCTATAATTAATGATTTAACTTATAGCGATATGAGTGGTTCGTTTATTTCTGCCTCTGGTATAAGACTTGATGGTAATATGGTTGTAGATGGTACCGTTACAGCTAATACTTTTGTTACAAACACAATTCAAGAAAACTTTTCAACTGGTAACACGATATTTGGTAATTCAAATGACGACATTCATGCATTTACAGGTTCAGTAGTAATACAACATACTGGGAGTAGTAATACTGGTTTATTATTATCAGGTTCTGATTTAAAAGTTGTTGGTGACATAAGTGCTAGTGGAATTCTTATAACTGGATTAGGTATCAGTATGCCTGATAGTAAAGGGATAGCTTTTACTGATACGGGTATAGGAGATATGCAACTCGTAGGTGCAAGCAATAAACTTGCAATTTATAGTGGTTCTTTTCCAAAGATAATTTTTGATGTATCACAATCAGCAACTCCAAAAATAGGTATAGGAACAACAGCTCCAACAAAGGCATTACAAGTAACAGGTGACATAAGTGCTAGTGGCGACATTTTTCTTGGTCACAACAAATTTCTTAGAAATAATGTCGGTGATACAGCATTATTAGGAGAATTTGGTAATATAGTTTACATTGGAAGTATAAACCATAAAACATTATTTCAAGGAGATACAACTAACGGTATACAATTTGGTCAAAATACATCAATACCATTAGTGATGAAAGGGCACATAACCGCAAGCGGAGACATAAGTGCGAGCGGTAATTTAATTGCAACTGGTGATTTAAACATCGATGGAAAATCTCATTTTGAAGGAAACATAACTGCTAGTGGAAACATAAGTTCAAGTGGTAACATATATGCTTCAAAATATTATTTACATCCAACAAAAGATACTTTCATTGGTTCACTTGATGATGGTGACGATGTAAATATTGAGTCTGTTGATGACATAAGACTTAGACCAACTGATGATATATCCATTCATCACGGAACTACAGAATATGTAAGATTTGATGGTGGAAATCAAAGAGTTGGTATCGGAACAGATAGTCCTTCTGAAAAACTTCACATAGATGGTAATGTAAGAACAAATACAACACAAGGTTACTATGGCTCTTTTGTGCAAGCAATTAGTAATGCTGGATTAAAATTAGGTAATGATGATTATTCAGGATTTATGTTTTTTAAAGATGATGGGAAAATCGGTATCGGGACAGAAAGTCCTTCTGAAAAACTTGATGTTGATGGTAATATAAAAACCACAGGTAATATATCATCACCATCATTTCAAAGTGGATTTGCTGGTAGTGGATTTAGAATCACATCAGGTTCAGATGGAAAAACATCTTTTGCAGTTGATGATTTAACCGTTCGTGGACAAATGAATGTATTTGAAATGTTAATACATCAAGTGAGAGCAACAAATGGTTCATTATTTGTATCCAACACAGGAAGAATAATATCTGCAAGTTTAGAAAATGCATCAACAAAACAATACAAATTGTTCTTTGATACTGGTTCAGGTTATGGCCATTCATTTAGAGTAGGTGATGTAATAAGAGCTCAAAGATTTACACCAGCTGTTTCAGGAGACAATGATGGTGTGACAGATGGTCCTGCAAGTTATAAATCTGATTTAACAATTGAATCTGTTACTGGTATAAGTGAATCAATAGCAAGATTAACAGGTTCAAATGGTACGACAGATGCTCCGACAGCAGGTTATGAATATGTAAGGATTGGAAGTATATCAGATACTGATAGACAGGGTTCAATTTACTTAACTGCAGATGATGATGACGCTCCATTTATTGATGTTGCAGATGGTATAAAAACACATGCAGGTTTTAATACAACTGGTACCGTTAAAACCAGAATGGGTAAATTAACAGGTATAACTTCGGCTAAATTTGGAACACTATCTGGTTATGGATTTTATTCTTCTGGGTCATCTTTCTTAGAAGGTGCAATTAACGCTGATAAAGGTTCAGTCGGTGGTTGGTCTTTAAGTAATTCTATTATTTCAAGTTCAAATATTACTTTAGATTCTGTTAATGAAAAAATAACAATAGAAAATACTACTTTTGGAGCTGCAGGTGTTCAGTTAGAAAACGATAGTGGTGGTAAGTTGTATGCAGGAGATGGTTCAAATAAATTTTTACAATTTGATGGAACAAATGCTTTAATAAAAGCATCAAATTTTGAACTTGATAGTAGTGGTAACATTACAGCTTCAAATGCGTTGTTGAGTGGTAAATTAACATCAACAGAAGGTGCTATCGGTGGTTTTACAATAAATGAAAAAAGTTTATCATCTACTAATTTCACATTATCTGCATCAACAGCAACAAATGAATTATTTATATCACACTCATCGTTTAAAGTAAAAAACTCAGGACAAGTTACAGCTTCTGCTTTATTATTAACAGGTTCTGCAAATACAAACTTTTTACAATTTACAAATGGTGTGTTGACTATTCGTGGTGATGTTGCTGCGTCATCTCTTTCAACAACAAACTTTAATGTTAATTCAGCAGGTCAAATAACTGCTTCTGCTGGTACAATTGGTGGATTTACAATATCTTCAACTTCACTTACAAGTGGTTCAAAAATAGTATTAGATGCTTCTCAATCATTATTTAGTATAAATGATAGAACCTTTGGTAATGATGGAATACAATTAGATTTCAATGGAGGCTCACCAAGAGCATTCATAGGAAATAAAACAGGTTCACATTTTAATTTTGACGGGACAAATGTATTTATTTCTTCATCTAAATTTTTATTAGGTAGTGGAGAACAATTCATAAGTGGTTCTGGTGGTAAATTACAGATTAGAGCTCAAGATGTAGTGTTATCAGGTTCAAGTGTTAGAGTTCAAACAGATGATTTCTTTTTAGGAGGCCAAGGTAGTTTTATAAGTGGAGCAAATGACCAAATTGAAATCACATCAAGTCAATTTCATTTAGATAGAGATGGTAATGCAACATTTGGTGGCGATATTAAAGTTGGTTCACAACCATCACAAACAAATTTAAATGATGGTTTAATTCTTCATTATAATTTTGACCAATATAGTTCTGAACAACAACCAGGAGCAAGATTTCCATTACGAAACAATGTAGAAGAATTTAGAGATATGACTGCTGACATTTCAATTGGTAATGGGAGTATTGAGGCAAGTAGTGGTAGTAATGCAATCGTAAACACTGGTTTATTCTTTTCAGGTTCTGATAGAACAAAAACAATAACATTAGACCACGACACAATTAACTCAGATATGATTGACACTAATAATTATAGTCTTTCATTTTTCTTTAAACCTGTAAATGTTGCTAGAGAAGGTGACCCACCACAACAAATATTTGGTGCTGGTGGTTCGTCAAATGGATTCAATGCTTTCATTACTGCAAGTAAAATCATTACTAACTTTTATGAAACAGATAAGGGTTCTGTTACAAGTGCAAGTATTGCAAACAACACAATGTATCATCTTGTAACTACATATGAAGGTGGTGAAGCAAAACTTTATTTAAATTCAGAATTAATTCAAACAGACAACATTAGTGTAGGAACAATAACAGGGTTTAGTGGTAAAATATTTTTAGGTGGTTTTACTTCTAATCAAGAATATTATTTAACATCAGGTTCTGTTCCAATTAATTTTAGTGGAACTCAACAACCATATGAAGGTTATCTTGATGAAGTTAGATTGTATAAAGGTAAAGTATTAACACAAAATGAAGTTAGAGCTATATTTTTAAATCCACAAGCAAATGTTTCAAATGTTGTGAATGGTGGACAAATTGAGGCAGGTATAATTAAATCACTTAACTCATCTGCAACAGCAGGAACAATATTGAATCTTCAAGCAGGTGAATTACATGCTGGAGGTTCTGGAAGTAGTGCAAGATTTTTATTTGATGGTACACAATTAAGAGTTTCTGCAAGTAATTTCTTCGTAGGTAGTGAATCATTCATAAGTGGTTCAGGAACCAATATAGAAATCAGTTCATCTGGTTTCCATTTGAAACCTGAAGGTGATGCAATCTTTAGTGGTTCAATAACTGCTAACGATGGTACTATAGGTGGATTTACTTTAGGAACAACAAAACTAACAACAACAGGTTTTGAAATTGGAAATTCATCAACTGATTTTGCTCTTAGTTCAAGTAAATTTCAAGTCACACACGATGGTCAATTAACTGGTTCACAAGTATTAGTAGATGGTGGTAAAATTGGTGGTTTTGATATTACATCAAATCAATTAAGTATTGATAATATTAAGTTATCATCATTAGAAAAAGGTTTAGTAATTAGTAGTAGTGATGGTCAAGGAAAGGTATTGATTTCATCTGGAAGTTTATCTTCTACGGTTGGGTCAACAACAAATTATTTTGTTACACCAAGTTTTGAAGGGCTATCAACTGATTTAGTAATAACTGGTTCACACGGTGGTACCTCAGTAGGTGCATGGCATATAAAAAATGATACAGCTACAGGAAGTAGAAATGAAGAATTATGGAACTCAGGTTCAGTTTCAATGAGTCTTTCTGATACAAGTGGCCAGGCAGGAGATGGTTCGATTCATTTAAGAATAAATGTGAAAAGAGAATTAGGCCCTCCAGGTTCAGGATTAACAGACGGGTTTGACCCAGAATAAAAAAATGATAAGTATATATTTATATATTAACAGGAGATTTTAATGTCATTTACACGACTAAAAAAATATGATTTTGCAGTATCACAATCTATTAGTGGTAGTTTTACTATTGGTGATACGGTTGAGGCATCCTTTTTAGCTAAAGCTAATAATGTAAATGTAAATTCACATACAACACAATTTGTTGATTTAAAATATTCTGTGTTAAGTGAAAGTATTGATTTAAAAGAATTTCCTAAAGGCACATTTCCTGAAAGATTTTATATTGGTAATAGTTATGTTACAAAAAGTTTTGTGGCAGGTATACCAGAAGAAATACAATATGTTCAATTCACATTAACAGGTTCAATAAATTCTACAGGTTCACACACTTATAGTAGTGGTGGCCTTTCATATGCAAATGATTTACAATTAGATTATGATGCATTTCAAATAAAAGTACACAGACCTAAAACAGAATTAAAAGATACAGGATTATTAGTATTTACATCTCCAAGTAAATATATAAAAGCAGATTCAGATGGTGTTGAAATAAAAGGTGGTCAAATTCAAGCAGACAAGTTGACGGTAGAAACATTAGAAGTATTTGGAGACGCTGCAATATTTGGTGATGTTACAGCTACAGCAAATTCACCATACACAAGTACACCTAATTTAGTAGGTTTATCAGGTAGCCAAGGTAGTGTAGCTACATTTGCTAGAGGTGACCATCAACATGCTTTACCTTTTTCAACAATCAATACTTTAGCTCAACAAAATGAATTTACAAAAATAAGTGGTTCAAAAACTTCAACTGGTTCATTCGGTGAAATAGAAGTGCATATAGGAGGAACTGCAAATAATTCATTAACAATATCAGATGTATCTACTGGTATAGGTAGACCAAATCTTTCATCAGAAAATACAATATTCATTCAACAAGGAACTTCTAATCAAACACAATTTGGAGGTGATGTTATACCTACTTCAACTAACACAAAAGATTTAGGTTCAGCTGGAAGACAATGGGCAGAATTCCATGCTGTTTCATCATCAGTTAGTCATTCCATAGTTAGTAGTAAAGTTGGTATTGGAACATTATTTCCACCAAAACCATTAACCGTAGAAGGTGACATAAGTGCTAGTGGCCACTTTTTTCTTGGTCACGACAAATTTCTTTATAATAATCTTGGTGATACAGCATTAATAGGAGAATTTTCTGGATTAGTTTACATTGGAAGTATAAACCATAAAACATTATTTCAAGGAAATAAATCTAATGGTATACAATTTGGTCAAAATACATCAATACCATTAGTGATGGAAGGACAAGTAACTGCAAGTGGAGAAATAAGTGCAAGTGGAATAATTACTTCACCTAATATCTTAGCTATAACAACAACTACAGGTTCTCTTTTAAGTAGTATAGATTCAATATCTACCACGACTGGTTCATTGTTAACAAGTATTGATACAATATCTTCAATTACCAGTTCTTTATTCGCTACAACAGGTTCATTGTTAGCAAGCATCGATACAATATCTACTACAACTGGTTCATTATTAGCAAGCATCGATACAATATCAACAACAACTGGTTCATTGTTAACAAGTATTGATACAATATCAACAACAACAGGTTCATTGTTAACAAGTATTGATACAATATCAACAACAACTGGTTCATTATTAAATAGTGTAGATTCAATATCAACAACAACAGGTTCATTGTTAAGTAGTGTTGACTCTATATCTGCTACCACTGGTTCATTACTTAATAGTATTGACGAAATATCTTTAACAACTGGTTCATTATTAAATAGCATAGCTTCTATATCAACCGTAACAGGTTCATATGCTATAACAGGTAGTGATGTAACATTTGGTAATGTAACTTTAGGGGAAATAACTGCAAGTGGGAATGTAAAAATAGATGGTGATATAAGTTCAAGTGGAACTTTAAGAATTTCAACAATTCGAGATGCAAATGATGAGGGTTCTTCATCTGATTTATCAGTAGATGCAGCTAATTTATTAAACATTGGTTCTTCTCAAGCAGATGAAATAAATATTGGTAGACAAGACAATACATCAGTCGATATTAACTTGTATGCAGGTTCATCAACACCATCAATAAGAATGATAAATAAAGGTATTAAAATTAATCATCCAATAACTGCAAGTAGTAATATAAGTTCAAGTGCTAATATTGAAACACTTCACACTGGTTCATTTGGAAAAGGATTTTTTAAAGGAAGAGTTGGAATCGGAGTAACAAATCCAAATACAGAGTTAGAAATTTATAGTGCTAATTCAGAAGCATATCACTATCCATTAGTGTTAAGGAATCCATATAATAGTGAAACTAATCTTGACTATGGTGTTGGAATAAAATTTCATCTTGATGATGCTAATGATAATAAGTTTGGTTCTATAGCATATGAAGCTCAAACAAGTTATGCCAACATAGGTAACTTAAAATTTTATGTAGACCAAAATGATACTACAACACCAATAGCAACAATGACCACAACTGGTTTAGGAATTGGAACAACAACTCCATCAGCTAAACTAACAATAGAAGGTGATGTTGCAATAAGTGCAAGTGGTGATATTGATATTGCAAATGAAAAAAGAATTAGATTTGCAGCTAGTGATGGAACATATTCAGATGATGGTTCAATAAGAAGAGCTAGTGGTGAAGCCATAAGATTTAGATATGATAAAAATGCTTTTATTTTTGATGCTATAGAAAATGATAATTGGGAAATAAGAAATAGTGGTGATTCACCAGTATTTAGAGTAAATACAAACAATGGTACTTCTATCTTTAGTGGTAGTGCTGGTCAGTTTTTCAGTTTAGAACACAACACAGGACACATTGGTATTGGGGTATCAAATCCAACTGCACCACTGCATGTTGAAAATGATGGTTCGGTTAGTAATCTTCTAGCATATTTTAAAAGTGGAGACCAAGCGGCAAAATTAAGATTAGAAGATGATGATACTATGGCTTATTTTAATGTTCTTGATGACACCATTAGATTCAACTTTTCAAGTGATGCTTCACACGCTGGTTTAACAATAAAATCAGGAAGTACAACGGCAGTAAATGTTGGTATAGGAACAACAAGTCCAGACTACGCATTAGATGTGGTTGGTGATGTTGGTATTGATAAATTTATATATCATAATGGTGATGATGATACATTCTTTAAATTTCAAGATGCTGAAGACAATATACAACTTTCAGCTGGTGGTTCTCATCTTAACTTTACATCTACAGGTTTAGGTGTTGGTGTAACTGCTACAGAAAAATTTGATGTTGATGGTAATATAAAAGCTAGAGGTAACATTTCATCACCAACTTTCTTTAGTGGTTTTGCTGGTAATGGTTTTAGAGTAACTTCTGGTTCAAAATATTCTTTAGAAGTTGATGATTTAACCGTAAGAAATTCAATGTCAGTATTTGAATTACTAATACATCAAGTTAGAGCAACAAATGGTTCTCTGTTTGTTTCAAATACTGGTAAAATAATTTCAGCTTCTAAAACCTCTAATTATTCTGAAGACCATCGTGAATTTAATTTATTCTTTGATACAGGTTCAAATTACGGACATTCATTTTTAGTTGGTGATTTGATTAGAGCACAAAGATTTCAACCTTCAACTAATGGTTCTGGTTCTCAAGTGTTTAAATCAGATTTTCACATCATTGGTGTAAATGGTACAACTTCATCTTTAGCAAGATTAACTGGTTCAGATGAGCCTGAAATAGGTTACGAATATGTAAGAATTGGAAGTACAACAAACACAGATAGACAAGGGTCTATTTATATGACTGCTGATGATGAGAATGCTCCATTCTTAGATGTAGTTGATGAATTAACAGCTCATAGTCAATTCAATACAGCAGGTAAAACAAAAGTAAGATTGGGTAAGTTGAGTGGTATCACTACAACAACATTTGGAACATTACCTGGTTATGGATTTTATGCAAGTGGTAGTGCTTATCTTGAAGGTTCAATAAATGCTACTGCTGGTGAAATTGGTGGGTTTGGAATAAATAAGTCTACAATATCAAGTTCAAATGGTAATTTAAAATTATTTAGTGATGGTGTAATATCAGGTTCAGATGTACATTTTAATGGTGGTACAATTGGTGGATTTACAATTGATTCTGATGAAATTAAAGCTGGTTCAACTTTAGTATTAGATTCTGATACAAATAGTGGAGAAATAAAATTAGGTGGTGCATCAGATATTACAACTGGTGATGGTATCTATATGGCTGGTGATAAAAAGTTTAGAGTAGGACAAGCATCAGATAACTTTATAAGATTTAACAATACTGCAAATAAATTAGAAATAAAAACACCTTCATTAACTTTAGATTCAAGTGGAAACTTAACTACAATTGGAACAATATCATCAAGTGCAGGTAACATTGGTGGTTGGACAATCGATACAGATAAACTTGCCAAATCTAATTTATTTGAATTAGCACCTAATGCAACTTATGTGATTTCATCATCTAATTTCAAAGTCAGTAATGCAGGAAGTATAATAGCAACCGCTGGTACAATTGGTGGATTTGGATTAGGTGCAACAACAATTTCATCCTCAACAGGTACTTTGATATTAACAAATACTGGACAAATTACAGCTTCAGATGCAGACATAACTGGTAAAATAAATGCCACATCAGGACAATTCAGTGGTGATGTTATAGCTACTCACATCAATACTGATAGTGGTTCAATTGGTGGATTCACAATTGATGGTCATTCATTGACAACAGATGGTGTTGAAATTAATAAAACAGGTCAATCATTATTTATTAGTTCGAGTGATTTCAAAGTAAGTCATACAGGTGAATTAACAGCTTCAAATGTAAGAGCTGATGGTGGAACTATTGGTGGATTTGCAATTGATGAATCAACATTAAAATCAACTGGTAATAACATTATTATAGATGCTGTTTCCAATGATGGTAAAATAACAATTGGTAATATTGGATTTGGCCAAAAAGGTATTCAATTAGATAACAATAATGGCCATCCAAAATTTTATGTTGGTGATGGTGGAACCACTATGGGTTCTGATAACTTTATTAGTTTTACATCTCAGAACGGACTTTTAGATGTTAGTAGTCCTACATTTCAATTAGATGCATCAGAAGGAACTGCATTTTTAAGTGGGTCAATAAGTGCAAGTGCAGGTGAAATTGGTGGATTTTCTTTAGGGATAAATAAAATATCAAGTAAAAATTTAATTCTTTCATCATCAACAGATACAAATGAATTTATAATATCAGCAAGTAATTTTAATGTGAAAGCAGGCGGACAAATTACTGCATCAAATATACGAACAGATGGTGGTACGGTCGGTGGATTTACAATAGATGAAACATCCATTAGTTCAAATGGATTAACATTAAAGTCTAATGGACAATTAACAGGTTCTGCTGTTTCAATGAGTGGAACAATTGTAACTGATGATATATCAGCTACAGGTGGTACAATTGGAGGATTTACATTAGATACTAATTTAAAAGCTGGTAATGATGGAGCAGGTGGTTCTGCTATTGATATTAATCCATCAACACCAAGTATTAAATTAGGAGCCAAAGAATCTATAGCTGATAATGATGGTGATACAGGTGCATTCTTAACTGACCAAGCAATTGCAATAGGACCACAATCAGCAACTCAAGGATTTAGAGTTACAAGTCAAGGTGTAGTTACTGCATCTAATGCATTAATAAGAGGTAATTCTCAAGTAGCTGGTTTTGATGTTTCAGATTCACAAATATCATCTCAAGCAGGAACATTAGTATTAAAATCAAGTGGACAAATAACTGCTTCAGCTGTATCAATGAGTGGTCATATAATAGCAGATAGTGGAATAGTAGGTGGATTTTCCATTGATAATAATGAAATCAGTTCTTCTGGCATCTTAATACAACCATACGCAGGTTCAGCAGTAACACCTTCAATTGAATTGGGTGGAAAATCTCAGGCTCTGAGCTCTAATCCAGGCGTTTTTATTGGCAAAAATGTATTTTTTGGTGCTGGGTATGGTATAGCAATTGGAGATACAAATGTTATAAGTGGAACTGAACCTGGCGGGTTTGTAGCTGCAACAGGTACTGATAGTGATGATAATGTTGTTGCATTTGGCCAAATTAAATCTGCTTATGCTGAAGCTGTAGGTAATACATCATATGTAATGTATAGACCAACTTCAGGTTTATTAATTCAACATCCAAACTTTAGTTTAAGAGATGGTCAACTACAAATAAGTGCATCAGGTAATAAACCAACAAATATAAAACTTGCAAGTGATGGTATAAGCACTGGAATAGAAATAGGTAATAAAACAGGAATAGTTGGTCACGGTGATGTTACATCACATGCATTTCAAACACACGATGGTAATTTTCAATTTGGTGAAGATACTATTTCAGTACCTGGTGGTGGTGGAGGTGCTCAATATGGTACAGATGGTACTTTAACAAAAGGTGGGGAAAATCAATATAATCCATCTGGTGATTAATAAATAGGTAATAGGAGAGTGATATAAATGTCAACAACATATAATTATGATTTTAGAGTTTTGATTGAAACCCTTAGTGGGAGTAAATATTCTTATGGTACTGGTTCATTCATAAGTGTGACACCAGGACTACCAGTAACTATACCAACAAGTGGGGCATTAGAAAGAATGGTTAATATGCCTTCAATGTCATATTTTAATAATGAACATTATCAATCTGGCTCATTGTATACAGCTAATACTGATTTCTTAAAAGGTAACTTTACAAATACTCAATTATTAGCTGCAGACGGGGCTGCAAATTATCAATTTTTATCAGCGAGTATTATCAATAGTCCTGCATCTGGTTCTATAAAATTTGAACCAAATATGAGTGTTGCTTGGACAGGTTCAAATGGTAAAGCTAGAGATTTTATTAAAAGATATAAGTTTTTTGGTAATAAAGTTTGTAATGTTTTAGGAATACCAGAAGATTTTTGGATTTATTCTGATAGATTTAGGTTGGCAAATACAGGTTCTGACCAAAACATAATCAGAGGTGATGTGTTAGGTAATTCATTGCATGTTAAAAAGAATCTTGCAATATCTAATGCTGGAAATTTTGCATCCGATATACCATTTCATCATGCACAAAACACAGACAGATGGGTAAAATGGACCAATACATCAGGTTCTCTACCACAGAATGATATGTTGATTGGTTATAGTAATTTATCTGATGATTATATGATTAGAATGAAAAATGGAAAACGACTTGTAATAAGTGGTTCAAACACAGATTTAGAAGTGAATGAATTTAATAATATAAATGTGTCAGGTAAATCTATATTAAATATGAATTTTACATCTACAAATCAAGCAGATGGTACATTTCAAATATCAAATAATTCAGGTATTGTTACTCTTGAAAATACCTATAACAGCAATATAGGAAATATGATATTTCAAGTGCATGGTTTTGCTAATTCTATCGTCATAGATAGAAGTGCTCAATCAGTTGGTATTGGGACAAGTGGACCAGATTCAACACTTGAAGTAGATGGTGACTTTACAGCAACAAACATAACTGCAAGTGGAAACATAAAGATTGATGGCTACATAACCGCAAGTGGTGATTTATTTTTATCAGATACAGATGGTTCTCCATCTCTACACTATGATGTTTCAGCAAATGAATTAAATACTGCCGGAGCTACATTTCATATCAATAAATCAAATGGTGTTGATACTTCATTTGATGATGGGACTCTTTATGTAGATGCAAGTGAAAATAATGTTGGTATCAGAGTTACCGACCCATCTGCGCCATTAGAAGTAAGAGGTGATATTGGTACTGCAGGCATAAATCAAATAACAGCTGGAACAGACCAAATCAAAATACATTCTACAACTGCTGGTAGTGGTGCAGGGATTGGATTTTCAGACCATTCTTCTGAAGACCAATCAGGACATTTAAGATTTTTTATGACTGATGTTGATAATGATACCGATACTGGTGCATTATTTAGATTGTCTTCAAATCAAACATTAGCTTTTCAAATCACTGGTAGTGGTGATAATGTTTTAGCATTAGGTAAAACACAAATTAGAGAGAATGATGGCAAAATTGGTATTATGCATGATAATGATTTAGGAAACCCGCATCAACTACTACACCTTCAATCAACAAGTGCTCCTCAATTATTAATTGAAGAGTCAGATTCAAGATTTGTTAGATTGGGTGTTGAAGATACAGCAGATGATATGTGTTTGGGTTGGGACGATGGAGATGATATGCACTTTGGTGTATTCGCGTCTACTACAGATGTAACATTATCCAGTAAAATGATTATAAACTCTTCTGGTGATGTTTACATTGGAACAACCACTACAACTACTGGAAATCGTTTGTATGTTTACGATGCACCAGGTAGTGGAACTCCTGTAAATGTTGTTGTGCACGGTGGAATAACAGATGGTAACAACAATGATGTAATGTTATTAAAACAACTGGATAAAGTTAATTCAGATTCAAAAGATAGATTCTTAAACTTTATGGGAGCTGGTTCAACTTACTTAGGTTCAATTAAAGGTGATGGCTCAGGTGGTGTTGATTACGAAACTTCATTTACTGGAAAACACGCAAGTGTGATGAAAAGTGGTAGTTATGAAACTGGTATGATTGTAGAATCAACTGGTGAAGTTTGGGGTAAAAGAGATGATGGAACACACCTACATACTGGATTACCAAAAGTTCAAATCACAACAACAAATTCATCTAAAAAAATATATGGTGTTATTGGTGAATTAGATGAATATGATACATATGGTGGATATAATGATAATTTTGGAGTAGATAGTGATGAGATTCCAGTAACCGTACATTCTATTGGTGAAGGTTTAATGATAGTAACTAATGTGAATGGTAATGTTGAAAATGGAGATTACATCGTTTCATCAGATATAGCAGGATATGGACAAAAACAAGATGATGATATATTGAGAAGTTCAACGGTAGCTAAATGTACAGAAACAATTGATTGGAATAATGTAACTGATACAATAACTCATAATGGTGTTCAATATAAAAAATATATAACAACTTGTACTTATCATTGTGGATAAAAAATGATGATAAAAACAAAAATAACATATTTATATATGAATAGGACTATATAATGGCTAAGTCAAAAGTAAGATGGAATGGCACAACAGAAGATGGAAGAACCACTTCTGTTCAATGGAATGATAATCCATTCACTTGGGGTGATGTAGCTTTAGCAGTTGAAGTAGCTGATGTTATAGCTGGTGGTAGTTATAAAAGAAGACAAGAGAATCTTGATAAACTACTAAAAGATACTGATAAAAAGAAAAAACTTATTCATTTGATTTGTCGAATCAAAGGAGAAAAAGTTTACGATGATTATACTGAAGTTGGTGAAGTTGATGTGAAAGTAGAAGATGCTGAATTAGTTGTAGAAACCATTGTAAAGAAAGTCAAGTTGGAGATAAAAGAAAATGTATAAACTATATACGGATAAACAAGAAACATTTGAATGTGATTTATTCTTAGAAGGAGCAGATTTAAAAGAATCAAGTGCTAGAATTGTTGTTGAATCAGAAGACTTGACATTAATGTTCAAGGGTACAATTGATGATAAAGGAAATTGTAAAGTACCTATCAAAAAATTAAAAGGATTAATGAGTGAAAACACTACAGGTGATATTAAACTTGAAGTGATTGCAGAAGACACTTTGATTGAACCTTGGCAATCTGATTTCATTGTCGATACTGCTAAGAAAGTAACGGTTGAGATTAAATCTCAAAAACAATCAAAACCACAAATCAAAGAATCTACAAAACCACAAGTAAAGGTTAAATCAGTTAAAAATTATACAAATCCAATAAATGAAATGGTTAAAGTATTAATTGAAAACGATATAACAATAGACAAAGTGTTACAGAATAAGAAAAAAATTGCTCCAATATTAAACAATTATGCTAACACTATTAATTATCAAGGGGGAACTCAAAAGTTCATAAAAGAAGTAATTAATAAATTAGCAAAAACTTAAAGGTTATATAAATGTCGTTTGATTTAACGAATAAGAATATCCAAGATACCTTTCAGAATCTATTACAACAGACTGGGAGTACTGGTGAGGTTTATGATTTAGAAGGTAATCAGGTTACAGATTTAAATATTGCCACTATCAGTTCTTCTGCTGTAAATACTTCGGTAGTAGACATACCAAATGGTAGTGACCAAGCAGGTAATAAGTTACATTCAAGAAGTGGAACACTTTATTTTGGTGATACAAATCTTGAAACTGGTGGTAGTGGATTATCAAATGTAGTTGAAGACACAACACCACAATTAGGTGGAAATTTAGATTTAAATTCACAAACCATTAATGGTAGTGGAAATATAAATTATTCAGGTAGTATTGAAATAAACACAAGTAATGCTACAGATGATTTCTTTTTATTGAAATCAGGTAGTTTGAATAGTTTGAAGGTAAATAATCAAGGTGTTCTACAATTAGGAGCATTTTCATTTACACCTACAGCAGTAAAAGGTGGAATGTATTATGATGATGATGATGATGAATTTTATGCAGGAAAACAGAATTAAAATTAATGAAAAATAATTTTTATATATACTTATATATGAAGTATTAATAGGAGAATATTATGGCCGAATGGAAAAAGATAATAACAAGTGGTAGTCATGCTGAACTGGCAGGAGTTACTGGTTCTAAAGGATTTCACGGTTCCGGAACAGATTTAACATTTTCAGATACTGCTATGGTAACTGGGGATGCTTTAGTATTTGTAGATGCTGATGGTGGAACTAAAAAAGATAATATCTCCGATGTTGTTACTTTACTTGCAGGTGATGGTATACAAAATTCATCTAATAAATTTGCAATTGATGTTGATGTTATGGCAGGTGTAGGTTTAACTGCAGACAATACAAATGAAGAATTAGATGTAAGTTCAGCTCAAACAGGTATTCAAACTATTTACAATACTGGTCTTATCATTGGTAGAGCTGAAGACGATACAACTATAAACTTTACAGCAGATGATACAATTGTACTTGATGCAGGAAGTACGGCAGCTTTAACAGCTACTACTGCTGGTATTAGTGTAACAACTACAGGTTCAATATCTCGTGTTGAATCAACACAAATTTCAAGTTCAAATGTATTGTCAACTACATTGACTGCAACTTCAGCCTCAATTAACACTATTGGTGCATTCACCTTAGGTGGGAAATTAACAGCTGGTACTATAGAAATTGAAGGTAGTAATTTTGACATCAATGGTGGAACAATTGATGGAATCACATCATTAACTGCTGGTGGAAATTTAGATATTGGTACACACGATTTTAGAGCACGAAACTTAACAGCTGATGCATTAGCAGCAGGTAAAGTATTATTTACAGGAACTGCAGGTTTATTATCAGTAGATTCAAATTTTTCATTTGCTAGTGATACACTAACAGCAAAATCAGGTTCATTTGATGCTATTTCTTCTGAAAACATTTCAGGTTCATTAAGAGGTGATGCAGACATAAATGTATTAAATGTAGTTGGAACAGGTTCAGCTGGTTATTTAACTGCTGTAGAAATAAGTGGTTCATTTAGAGGTGATGGTTCTAATCTATCAGGTGTCGGTTTTCAAATTGACGAATTATCTAATACACTTACTGCAGTTGCTCAAGATGATTTATTAGTAGTAGCTGATGTAGACGATTCAAATGAAGAAAAGAAAATAACTTTTTCAAATTTTGAAGACCAAATATTTTCAAATATAAATGCAGCATCTTCAGACATAGCAATAGTGGCAGGAGGAGCAATAACACTTGCAAACAATTCAGTTGGAAACGATGAGATGGCTGATGACGCAATTGGAAACGCCGAGTTAAAACAAAACGAAGATATAACTTTACAGGCTTTAACCACAACTAATAATCTTTCAGTAGGTGGAAATGCAATCATAACAGGTGACTTAACCGTAAATGGTGAAACCACGGTAGTATCATCTTCAAATCTTGAAGTAAGAGATAGATTTATATTATTGAATAGTGGTTCAAATGCTGGTGATGGTGGTATTATTGTTCAACACGGAAGTACTGGTTCAGGTTCAGCTTTTGCATATGATGTGTCTGTTAATAGATGGGGATTCCCAAAATCAGGTTCAACAGGAAAAACAGAACATACCGTTTCTCCAGAAGCATATGTTTCAGCAGTTGTAACAGATGATAATGAAGCAGAATTTAGAAAAAACGGAAACATCAGAGTTCAAAGTGGTGAAATTTTTATTTTTGTTGAATAAGAGGTATGAATGGCATTAAACTTTAAAGGTGGTTTCAAAGTAGGTGGTGTTGAATATCGTCACCCATTAACATCAGAAGAGATAAGATTTATTTTAGAAATTTTTAAAAAATGTAATTTTACAGGTGAAGAAATGGAAAACTTAATTGTTGTCACTATGAAATTACAAGAAGAATATAATAAGGTTTTAGAAAAAGAACAACAGACAAAGTGATTATTGGCCCAATGTGTGGCAACATTGGGAAGTGGGCTTAATCAGAAGTAACCAACCATAATTAGGAGGAATCAATGCCAAACTGGAAAAAAGTTATTACTTCAGGTAGTAATGCACAACTCAATCAAATTACAGCAAGTGGAGACATAAGTGTTGGTGATGCCACGGTAAAAACATTAACACTTACACATCACACAGACGGGACTGATAGAAGTGCTTATCCTGGTAATTTCTATATGGGCAGTAACAATGTTATCAGTAGTGATGATAGTTTATATGTTGATGGGGCATTTAGAGCTGGTGATGGTATATTTATTGTAAGTAATTCTCCAACAACTGATGAAGTTGTGACAATAGATGGAAATATGAATATTTCTTCACATATAACCGCAAGTGGAGACATAAGTTCAAGTGGTATAATTCATTCAAGTAGTTCTATAAAAACCAATTTAACTAAACTTGTGACTTATGATGACGCAACTGGTATATTTCACATAACTGCTTCAAGTGGGTTCGTTAATGGGGCTGGTGGTGGAACAACAACAAATGGTTTAACTGCTGGAACTGGTGTTGATATGGGTAATGGTACAGGTGGCCAGATATTCAATGGTGCATCTGCTTTGACATTAAATTTAGATTTAACTGAAGTTATTACATCCGATGGAGCTAATAGAGTTTTAACTTCTGATGGTGATGGGACTTTAACTGCAGAAGCTAATTTAGCTTTTGATGGTAATGGTGTAGATGTAACTGGTCACATAACCGCAAGTGGTACAATAAGTGCAAGTGGAACAATTATTGCTGACGCCATTACAACTGGTAACTCTGCATTCCATAATGGTATATTCAATTCTGGTCCTGTCAATCCAAAATTAAAAATTAGTTCTTCAAACGACATTTTAATAGAATCATCTGATGACATTTTTTTCAAATCAGATGGAACTACAATAGCTCAAATTAAAGGTGGTGAGGCTATACTTGATTTAAATGGAACATTAGATGTATCATCACACATAACCTCAAGTGGAAATATAAGTTCAAGTGGTATAATTAATGCAAGCGCATCTATAAAATCTAATTTGACTAAACTTGTTACATATGATGATGCAACTGGTATATTTCACATAACTGCATCATCTGGATTTGTTAACGGTGACGGTGGCGGTGATGGTGATATGACTGGAGTTGATTTGACTGGTGGTTCAGGAATAACGATTGGGAGTGAAACCAATACAACTTCAGGTGATTATTCAGCTACAATATCTGTTGCATCAGCTACAATTTCAGGTTCATTTTTAGGACAAAATGTATTAAGTGGTTCTGCTCTTGAAGGTACGAGGACTATAATAAGTGGTTCAGTAAATTCAACTGGTTCATTTGGAAGAGTTGAAGCTGTTGGAATCATAACAGCTGAAGGTTTAGTAATTAGTGATGACGCTGAAATTACAGATGATTTAACGGTTAATGGTGATATAGATTTAGAAGGTGATATTGATGTAAATGGAACAGCAAATTTAGATGCGGTTGATATTGATGGTAATGTTCAACTCGGCGGAAATCTCACCGTAGGTACTAATGGTTCAAGTCACGATATTGAAGTGCATTCAAATACTTCAGGTAAAAAGTTTAACTGGCATGCAACTAATGCTTATATGAATTTTGTAGACAATACAAAACTCTCATTCGGAACACCTGCGACTGCTGGTGGCTATGATAGTGCTATATATTCTGATGGTACGGTTAACCGATTTCAAGGTGTTATAGGTGATATACTATTGGATACTCATGGTGATAATTGTAACCGAGTTTTTATTTCTGGTTCAGGTCAGAGTAATTTTGCAGTCCATGGACACATAACCGCAAGTGGAAACATAAGTGCTAGTGGTAATGTTATTACATCACAAGTTGGAAGTGCTGATGATGATTTACTTGTAAGAGGTGAGAATATTACAAACACATTAGATGTAGGTGGAGATTTTATTATTCAGGAAGGTGTTACTGAAAGATTAAAATTTGATGGTGGTGATGATAGTTTTACACTCACAGGAAACATAACCACAAGTGGAAACATAAGTTCAAGTGGAACAATCATATCCAATGACATAACAGCCGATGCTGTAACTGGTGTGGATTCAATATTAAATACAGGTTTAAAAGTTGGTAGAGATTCTACGGATTTAATTGATTTTACATCAGATAATCAAATTAAATTTAGAGTTAATGATGTTAATGAATTTGTACTGGCAGAAAATATTTTCCGACCAGGTGGAAGTGGTGGTGCTGGATTGGGTAATTCTGCTAAAAAATGGTCTGAATTAGTTGTCAACCACATAACCGCAAGTAACAACATAAGTGCGAGTGGATTATTAATGTCAAGTGCATCTATAAAAGGCAATTTAACTAAACTTGTTACATATGATGATGCAACTGGACAATATCATATAACTGCCTCAAGTGGATTTGTCAATGGAAGTAGTGGAGGTGGTTCAGGTGATATGACTGGTGTCGACTTAACAGGTGGAACAAATGTATCAATTGCAAGTGAAACTAATACAACATCAGGTGATTATTCAGCAACAATAAATCTTGATGATTCAATAACTCTTGCTGGTGATTTTTTACAAAGCGGTCCCGGAGCAGGAAACTATGTTAGTTCAAGTCAAGGTAATTTAGAATTAAGTGGAAGTGGTAAAGGACAATTAGAAGTTGATTACAGATTATTCGATACTGGTTCAGGAGGTGTTGCAGGTTCTGTAGGTCAAGCTGTAGGTGATGTTATTAAATTTGGTGGTTCAGTTACATCTCCAGGAAGATTATATCATTTAACTGGAACTGGTACTTGGTCCACAACACGAAGAGATATAGTAGGTTCTTGTACAGGCTCTTTGGCTATAGCATTAGGGACTAATTCAACAAATGATGGTATGATGATAAGAGGTATGGTTAGTTGTTCTACTCAATTTTCATATTCATCATCAATAGGGGGACCTGTTTACATAGGTAGTTCAGCAGGAAAAATAAATAATACCGTATCATCTACAAGTGGTGACATAGTAAGAGTTGTAGGCCATAGTTATGGTAATGGTGTTGTTTATTTTAATCCTGATAACACATTTATTGAAGTTGCATAATGGCAAACATAAGTAAAATAAAAAAAGTACCTATAGATAATATTACAAAACTTTCTAACAGAACTTTAGCAGAAGGTGATTCTGTTTTAGGGTTATTGAAACCATCAGGTGGAACTCAAGTAATAGCATTATATAATTTTGAAGACCAAACCACTCAAGAAAGTGGTGCTAGTGATTGGAACCCATCTGGAACGCATTCAGGTTGGGAAACAGATACAGCAGTTGTTACTGGTGGTGGTTCTTGGGGTAATCCAGCAAGTAATGGAAACACAACAACAGATGGGTGGAATTTAGGTTTTGGTTCAACAACAAGTGGTGGAACAGGACCAACTGGTGCACTTCATGCTGATTTAGATGGTTCACACGATACAAGTGGAAGATATATGTATGTAGAAGGAACTGGTGTAAAAGATGATAGAGTTTGTGTTGTAAGAACTCCTGGATTTAATTTTTCAACTGCAATGAACAACACTGGTAATGATTTAAATTTAAAATTTTGGTTACATCAATATTCATCAAACAATAGTGGTCACAATTTATACATTTATATTGATGATTCTTCAACTTCTACTGAATCAGATGCTACTTTACTTCATACTATTACTGATTTTACTGAATATAATACTTTTAGTGCAAATTGGAGTCAAAAAACCGTGAGTTTAAATAGTTATAGAACAACAGATGCTACTCATTATATTTATTTTGTAGCAGATGGTGCAACAACTTTTAGATGTGATATTTGTATAGACAATGTTGAATTTAAGGAAGGTTAGAAATGATTTGTGAATATTGTAATGAAAATATGAAAGATGGTACATATGTTTGTACAACAGAAGGTTATAGTGTTTTAGATAGCAATGATAATTTAGTTCAAATTGTAGCTACTCATAGTGGTATACCTGCAGATGATGAAGAAGTAGATGAATCAGAACCTGTTAAGTATTGTAAATGTCAAGTATATTTTTTAAATTACTACAGACCTAATTCAGGAGGTATCTAAGTATGCCTTATGTAGATATATTACCTGGTGATTCAACAGCTGTTGGTTATAGTGATGAAACAGATAGTGGAACGAGTGGTTGTGTAACACATGCTGGTAATGCACTTACAGATAATGGTACTAATTGTCTTGTTCAAAGAAATGATGGAACTGGTGGAGTAGCTGTAGGTGCTTGTTACAATGGTGTTATAGAACTTATTTGGGACGATGCAGGCTCTTTACCAGATGGTGTATCAATAAATGGTATACAATTTATTTTTGAATGTAAAGGTAATTTATATGATTTAACTGATGGTGTGCAATATAGAGTATCAACAGACGGAGGTAGTAATTATTCATCGTATCAAGATGCTGACTTGACTGGTATGGCAAATAATAAAGCTTCAACATTATCAGTTATAGCTGTCCCATCTTCTGCAGCAGGTAATCCACCATTTGGTGTATCTGCTACATTAAATAAATCTGGATTAGAAACTGAACAACTTAAACTAAGATTTAAACTTAATTCATTAAATCCTAATACAAGTAGATTCAATGTTGACTATGTTAAGGCAAGAATACATTATGCAGTATCTAACCCTGAGATAAATACACGATGTGCAATTGGTGGTGTTTTAAGTATAAAAGGTGGAAGTTTACTAATTAAATAATAAATATATTTGATATTTATAAATAGACCAAGAGAGAGACTTTATGCCAATAACATTTAATTCAGAAGGAGGATTCCTTAACGGGACCGTTAGTTCAAGTAATGGTGATTTGTTTATTACCACAAGTGGTTCTGCTGGTTCAATTCATATTGGCAATCAAGTATTAACAGGTTCTCAAATTATTGAAAAAGATGACGCTGGTAAAATTAGAAATAAAAGAACATTCAATGCAGATGGAACAATCACACAAGAAAAATTTGACCAAAATGGAAAAATAACTGAAACAAAAGTTAAAAATCCAGGTTCTGGAAAAGAAACTTTTCGAAGTGCAAGTGCTACAACAAATCAAATAGAATTTCAACAAAATTCAAATGGAGCTTTTATTTCGGTTTCTGGTTCTTCACCTGGATTCAATGTTATTAATTCACCAAGAAAATCATATAGACTGATTAGAGAAACACAAGACCAATATATTGATTTGTCTAATCCTCAATTCAATCTTTGGACAAATGGTATTGCTCAGAGTGATTTTACATACGATGCTACTAAAGTATACTCAGGTTCTTTTGTATTTTCACCAGCATCAAATATGTCTACTCCAATATTAATTTTAAGTAAATCAGGTGATGTAAGAATACCTGGTAAATTATATGCAGAAGAATATCATACTGAATTTATTTCATCATCAATTCTTTTTAGAAGTGGTTCAACACAATTTGGTAACTCACACGATGATACACATACATTTACAGGAACATTTGTAAATGCAATAACTGCTAGTGGAAACATATCTTCAAGTGGAAACATAACTGCCGTATCAATGAGTGGTGATGGTAGTGGTTTGACAAATATAAGTGCAACGGTAAATGCATCTGCAATAACTGGTTCATTTAAAACTTTATCAGCAAGTTTGGCAACAAGAATAAATACTGAAGTTGTAGCCAATTCATCAACAAGTTCATTTGTATTAAATTCACAAACTAGCTCATTCGCAACATCAGAGTACTCATCTGGAGACATCAGTGGTTCATTTTTACAATTATCACAATCAATAGGTACATCAAGAGCATTAAAAACTTCTGTAAGTGGCTCATTTACAGCATTGTCTTCAAGTTTAACAACAAGAATAAATACTGAAGTTGTAGCCAATTCATCAACAAGTTCTTTTATAACTGATTCACAAACTGGTTCATTTGCAACATCAGAGTACTCATCAGGTGATATTAGTGGTTCATTTTTATCATTAAGTAGCTCCATAGCAACTTCAAGAGCTTTAAAGACAACTATAAGTGGTTCATTTAAAACTTTATCTGCGAGTCTTGCTACAAGAATAAATACAACCGTAGTTGCTAATGCATCAACAAGTTCATTTTTAACACCAAGTGATACAGGTTCATTCTTAACAACCTCACCATATTCATCTGCAGATATTAGTGGCTCTTTTTTATCATTAAGTAGTTCTATAGCAACTTCAAGAGCATTAAAGTCTGGAATTAGTGGTTCATTTAGAACTTTATCGGCAAGTTTAGCAACAAGAATAAACACAACCGTAGTTGCTAATGCTTCTACGAGTTCATTTGTATTGAATTCCCAAACAAGTTCTTTTGCAACATCAGAATATTCTTCTGGAGACATCAGTGGTTCATTTTTATCATTAAGTAGCTCCATAGCAACTTCAAGAGCATTAAAGTCTGGAATTAGTGGTTCATTTAAATCACTATCAGCAAGTTTAGCAACAAGGATAAATACAGAGGTTGTAGCTAATGCCTCGACAAGTTCATTTGTTTTAAATTCACAAACAGGTTCATTTTTAACTACATCTCCTTATTCATCTGGTGATATTAGTGGTTCGTTTTTAGCATTATCACAATCAATAGGTACATCAAGAGCATTAAAATCTGGAATTAGTGGTTCATTTGTTTTAGTTTCTTCAAGTTTAGCATCAAGAATTTCAATTGCAGAGTCAGAATTAGGAAATACATTAATCAGTTCATCAGCTCAAATAGCAAGTAATATATCAGGTTCTTGGGAAAGTTTAGGTTTATTATCAGGGTCGGCTCAAATTGCTACTTCTATAAGTGGTTCTTTTGTAGAAGCGTCATCAAGTTTTTCGACAAGAATAACAACTGCTGAATCTGAATTAGGAAACACTTTAATTAGTTCGTCTGCTCAAATTACAACCGATATAAGTGGTTCATTTACTGCTGCTTCTTCATCATTCTCAACGAGAGTAAGTGCTAACGAAGTCATTACTGCTAGAACATTGGTATCAAGTTCAGCTCAAATAGCAAGTGATATAAGTGGTTCATCAACTACATTATCATCAAGTTTAGCTTCAAGAACAACAACATTAGAAAGTAGTATTGATACAATATCTACGGCAACAGGTTCATTATTGAATAGTGTAGCATTTATATCGAAACTAACAGGTTCATATGCTGTAACAGGTAGTGATGTTTCGTTTGGTGATATAACTGCAGATAAATTAATTGTAACTCAATTTACAGCATCTTTTATAACTTCTTCAACTATTCAAACTGAAGGTTCAAATACATTTGGCGATACATCAAGTGATACTCATACATTTAATGGTGAAATTATTGCACAAAATGATATAAGTTCAAGTGGATTAATAACCGTAAATAATAAATTACAATTTGGTGCAGATAGTGAAATAAGAACCGTAAATGCTGCAGCCTCAAGTGGTGATTTAAAAATAATACCAGATGGAGACTTACAATTAGGATATTCAAGAACAGATAATATTCTAATAGGTAGACCTGATAACACAGGTGCAACAACTAAAATTTATGGTGGGGTAGCTACAGAAGCAATAAAATTAATAAACAATCGAATGATTGTTAATTCAAACATAACCGCAAGTGGAGACATAAGTGCAAGTGGAACTGGAATATTTAATAAATTAGAAATACACGGGGCTGATGGTACTTTAGCTGCAGATTATATAATTCATAAAGATGATGACAATACAAAATTTGGATTTCCACAAAATGATAAATTTAAAATAAGAACCGCTGGAACTGATAGATATGTTGTAGATACTACTCACACATTTACAGGAGATATAATTGCAGATTCAGACATAAGTGCTAGTGGAACTATTAAAGGTGGAATTTATCATTCTTTTGGTAATATATTAGGAACTTATCATGGAGGTTCTGATACAATAAAATTAGCTAATAGTACTGACAAAACAGAATTAAGAGGAACAAATATTACGATTAGTGGACCTGTAACCGCAAGTGGAGATATAAGTTCAAGTGGAGTTATATATGGAAAACAAATTCAACATACTTATCATCAGTTTAATAATGATTCTAATGCTAGTGCCAACTACATTCCAGCACCTGGTGGTTATATTGTTGAAAGCACTTCAATAAATTATTATAGACAATGGTTAGCACCATATAAAGGTAAAATTAAAAAAATTGTTATACATGCAGAAAATGATTGTGGAACTACGAGAGTTAGTTTATACCATAATGGCGTATTTTCAGGGTATCATCAACAAGCATTAGGTGCAACGACAGCAGTAGTGTTTGATGACTTCACAGGTGGTTTAAGTGGTAATCCTGATTTTAGTCAACACGATTTGTTAGCAATAGCTGTAGACCCAGGTAATATACCAGGTGATGTTAATTTAGTATGTAGTTGGGAGTATGAAATAGATTCATAGGAGTGAATAGTGGCAAAATATAAAGAAAGAACAGAAGAAGATTTATTTATAAAACCAAAACGAAGAGCAAAAAACTTTTTCGTTACAAGTAGTGCCAAAATGGATGAAAAAGATGGTGTAACTAAAACTACAATTAGTAGTAGTGTGTTTACTGAAATGTCAAAATCTTTTGCAGATGGTGAATATCTTTTAGATGATGGTATAAGAGAAATAAATGGCTCTGTTCTTTATATGTTACAAGAAATGCAAACAGACATTGATGATTTATATAATGAAGCTTCAGCAAGTGCATTTCAATCAAGTTATTTTCCCGTAGCAAGAATTGATTCAGGTTCGTTTGCAGATGTAAGTTCAAGTGGATTAATTACAATGATGACAGCTTCAATTGGTGGTGGAATATTCACATCTGCTTCATTAGCAGCAGGTGGTGGTGGTGGAAGTGTTGATTTTGAACAAGTTGACTCTACTCTTGCTCCTGATGGAGATGATTCAAGAGATTTAGGTTTTGGTAATAGACAATGGAGAAATCTATATCTTGATGGAACTGCAAACATTGATAGTCTTTCAGCAGATTCATTTGCAAAACCTCCTGCACCTGTTGTTCTAACAGCTACAACATTAAAAAGTTCTTTAGTAAATGTTACAGGATTACATACTCTTGTATTAAATAGTTCAAATGCTTTAAGTATAACAGGTTTAAGACCTGCACATTCAGGACAAGAATTAACAATTATGAACATTGGTAGTGGAGCAGTAACAATAACTCGTGCATCAAATCTTGCAGTTAGAACAATTTATAATGCAAAAGGTGCAAGTCTAACAATCAATCAACATCAAGCTTACAAATTCGTATGTAATCCAAATCAAGTTTGGTATCAGATTAGTTAAAAAACTCTATCTTTCTTAACTTTCCTTATATTTATATATGAATAGCACTATATAAATGGAGAACCATTTTGGTTAATTTAAAACAATTACTTACCGAAGGTGTCTTTGATAAAGGTATCTTAAAAGCTGTTTTTATGGCTGGAGGACCTGGTTCAGGCAAATCTTATGTTGCCAGTCAAATATTTGGTATTCCTAAAAAAATGAACATATCTATAGGTGGTTTAAAATCAGTTAATTCAGATACAGAATTTGAGTTTTTATTAAAAAAGTTTGGTTTTGAAACATTTGGAACTGGTAGATTAGATATTGACCAATGGCCTGATGAGGTATTTGATGCTATAGCTGGTGGAGATGAAGATTCTGAAAAGATGACGGTTAGAAAAAAAGCTAAACTACTAACAATGGCTAGAAAAAAACAATATATGGAAGGTAGATTGGGAATGATAATTGATGGTACAGGTCACGATTATGCTAAACTATCAAAGGAGAAAAAACAATTAGAAGCTATGGGATATGATTGTTCTATGATATTTGTAAATACCAGTTTAGAAGTAGCTAAAAAAAGAAATTCAGAAAGAGCAAGAAGATTACCTGAAAAGATATTAGAAAAGTCTTGGAAAGATGTACAAAACAATCTTGGTAAATTTCAAGGGTTGTTTGGAAGTAAATTTGCAGTTGTAGATAATTCTAAATTTTTAAAACCTGGAGATGCTCAAAAGAAATTTGGAATGATAACAAAAAAATATATAGATAAATTTATAAAATCACCTATAAAAAACCATATAGGTAAAAAATGGATTAAACATAATTTAATTTTAAAAGGTAAAAAATAGATTTTTGAAAGATAAGTAGGTTACACTAACTTATAACCGCATAACGGAGAACTATGATGGAAGAACAAGTCCAATCAATGGTTTCAGAAATGCTCGGAAAGTACGGGTGGTTATTTTTAGTTGGTGTTCTAACATTACTCTTCAGGTCTACAATTGAAAAACTTGTAGCTGGATTTATGATATTTCAGGGTAATGATTACAACGAGGATGATGTTGTCGAGGTAGATGGAAAACCCGGAAGAATAGTTAGGGTTGGGATTTGGTCAACAACATTTTTCACTTATGATGTCAGAGATGGTATCATAGTTGGAGGAGCAAAGCTGGTCGTTCAGAATGACAAACTGAAAGACTTGAAAATAGAAAAACCTTTACCACTTTTGGATTTGTCAAAATATAAAGTGGATACGACTTGTCAAGAGTTATTAACAGAATTGACAGAGTTACAAAAAAAGAAAAAGTAGGAGAAAGTAAATGAATAAATTACTATCGATACTATTAACAATAACTATCTTATTCGGAAATGAAGAAGGTAGTAATTACTTTGTAGATAACTTTTTAAAGTATTCTACATTTTACACGAGTGTGAGTTTAAATGCTCCATTTGAAGTTCAATCAAGATGGGAAGTTGATGTAGACAATGGAACATTTCTTGAGACAACAAAGGAAAATGAATTAGAATATAATTTATCTATTGGTGTTAGAAAACTTGCGAGATTTAAATACCAAGCTAAAGGTAAAAAGTTTTATGATGGTTCTGAAAAAGAATTATCAGATGTTGCTACAATTGGTAATGTGAGTGGTTGGGAATATTTAGTTAAGTATTCTTCAATTCGTTCATTTGGTGAAGAATTTGTAGATACAGAATCTTGGGTTAGATACTTAGGTGATAATTATGTAATCAAGGGAGGATATACAAACTTTGGTAGACAAGATTTAGAGTTTGGACAAATTGATGCCAGATGGAGAAAACCACTTGGTACAAATTGGAACTTAACTCTCGGTGGTAGTTTGAGAGGACACCCTGCATATGGTTTATTTCCTTTCAATGATTGGTTGGCCGGTTCTAACGGACAATGGTGGACATTGGCTTATGGATATGGATATTCAGATGAGTATTGGTTTGAAGATTTAAACGATAATGGTATTCAAGACCCTGGTGAATTTGGTAGTTATGAATGGTATGATGAAGATGGTGAATTAATTGCAGAAACTGATGATGAATTTTATGAATACTATTATGGTGATGTGATTAATCTTTACAATGAAGAAGAGATTGATAAGTTAGGATATCAATGGGAATCTTCACTTGTTATCGGTGTTGATTATTATTTATATGATAAACAATATTGGGTTCACGGATGGGCTTCAATTATTCCAATTAGTAAAGGTTTAACAGATTATGCTTTCATATATGAAACTGGTGATATTGATTTTGATATTGGTTTAGTGGCTGGATATAAATTTAACAGAAACATTGGTATCTTCGGTGAAGGTAGATATTTAAAATATTTTGGAATAGATGCTTATGAACTTAAAGCAGGAATTAATGTGACAATATTCTAATGGCAATGATAGGTGAAATATTAGTATCTAAAGGATACATAACTCAACAACAACTTGATGGTGTATTGGCTGTTAAAGGTGATACTGCTCAAGTAGGAGAAGTTCTCATACAATGGGGATTACTTAGTCAAGAGCAATTGATGGAAGCGTTGGAAATTCAAGCTCCACCTCCTCCACCTCCTCCACCTCCACCGCCAGTTCAACAACAGATACCACAACAACCTGTGTATCAACAACCGCCTGTACAACCACAAGTAGCACAACCAAGTGGTGGACCAGATTTAACAATGGATAATTTACAAACATCAAAGTTTAAAATTGATTTAAAAACTATGATTTATATAGGTTCATTATTAGTATCAGGTATTACAATGTATTTTACATTTATGGGTGAGTTAGATTCACGATTTGCGGCACTTGAAGGTAATGATAAAGATTTAATGGTTGAAATAGATAGAAGACTTACAGAATTAGAAAACACATTTACACCAATTGGTGATGGAGTTTATTCAGTAGACCCAAATACAACTTGGCCACCATCTCGTGGTGAGTATAGTATGAAACAGAATATGAATGCAAATAAAATTACTGAAATAGAAAAAGAAATTGGAAGATTGATAAAAGACTTAGAAAAAGTAGAAGAAGATTTAGATGATAAGCAGGACAAAGAGTAGGAGAAGGTTATGTTTAAGAAATTAATTATATTAGGTATGTTGGTTACATCACTCTTTAGTCAAGTTAAAGATTTGACTGGTGAAAACTTTGATAAGGCTATAAAAAGAGGTATGGTAGTAGTTGAATTTTATGCTGGTTGGAATGAGGCAAATAAAGTAGTGTTATTAGATGAATGGGATAATTTTGAAGTTAATAGAGTGTACAGATTAAATATTGAAACATATCCTAAAATACAATCTGATAACAATGTAGTAGTATTACCAACAATAATTTTTTATCTTGATGGAGATGAGGCAGGTAGACTTCAAGGTAATATGCAATTTAAATTAGAAACAACAACAGAAGAACTCAATAAAATGGTTGAGGAAATCTACAATGAAGATAAATTCAATTAGGAGATAGTTATGAAAAAGTTATTAATGTATTTGTTAAGTTTTATGATGTTATTCACAATCAGTTGTGATGGTGATGATACAATAACAGGTGGTGGTGTTGACCCTGAACCTGATTTGGTTGGTTGTGAAGCAACAACATTCTATGATTGGAGTGATTTTGAATTTTCGACATCACTTGATGCTGGAGCAACAACTTGGTTAGGATTTGAAATGGATGAAACCACTTTATTTACAATAAATTTAAATCAAGCAGGTTTTCATTGTGCAATATTTGAAGCATGTGATGGTGAGTTAGGTTCACCTCCACCATTGTATTCATTTATGACAAATGGAAATGGTGTTGATGTTGGTATTGTAACAGAAGGTACTTATTATTTAGAAGTTACTAATACAAGGCCTGGTAGATTAGATTTTGATTTTAGTATAAGTTTATCAGATATAGTTTATGGTTGTTTGAATGATGATGCACTAAACTATGATATGAATGCTAATGTAGATGATGGTAGTTGTGAATTTAATGATTGTAATACACAATACTATTTAGATAATTATGGTGAGATGATATTAGATTGTGATGGTAATTGTGCTCCACTATCTTGGGTAGCAGATGGATATTGTGATGATGGTGCTTGGGCTATTCTTGATGAAGAGGGTAATCAAGTCCCAATCAATCTATATTGTGCAGAATTGAATTTTGACGAAGGTGATTGTGAAGCAATTGATGAAGAATGTTCACCTGGTTTGATTGAAGATTGTAACGGAATATGTGCACCTGCTGGATGGTTAGGTGATGGATTCTGTGATGATGGTTCATATGAATATAATGGAAATCCAATATTCTTTAATTGTGAAGAGTTTGATTTTGATAATGGTGATTGTACTGGAACTTTACAAAGAGGACAGAGAATCTTAAAAGGGATTTTCATAGGTAAATAATATGAAAAAGTTATTGATTGGTTTACTGCTGGTATCATTTATGGTATCAGCAGAACCTGAAAAAGAAGAAGTTGGTAGATATAAAATAGAGGTTACAACATATGTTAGTAAAAAAGGTAATATATATGTGTTGGAAACTATATTTGATACTAAGACGGGTAAAGTGATTGAAAGAAAAAGATTTTATCATACGAAATATAGGAAAAAGAAAAAATGAGATTTTTAATATTGTTAATGTTAAGTTTAGGTATGTCATCGGAATGGGGAACATCAGTAAGTGTTAGAACACCAAATGATGATATAAAAGAGTTAGATTATGAATTATCTATAAAATTAAACGATACAAATGGAAAAATTCAATATTTATTAAAAAGAGATTGGGAAAGAGAATTAGGTGAAAAGTATATCGATGATGTAGTTAATTTTCAACATCAAGTACTTGGACACATTTACTATGGTGTAGATTATGTCAATAAAGAATCAAAAGACATAGATTATACAACATATAACATTGGTGCTACAATTGGTTGGTTTAAAGCTGGAGCATCATTTAAAGATATAGATGGTGAGATTTCACCTCTGTTGAATTTAGCTCTTTCAACAAAATTAAAACAAGAAGATTTGGAATATAATGTAGGTGTTTCAGTTAAATCAAATATTACTGATTACAACATAGTGAATGTTAAATCAGAGATAAAGAAATGGTTGACTGATAAACTTAACATATATGGAATTTATAAACACGAATACTACAATGAAAAAGAAGACTTTCAATTTAAAGTCGGATTAGGAGTCAAACTATGAAATTAACAAAAGAAACATTGAGAGAAATCATCAAAGAAGTAATTGCTGAAACTGATGCTCATCCTCAAATCTTAAAGAAAAACAAAGAAGTTGCCCATAACTGAGCGACTCATATGGAGTGGAAGTCTTCCACTGATAAAGAAAAGTATGGTGATATGATTGGTGAAGTTGTACATCATACATTGTTTGAAGATGGAACTATTACAAAATATGATGTAAAGTTCGGAAACAAAACAATTAAAAACATTCCAACAGATATGTTGGAAGTAGTTGAATTACAAGAACATTCTCACGAAGCAACTGAAGAAGATGATGACGATGAGAAAGAAGAAGGAAGTTGTAGTTAAATGATTAAACTTAAATCACTATTATTTGAACAAGAAGAAAAAAAAATACATCCTCTCGTATCCAATTGGAAAAACGAGAAGGCACAATCTTATGCGTCTGTTCTTATAGAAAAATATGGTGAACCTAAAATCAAAGGTAAAAAGATGTTGTTATGGGAAGATGTTACTTTAATTGATGAAGAAAAATATCAATACAAAGTTAAAAAGATTGACAAACTTTATATTATAGATGAAGCAATTGCACATTCATTTCCAGCAGACCACATTGATTATTGTTACTCAACAATAAAAATACCACAAATACAAGCTAAAGATGGTAAGTCAACAATTGAACCTGATTTAGTTGGTAAGTTTGCTGGTGTTACAGGTTCAATCATAATAGATGGATTGAAAGGTGAAGCTACAGCTCGATGTGGTGACACGGTAGCAAATGATGTAACACTTAATTTTGTATTAGATTCAATTGATGGTAAAATAGAACCATCAAAAGAAACATATGCAAAATCTATATTGGCGACACGATAATGGCTTGTTGGGATGGATATAAACAAGTAGGAATGAAGAAAAAAGGTGACAAGATGGTGCCTAATTGTGTTCCTATTTCTGAAATTGTTAAATTAGCAAAAGAAAACATTTGTGTTAATTGTGGTAATATCACTACAGAGAATATATTAGATGAAGATTTAAGAAAATGGTTCAAACAAAAATGGGTAAATATTGGAAAGAAAGATAAATCTGGTAAACATCCACCTTGCGGGACAAGTGGAAAGAAAAGAGGATATGCTAAATGTGTACCTGCTTCTAAAGCTCGTGGTATGAGTAAAAAAGAAAAAGAATCAGCTACTCGTAGAAAAAGAGCAGCACAAAACAAAGCTGGTAGAGGTGGCACATCAGACATAAGTGGTGGTGGTAAAAAACCTATCAGAGTTAAAACGAAAGCGGAGAGTGTGATGAATGTATCAAAAGAAAAATTAAAAGAAATGATTCGAGCAGAATATCAGAATATTCTATCAGAAAACAATATGATGACAGAAGAACAATTCGATGAAGCTGCAGGTAAGAAAGATGCTTGTTATCACAAAGTAAAAGCTCGTTACGATGTATGGCCTTCAGCATATGCAAGTGGTGCTTTAAGTAAATGTAGAAAAGTAGGTGCTAAAAATTGGGGTAATAAATCTAAAAAGAAAGAATCTATTGAAGAATATGATGTAGAGAATTATCAAGATTATAAAGAATTTGTTTCATATATGAAAGAAACATATGGGACTATGAAAGAATCACAGCTTGAAGAAGCAGAATATCAAGGTAGAAAAGTTAAACTTGGTAAGCCGATGCAAGGTGATACAAAGAAATTTAAAGTTTATGTTAAAAATCCAAAAGGTAATGTAGTTAAAGTTAACTTTGGACACGGTGGTTCATCTGTTAAAGGTAAATCAATGAGAATCAGAAAATCTAATCCAGATGCAAGAAGGTCATTTAGAGCAAGACATAATTGTGATTCACCAGGACCAAGACACAAAGCAAGATACTGGTCTTGTAAAAAGTGGTAAAAAAAGCTTGTTTTATTGCTAAATAATTCGTAAATTATCATAGAGGATTAATATGAATAAACTTGTAGAAGAAATAATTAAACCAATTTTAGAAGCCAACTCTAACATTAAAAAAGTTGTTGGTATCTATGGTGGTAGATTTCAACCTTTTGGTCCTCATCATTACAAAACTTATAAATGGTTAACCAAACAAGTTGACGAAGCTTACATTACAACATCAAATATAAAGAAACCTCCAAGACATCCAATGAATTTCAAAGAGAAAGTTAGACATATGTCTAAAATGGGTGTTCCCTCAAATCGTATCATAGAAGAAAAGTCACCTTATGTGGCTAAAAACTTAGCAAAAAAATACGACAAAGACACAACAGCATTCGTTTATGTATTTGGTGCTAAAGATGCTGGTAGATTGGGTGGTAAATATTTCCAAGATTATAAGAAGAGTAAAGGTAACATAAATGGTTACGAAGAAAACGGATATTACTTAGTTGCACCGCATGTTTCAATATCAGTTGGTGGTAAAGAAGTTAGTGGAACAACAATGAGAGAATTATTAGGTTCAGATAAGTTTGATGATAAACAAAGAGCTAAGTTATTTAAAAAAATGTTTGGATACTTTAATCAAGGTGTCTTCAATATGATGGTAAATAAATTCAAAAAATTATTTGAACAAGATGTTGTTACTTGGGACAATACAAAAGAAAAACCAAAAAAGAAAAAACATTTTGATGGTAAAGACAAAGATTTACTTCACGATAAACAAAATGAAACTATTGCTATGGGATATCCTGATTTAAAAGGATTGAAGAAAAAATTAAAAAAAGTAAAAAAGGCTAGAAGTAAAACAGATAGTAATAAAGAGTATCAATATCATCCTGTTAGTGAAGGTTTACCAACAAAAGTAACAGACAAATATAAAAAAATGAAATTAGGTAAAAAAACATGGTCTGATGCAGAAAAAGATTTTTATCTACATCATAGTGGAGACCATATTGGTATAGGTGCAGAATTAGATACTTATGATGGTGATGATGATGACAAAGAAAAGGGTGGTGTTCAACCTAATGAAAAAGATAAAAAGAAAAAAGGTTATGAACCAGTAAGAGAAATTGAATTACCAATTAAAGTTGGTGACACGGTTCTAATGGGTAAGTTTAAAAATAAAAAAGTTGTTATTAAAGATATTGACTTTAATGAAAAAGGTGATTTAACAATAAATGGTAGACCCGCTTTAAAATTTAGAATTGTAAAAGAGTTTTTAAATGATATTGATTTTAATCAAATTATACAGGAAGCTACAAATACATCAACAGATGGTGGAGCAGTTGTAGACGATGGCCCAACTTTTGGGTTTGGTGACCTTGATAATTATGTTGATATTAATGATATAATGACAAGAAAATTAGGTTTTAAAATAGTTGATTATATTGTTAATACTCCAACTGATAATGAACCAGATACACCTAAATATACAAACGATGGAGCAGTGTCATATGGACCTGCAGGTATAGGTACAGGAAGAACACCTAATAATCAAATTGATTTAACAGGGAGTAAAGTTTGGACAGCTTGGGAAAAATATATTGATGGTATAGCATCTACGGCTGGTATGAAATTTGTATCATATTTATTAGATAGAGATATAATCAAACAAACATCTGATGATTCAAAACAAACTAAAAAACTCAGAGACAAAGAAAATCCTGCAGAAACACCGGAAAGAAAGTATGTTGAAGAACAAATATTTACAAAACAATGGTGGAAGAATCAGTTAACAGAACAAGTAGATAGTTCTAAACTAATATCAGTAGCAACTAATCTTTGTAAAAAATATGGTGTTAACCCAAAAATAGAATTAGTTAATACTTTAGGTAATCAACACGAAGATTATGCTCACTTTGATTTTGATAAAAAAGTAATGAAAATATCAAAAAAAGCAACTAAAAATTTAAAAGAGTTTTTAATTTCTGTATTACACGAAATAGACCATGCGAAAGATTTAAAAAAGATGGGTAGAAAATTCATACAAGATTATGAAAAACAACAGAATATGATTGCTCAAGGATTTGTTAAAGGTAAAAAAGACCCTTATTGGGATAATCCATATGAAATAAAAGCAGAAAAATTTGGAAGAAAAGAAGCAAAAAAATATAATATAAAAAAATTATTTGAAGAATCAATCCAAGAAAACATAGTTACAAAAACACAATTAAAACCAAGAGAGAAGGAGTTATTACTTATGGGAGGAGCTTACGGACATATGGCACATCCATTTGATGACAAAGATTTAACTTTTGGTGATTTGAAAAAAATCATCACAGATGGATTAGGTGGACAATTGAATCGTGAAGATAATGTTACAGAAAAGTTAGATGGTCAAAACATAATGGTAAGTTGGAAAGATGGAAAACTTATAGCAGCTAGAAACAAAGGACACATCAAGAATGGTGGAAAGACTGCATTGGATGCAAAAGGTATTGCGAGTAAATTTAAAGGTAGAGGTGCTATAGCAGATGCATTTAATTTTGCTATGAAAGATTTAGGAAAATCAATAGGTGCATTATCTGATAAACAAAAAATGAAGATATTCAACAATGGATACAACTTTATGAATTTAGAAGTAATGTGGCCTAAATCAGCTAATGTAATTGATTATGATGTAGCAGAATTAATATTTCACGGAGCACTGATTTATGATGATAAAGGAAATGTAAAAGGTGAAGTAAAAGGTAGTGGTAGAATATTGGCTGGTATGATTAAACAAGTTAATCAACATATAGGAAAAAAATATTCAATTAGTAAGCCTGTATTTTTAACAATACCAAAACATCAAGACTTTGGTAAAAAGAAAGATAAGTTTTTAGGAAAATTATCTAAATTACAAAATAAGTATAGTTTAAAAGATAATGATACATTAGGTTTATACCATCAGAAATGGTGGGAACAATTTATCCTTCAGAAACTTAAAAAGATACCTCAAAAATCATTAGAAGGATTGGTTAAAAGATGGGCTTTCTTTGATAAATCATATAAGATACCACAAATAAAAAAAGATTTAAAAGAACACGACATATTTTTACAATTTGTATTAGATTTTGATAAAAAGAATCATGCAGCTCAAGTAAAAGAAAATATGAAACCATTTGAAACATTATTTTTTGAAGTAGGAGCTGAAATATTAAAAAATGTTGAAGGTTTTATAGCCGCCAATCCAGATAAAGCTGTACAAAATATAAAGAAAAATTTAAAAAAGGCCATATCAGTTGTAAAAAGTGGTGGTGATATTAAAAAATTAAATAGATTAAAAGTTCAATTAGATAGATTAAATGCAATTGGTGGAACAAAAGCTATTGTTCCAAGTGAGGGAATAGTGTTTAAATATAAAGGAAAGACTTATAAATTCACAGGTGCATTTGCTCCAGTGAATCAAATTACAGGTTTAATTTATTTTTAGATATTTATATATATAAATATAATGAGGTAGATATGAGTAAAAAACTTGAACAAAATTTATCTAAAGTTAGAGATATGTTAGCTGGCAATAACAACTCTAAAATAATAGTTGGTGGTAGTAGTGTTGGTACAAGTCATATGGACGGCCGTCAAGAAGGTGAACGATGGACTGATTTAGAAGGTAAGGAATGGGAAAAGAAAAACGGCATTATTAAAAATGTTAGAAGAATGCCAGATGTAGGTATTTTTTCAAAAAAATGTAAAGATTGTGGTAGAGATTGTAGTAGAGTTCATAAAAAACAACCACATTTTGATACTTGGAAACGATTTGAAAGATGTTTTTATTGTCAAATAAATTATGAAACTTTATTAAAAAGTAAATCAATAGGTGAAAATGGCAATAAATGGCAATTTTGGGTAAAATTACAAATGCTACAGAGATGGGATGCAATTGACCAAGAAGTTCAACATTTAGTTTTTGAAAATAGTAATGTTAAACATAACGATAAAGCATTGACAAATGCTTTAGCAAACGAAAATCAACGACAGGCTAGAGAAGCAGTAAAAAAACTCTAATCAACAATAGGAGAAATACAATGACAGAATGGGTATTAGCAAATTGGGAATGGGTAATGTTAGGATTTTACACATTAGAAAAAATCGTAAAATTATCACCAAGTAAAAAAGACGACATTATATTCGATGCAGTAATTAAACCTGTATGGGATAAATTACCTTTTGGTAAATAATATGTTTAGTAAAATCAAAAAATATGTTATAGGGTTTTTTGTTTTATGTGGTGGTATACTTATGGCATTCTTAACTGGAAAATCAGCAGGTAAAAAAAGTGAGAAGGTAAAGAATGTTAAAAAGAACATTAAAAAAACAAAAAAAGCTATCAACACTAAAAAGAAAAAAATAAGTAATGTTAAAAAAAGAACTTACAAGAAAAAAGATGTTGGTACAAAAGAGGCAGCAGATTATTTAAAAAAGTTTGCTAAAAAGGGAAAGAAAAAATGAAAACATTAATTATGATATTATTGTGTTCATTAGTCTTTACTCAAGAAGTTGTACCTTGTGATGGTACTTGTTTATCAGAAGAAGAAACAAAAAATATCTTCAACAATATACAAGAACTTGAATTTAATCTTGAAAAAGCTAAAACTCTAAATATAGAGTATGAAGATTTGATGAAAGATTATGAGGTACAAATAAAACTAAAAGATGATATGATACAACTTGTCAAGCCAAAATGGTATGATAATAAATATCTTTGGTTCTTTGGTGGAATGTTAATAACAAGTGGTTCTGTTTATTTAGCAGGACAAATTAAATGAGTCAAGATTATAAACAAATAATACAAAGAGAATATTTAAATTGTGTAAAAAGTCCAGTACATTTTATGAAAAAGTACTGCAAAATACAACACCCTACAAAAGGGAAAATAAAATTCAATTTGTATGACTATCAACAAGAAATGTTAACAGATTTTGTTGATAATCGTTATAATATAATCTTAAAGTCAAGACAATTAGGTATATCAACTCTTTCAGCAGGATATTCATTATGGATGATGTTATTTAATCAAGATAAAAATATTCTTGTTATTGCAAAAGATAAAGATACAGCTAAAAATCTTGTTACTAAGGTTAGAATAATGTATTCTAACTTACCACAATGGTTAAAGACAAATGTTATAGAAGATAATAAATTATCATTAGTATTTAGTAATGGTTCACAAATTAAAGCAGTAGCTGCAACAGCTGAAGCAGGTCGTTCAGAAGCACTATCTTTACTTGTTATTGATGAGGCTGCTTTTATTGACAAGATTGATTCAATATGGACTGCGGCACAACAAACACTCGCAACGGGTGGTGATTGTATAGCGTTATCAACACCTAATGGTGTGGGTAATTGGTTTCATCAACAATGGATGGGAGCTGTAGATGAAACAAATAATTTTAATACAATAAAACTTCATTGGACTTGTCATCCAGATAGAGATGAAGCATGGAGAGCAGAACAGGATAAAGTATTAGGCCCCTCACAAGCAGCACAAGAATGTGATGCAGACTTTCTTACTTCAGGTGAATCTGTAGTCGACCCTCAAATATTGTCTTGGTATAAAGATAATCAAGTGTGTGAACCTGTTGAAAAACTAGGTATAGACAATAATTTATGGATATGGGAACAACCTGATTATACAAAAGAATACATAGTGGTTGCTGATGTGGCTCGTGGTGATGCTGCAGACTTTTCTGCAACTCAAGTTTTTGAGGTTGATACTATGACACAATGTGCTGAATACAAAGGTAGATTATCAACTACAGATTACGGTCATTTTTTGATAGATTTAGCCACAAAATACAATGATGCACTACTTATAGTAGAGAACAATAATATAGGATGGGCTACAATACAAACCATCATAGATAGAGGTTATAAAAATTTATTTTATCAATCAAAAGATTTACAAGTGGTTGATGTCGAACATCAGATGAGTAATAAGTACAGGACACAAGATAGAAATATGGTACCAGGGTTTTCAACAACAGCTAAAACTCGACCATTGATTATTGCAAAAATGGAAGAATATGCAAGAGAAAAATTAGTTAATATAAAATCATCAAGATTAATTGAAGAATTATTTGTTTTTATATATAAAACAGGATTGATAAATTCAAGAGCAGAAGCTATGAAAGGATATAATGATGATTTAGTTATGTCTTTTTCTATTGCTCTTTGGATAAGAGATACAGCATTAAGATTACAAAAAGATAAAAACGACCAACAATGGGCTGTTATGAATGGTATATTACAGAATAATGGTAATTCAAACTCAGAAGCAGCTTCAGGGTTTTCAAAGGGTAATCAAAATCAAAACAATCCCTTTGAAATGAACACGGGTAAAGATAAAGAAGATTTATCCTGGTTAATTAAATAATAAGAGGTAGAAATGGCACAAAATGAAAATATATTTACACGATTAGGGAAATTATTTCAAAATCAAATCGTAGTTAGAAAAACACCATCTGGACAAGTAAAAGTTAAAGATGTCGATTTTTCACAAACAAGTTTAAGTACTAATTTTATTGATAGGTATAACAGATTGTTTAATAGTCAAAATGCATCGTGGGGTACTGGATATGCAGCAAAACAAAACTCACAAAATGCTTATGATGCACAGCGAAGAGAATTATTTAGAGATTATGAAGTTATGGATTCAGACCCAATCATATCATCTGCACTTGATATTTACTCAGATGAATCTACGGTAGATAATGTTGAAGGAAGAGTATTAAAAATTAAAACTGATAATCCAAAAGTTCATAAAATTTTACACAATTTATTTTATGACATATTAAATATAGAATTTAATTTATGGCCTTGGATTCGTAATATGACCAAATATGGTGATTTCTTTTTAAAATTAGATATATTAGATAAACATGGTATAATGAATGTTAGACCACTTTCTGTATATGAAACAAATAGATTAGAGGAACACGACCTTGAAGACCCTCGTAAAGTAGAGTTTCAAGTAACAGAACCACAAGGTAAATATAAAGCAACAAATGGTGAAACTAATGAAGAATTATTTCAAAATTATGAAATAGCTCATTTCAGATTATATGGGGATGCTAATTTTTTACCATATGGTAAATCAATGTTAGAAGGTGCTCGTAAAGTATGGAAACAATTAACTCTTATGGAAGATGCTATGTTGATTCATAGAATTATGAGAGCTCCAGAAAAGAGGGTATTTAAGTTAGATATTGGAAACATTCCACCAAACGAAGTCGAAAACTTTATGCAACAGGTTATTAATAAAATGAAAAAAATACCTGTTATTGACCAAAATACAGGTGAATATAATTTGAGATATAATGTAGAGTCAGTAACAGAAGATTATTTCTTACCTGTTCGTGGTGGAGATAGTGGAACAGAAATTGACACTTTACCAGGTTTAGGTAATGATAATGCAATTGATGATATTGAATATTTAAGAAACAAAATGATGGCGGCTCTTAAAGTTCCAAAAGCATTTTTAGGATACGATGAACAAATAGGTTCAAAAGCTACACTTGCAGCTGAAGATGTTAGATTTGCAAGAACGATTGAGAGATTACAAAAAGTTGTGTGTGCTGAATTAGAGAAGATTGCTATTGTTCACTTATACACACAAGGATTTGAAGATGCAGAATTAATTAATTTTGATTTAGAATTAACAAATCCATCAATGATACATCAACAAGAAAAATTAGAGTTGTTAACACAACAACAAGAAATAGCAACTAATTTGTTAGAAAATAAATTAATGTCTCGTAAATGGATTTATGATAATATTTTTGAATTTGATGATAATCAGAAAACAGAAATATTCGATGGTATTATCGAAGATACAAAACAAAAATTTAGAATGGAACAAATTGAAACAGAAGGAAGTGACCCTGCAAATCAACCACAGGATTCTGGTGAAGGCGAAGAGGATGTTATGGCTAGAAAAGGTGAATGGGGCGGTGACAGAAGAAGTGGAACTGGTAAGAAAGAATACGGTAATGAGTATGATGCCGATGATTTAAAAGATGCAACAAAGTATGAAAGAGAACGATATGGTAAACGAGAGTTTAAAGGCAAATCACCATTGGCTGTTGGTAAGGGTGGAACGATTGTTGCGAGAGAAAGCTTACTAAAATCCTTAAAGAAAAAATTTGGAAATAACATCAATCAAGGAATACTAAATGAGGATTCAATAATTGATGAAGAAAAATAGAATAAATATATCGTTATTTAGGTTTTTCATATATTTATATATGAATAATTACACATATGCGACGGAGAACAAGAATGCAAAATAAAATTAAACATTCAAAAATCCGTAATTCAGGATTATTGTTTGAATTTTTACTCAGACAGATTACTTTAGATGTGCTTAATAAGAACACAACGAGTAAAGCTGTAGAAATGATAAAAGAAAACTTTAATGAAACAACTGAATTGGGAAAAGAATTGGCTTTATACAATATCCTTTTAAGTAAAAAATTTAGTGATGACAAACGCGCAGAATTTTTTATTAATGAAGTTTTACAACAAAGGCAAAAATTAAATAATTCAAAGTTACGAAGAGAACGATATAATTTGATAAAATCATGCAAAGAAAGTTATGATACATCAAAATTGTTTTCGAGTAAAGTTAAAAATTACAAATTATATGCAACAATTTATAAACTATTTGAATTTAAATCTTTATCCGCAGAAGAAAAAACTGAATCATTTTTTAATATTGTTGAACATATAACTACTCCAGAAAAAAATATAAAATTATCAGAAACTATTGGAGGAGCTCCGATACCTGATGATAGTGATTTAAGAATACTAACATATAGAACTTTGTTAGAAAAATTCAATCAAAAATATTCAAAACTAAATAAAAATCAAAAAAACTTATTAAGGGAATATATTAATAATGTTTCAAATACAAATTCATTAAAAGAAACAATACAAACTATAGTTAATGAATTAAAAAAAGATTTAAAATCACACAAAAAAAATCTTAAAGATAAAGTTGTAAAAATCAAAATGGATGAAGCAATCAAATCAATTAGTGAAATGTGTGGGATAGAAGATAACTCAAGTATTGTAAAAGACAAATATGTTTTACAAACAATGAGATATTTAGAACTTTTAAAGGAGTTGAAAAAAAGTGACAAACAAACAATTCAAGATTAAAATCAAAGAAATAATGTTAGAATTATTGAAAGATTATGATTTAGAAGAAATAACCACTACGAGTAATATAGATGGGTATTCAACTCCGTTTGCATTTGCAGGAAAAGGTAAAAAGGGTAAAAAGAAAAGAAAAAGAATTTCAACAAATAGTACTGGTTATGCTGTTGTGAACGAAGAATTATCACAACAAGATGTTACACAGATAAGAAAAATTATAAAAAGCATTTTAAATGATATGTTTAGGGATATATGGTTGAAAAGAAATGCTTGGAATAGAATTTAGGAGAATAAAATGTCATCAATGTACCAATCAAGTTCATTTAACGAAGCAGGTGTAACACGACCTTATGCACAGATACCGAAAACACCAGATTTTAGTAATGTATTTAATAAAGTTACTGCACCAGCAGCTGGAGTAGTTCAAGAAGCACCTAATAGTGTTATACTAAATAATGCAGGTAGTTATAAATTTTGTTACACTACATCTGCATCGTTAGCTGGTTCAACTCTTGACCCAACTGATTACATATCTGGTTCTGTTTTAGACGGTGATAGTGGTCCAATTGAATTACCTATTCAACCAGTAGCATGGGCAGCAGCAGGAGCTGCAGCTAAAACAGGTGATGTAACATTCGTATATAAAGGAGTAAAATAATGAAGCAAGTAATAGTAGATTATATTCCATTTGAAGTATCACCACAACAAATTAATGAGTCAATGAAAAACAACAATGGTAGATTGGTTGTTAAAGGAGTATTGCAAAGAGCAGAAGCTAAAAATCAAAACGGAAGAGTTTATCCAAAAGAAACTTTAGTTAGAGAAGCTAAAAAATATGCTGAGATTCAAATTGCTGAACGAAGAGCACTTGGTGAGTTAGACCATCCAGATTCATCTGTTGTTAACTTGAACAATGTATCTCATAATGTATTGGAAATGCATTGGAAAGATAATGATTTAGTTGGTACGGTCGAGGTATTAGGAACTCCTGCAGGAAATATTTTAAAAGAATTATTTAAATCAGGCATTAAACTTGGTATATCATCAAGAGGACTTGGTTCAGTAAAAGAAATGAACGAAAATGAAGATGGTGATACGGTAGAAGTACAACCTGATTTTGAACTTATCGCATTTGATTTTGTATCAAATCCATCTACACACGGAGCTTTCTTATCACCAACAAATGAAGGAAAATTAAATGAAGGTGTTGGGACAAGAGATGGTGTGTGTTGTCACGATTGCAAAATTGAAAACATAATCAACGATATTTTCAGAGGAGAATAAGATGAGTGATTACAAAAAAATGATGGGATTCATTGATAAAAAAACTTCTAAAAAAGACTCTAAACCTAAAGTAAATGAAGTTCTTAACTCTGTAAAAAAAGAATTTGGTGATTTAAATGAATCTCTAACTTGGAATAATAGAAAATTCGGTGAGAGATTACCTACAATGGAAGACTATCAAGAAGCACACGATAAAAAAAATATGCAAGAAGGACCTGCTTACGAATATAAAAAAGATTTAAAAAACATTGATAAGTCTTATAAATTACATGCCAAATCAGTATTAAATTTTTATGAAAAATTAAGAAAAAAAGGTTTAGATAAAGAAGCATCAGCTTTACTTGATACATATAAGAAAAATTATGTAACTTTTAAAAAACAATATGATAAAATTGTAAGTAAACTACTCTAATGCCTTCAGTATCTAAACAACAACAAAAGTTTTTTGGAGTTGTGAAAGCAATGCAAAAGGGTGATACACCTAAAAAAGGAAAAGCAGGAAAAGCTGCTAAATCAATGAGTAAAGATGATGTTGATGATTTTGCTTCAACGAAACATAAAGGATTACCAAAAAAGGTAAAAAAGGAAATGAAAGTCAGAGAATTAATAAAAAAATTAGTTAGAGAAATAATGACTGAAGAACAAATTACAGAAGCTTTAGATGCTAAAAAAATTAAAAAAGAATTAAACAATAGTTTAAAGGGTGTTAGAAAAAATAACTTTACTTTAGCTAGAGAGTTAAATAAAATTAACAAAACAAAAGCTAAACAAGTTATGGTATTATATAAACGATACATAATCGAATATCAAATTCGAATTGAAAAAATACTGAGAGATGTTAAATGAAAATAACAATGAAAAGATTAAAAGAAATCATTAGAGAAGAGTTAATTAATGAGAAGGTATTTGGTTCACAAGCACAATATGATGCTTATAGAAAAAAACATAATTTAAAACCTGGTACAAAAGTTAAAGTAGCAGGTAAAACAATTACCGTTAAAGGTAAAGGTAAAATGTCTAAAAAGGCTAAATCAACAGCTGATAGAATGGCTGATAAATTAAATAAAAAAATGGATGCTTTGAATAAAAAACGAACACAAGGTAAAGTTACAGAAAATGAAAAAATACCTGGTGAGTTAAAAAGATATATGGATAGATTTTTAGACAAATTAAAAGATAGAAATTTAGTAAGAGCTAAAAAGAAAGAAGTTTTGAAAAAAGTTTTACAAACATTAGGTATATCTCCTAAAGAATTACAAATGTATATGCAAAGAGTTAAAAGAGAGATATAGTGAAACTTATAGACTTATTATTAGAAAAAAAAGTTGAATTTCCGGAAAAAGATGTAGATTTGGTTAGGAAATACACACATCAAAATCAACATCAGTCCGCTAGGTCACATATAGCTTATTATGGATGGTCAAAATATGGTAATAGAAATCTTAAAAAATTTGATGAATTTTATAGACTATTAAATAAATTAGGAGATGTATTAGGTGGTTTCGGTCCAGAATTAAGTAAACTTAAACAAAAAATGGAAAAACCATTTTACAAAGAAATAAAAAAAACTTTTTCAAATGCAGAAGACATTATAAGGAATCTATAGTGAAACTTAAAGACTTATTAAATGAATTAGCTATTACTCGAGGTAAAGTTTATACTGATAAAGATTTAAAACCTTTTAAAGTAGATGAAGATAAAATTGATGAAGCTGGTTCAATTGGTGGAGCTCTCGATATGAGTAGTATAGAAAATAGTTATACAGCTCCAAAAAGAGACACAAGTGTTAAAAATCAAGGTGTTTATTTACAAAAGTTTTCATCAAAAGAAGCAAGAGCAACTATTGATGGGGCATTAAAAAATTATGTAAAAGATTTAAGAAAGGTTCAAGGTAAAGTTGTTAAGGATTGGATGAAAGCAGCAAAAGCAAATCAAATTGATTTCTTTGATATTATAAGAGGATTAAAAACAGGTGATGTACGAAGAGCACATCAATATGAAACAGATTTTTTAGTAAGTTTATTAACAAAAGATAAAATCATTGATAGATTCAGAAGTTATTTTAAAGGTAAAAAAGGTAAAAAAAGATAATGGCTACAAATAAAGATATTATTAAAAAATTAGATTGTGTTGAAGAAAGATTAACTAATGGTGAATTAGAAGAAATACATTCAACGGTAAAAGAAATTAAAGAAGTTTTGTTAGACCCTGAAGATGGGTTGATTGTTCGTGTGAATAAAAACACATATTGGAGAAAACAAATCAATATACAAGATATAGAAGAATTAAAGAATTTTAAATCAAATGTAACTCATGCACTTTGGGGTGTTTACACTTTAGTGTTGGGTATAATAGCTAAAATATTATTTTGGAAATAGGAGATAAAAATGGCTTTAGAAAATATGACATCACAATTTCAACCACAAGTAACTACACCTTCTAATGGACAAGCAGGTGCTACTGGTCAAGGATTAGAGAATCTTACAAATCAAGGTTCAAATTTAAATTTAGATGACAATCCTATCTTATCAAATGCATTAGCAAATAATCAAGGATTGGAAAATGTTACTAATGCAGGTTCAACTTTAAATATTGATGATGAACCAACAGAATCATTAGGACTTGCTAATGGTGTTGGATTGGAAGCTTTAACAGCTAGTGATTCAAATTTAGATATAGATACAAACCCAACTAATTCAAATGGATTAAATGAGACCGCATTATCTGTAGGTCTATCAAATTTAGAAATAGGTGCTGAAACTGATATGAGTGACGGATTAGCATCTGGAAATGTTTAAGTATAACTTAAGGAGAAATGAAAATGAAAAAACTAAAAAATATATTAGGTGAGGCTTTCGAGGATACACAAAGAGTCGATAAACACAAGGTAGTTGAAGGTGTTAGAAACTTTGGTATTGTTGGAAAAACACTTTATAATAATAATAATGTGATGGAAGTTGCAAAACAACTTTCTGATATAGCTGAATCAGCACACAATCATATTCTTAGTGAACAAGATGATTGGTTTGATAAGATTTCAGTAAACAAGAATATGAAATCATTAAAAGGTAGTGTGGTTGAATTTCAAAAAACTGCTAAAGAAGCTAATGCTTTGAATCAAAGATTGACTGGTCTTTATGAGGATATTGGGCATGTATTGAATCGTTACTATGACATCGATGAGGCTATTGAAGAAATGGATAAACCAGATGAAGATGAATTAGACAATGACTATGATGATAGAGAAGATAAAGACATTGATAATGATGGTGATTCTGATGATTCAGATGAGTATCTTCACAAAAAAAGACAAGCAATTAGTAAAGCTATGAAAGAAACTAAACACGAGGTAGACTCAAAACCAACTATTAAATTAGCAGATTTAGCGTCTAATATTGTCACTAATAAACCTGTCGGTGACCTTACTAAAAAACATAATTAAAAATGTCTGATAGGTTATTTTATCAATTAGTTCATCATATTGAACATTTGATTTTATATAGTTTAGTTCTTTGGCAAGTATACTTTATACTTAAATGGTTGTTAAAATATGTAAGTAAAAACTTTAAGTTTGAATCAAAAATCATTTCTCCACAAACTCAAGTTATTGAACACATATCAAAAAACAAAGAATATACAAAAGAAAGTATAAAGAAGGACTTAGGTGCAATTGATGTAAAAGTTGATAAAAAGATATTTATAGACAAACCAGGTGAAGTAGATATTAAACTGGATGAAGTCAAAAAAGGTAAAGTTAAAACACAAAAAGACAAGTTAAAAAAACTTAGGGGAAAGTAGTTGAAGATTACAAAAACAAACTTGACAGATTTAATTAGAGATGAGTTAGAAAACTTTAAAATTGTCAAATTATCAAAAGACGATATGGAACAATTACATAAAACTGGTCAAATTGAAAAAGATGGTGTGTTTTATCAATATCAAGAACCTGTAAAAGAAGATTTTAAAATTAGAAAAACAGACAAATTAATGAATCCTATAGCTAAAAAATCTTTTAGTATTAATGCAGAAAAAGAAGATGAGATAGAAGAAAAACTAAAAATGTCTAAAGGTAGTGGTAGAGGTACATCGTGGATGAATTATGACGATGATACTTATCGTATGCAAGTCACAAAAGATAGTAATCAATATCACATTAGTGTTTTTAAAAAGTTTATGGGACCTTCATCTAAAAGATTACTTGATTTAAAAGGATTGAGTAAAACAGATGCAGCAAAATTAGTAAAATTAGCTAAATCATCTGGTCTTGAAAAAACTGCAAAATACGGAAAATCTAAATATAAAAAATATGTAAGTGAAGGAAAACTTAACGAAAAATTTGACTTAAAAAAACTTGAAATCGTTATTAAGTCTATTCAAAAGAAAATTAAGAAACAAGGTATAGTTACCAACGATAGAGATGAAGAACATCTTAAACAATTGATTAAAGTTTATAAGAATATGGGTGGAAGAAAAATTAAAGAATCTGTATGGGGATTACCAAAAGGTTCAAATACAACAAAGATGGATGAATTAGATGCTGAACTATCAAGAGCAGGAATAAAATCAATTCCCGATTTTACAAAACTTATAGTACAAGTAAAAGGTAATAAAGGTAAGATAAATAAAATTATGAAGACTCATAAAGCAAAAAAGATTTTTGAAGGTAAAAGACAACAATTGTCTATTCCAGTAATGGATAAATTAAAGACAGATAAGATTTTAAAAAAATTAAGACTTAAACCCGGTAAAGATTATGATGTCGGAGTAGGAAGTCGTAATTCATTTATATTAGATATAGAAGGTAAATATTTAGATAAATTAATTACATTGTTAATGAAACAAAGAATAAGAGTGAGGTAAGGTTATGGCTAAAGGTTTAGATTGTGGTACAAGTTACTACATAGCATCGACAGAAGATTCAATTAAAAAACAGAGAAATGCATTTTTAACCGTAGATGGTGATATTGCTACGGTAAAAAGAATGTTGAAAAGACAAAGAATACCATATGTGGAAAAATCAGGAAAGATTCACATTATTGGTCAGCATGCATTCAATTATGCACAAATATTTTCACAAGCAGAATTAAAACGACCTATGAAAAGTGGTCTATTGAATCCAAAAGAAAAAGATGCTTTACCAGTATTATCATCTATTATAAATGAACTACTGGGTAAACCTAAAAAAGAAGGTGAAGTTTGCGTGTACTGCGTCCCTTCAAAACCCATTGATGCTGACAGGGAAGTGTCTTACCACGAAGATGTGTTAGGGACAATTATTGAGGGCGTTGGTTATAAAGCACAAAAAGTTGAAGAGGCAGTTGCAATTGGTTACGAAGGATTAGTAGATAACAATCTAACAGGTATATCAATTTCAATGGGAGCTGGAATGTGTAATATAGCAGTAATGTATAGTGGAATGACAGCATTATCATTTTCTGTTTCAAGAGGTGGTGATTGGGTTGACCAAAACACATCAGCTGATACAGGAGTTCCTATCCCAAAAGTGACAGCAACAAAAGAAAATTCATCAACATTAGATTTATCTAAATCACAGATAAGTAACATTTATGAAGAAGATTCATCAGAAGCAAATGTATTGATTGCTCTTCGTTCTTATTATGGGGCATTAGTGAATTATTTGTTAACAAATTTAAAACATCAATTTGAGAATGCTGAAAAAGTACCCCAGTTTCAAGAACCAGTTCCGATTGTCATAGGTGGTGGAACATCATTAGTAAAAGGGTTTATGGAAGTATTTATGGAACAATTCAATCAAGATGAGTTCCCTATCCCAGTATCAGAAGTAAAATTAATTGAAGATGCTCACTCAGCAGTTTCAAGAGGTTGTTTGAGTGAAGCCCAACTTGTAGAGGAGGATGAAGGTGAAGAGAGCAACGATTAAGGAAATACATAAATTTCTTAAAACATTGGAAGAAAATCGTTATAAAAAACTTGTAAAGTCTGAATGTAGAAGAATAGCATGGTTTGTTAATAATGATTTATCAGAAGATTACGATGCCATGCCAGAGTCATTGAGAAAAAAATGGGTAAAAGCTGAATATAAAAAAGAAAAATATTTAGCTAAAAAATTCTTAGAAAACTTACAAGAATTAGAAGAACAAAAATTAAGAGAATCAATTCGTAACATAATCAAGAGGTTAATATGAGAAAAAGAAAGAACTTTAGGAAAAAAAGACCTAAAGACACTGCAGTAGGGTTATCAGTAACGGTTTTTAACAACAATGTAGAAGGAGCTCTAAAAGTTCTTAAAAAGAAAGTAAAAAATTCAAATTTATTTTTAGATTTAAGAAAAAAAGAATACTATGTAAAGCCATCAGAAATAAATAGACAAAAAAGAAATATGGCAAAATTAAGAAATAAATATAAAAACGAAAAAGAACAAAAAAACTATTAATTTTTTGTAAATTCGTATATTTATATACACAAACTACAATACACCGTCTTATCTATACGGTGTCTAAATATAACTTAACAATTATTAAGTTTCCTAATAAACTTATTCCAAAATATATAAAATAATGGAGAAATCAAATGAGTGATTTACTTAAAGAAGCAATTGCAGATGCAAAAGCAGTTCGTGAAACAGCTTTACAAAATGCAAAAGCAGCTCTTGAAGAGGCTTTCACTCCTCAAATCAAATCTATGCTTTCAGCTAAATTATCTGAGACAGAAGATAGTGATGAAGATGATACTGAAGAAATGGCCCACGAAGATGAAGAAGAAGCGGGTGATGATGAAGTTGAAGAATCTACTGAAGCTGTCGAAGAAGGTGAGCATGAAGGTGACGATGATGAAGACGCAGTTGAAGAAGGTGCTCACGAAGGTGAGGACGAAGATGAAGACGCTGTTGAAGAATCTGCTGAAGACAATCTTGATTTAGAAGCGGTAATCAAAGAACTTGAAGCTGAACTATCTGAAGGCGAAGAAGATGATGACGAGGAAGTTGAAGAATCAACAGAAGCTGTTGAAGAAAATGAAGAAATCGAAGAAGAGTACGAAATTGACGAAGCTGCTCTTGAAGAAGATGATGATTTAGAAGAAGAAGTTGATACATCATCTGGAGTCGGTTCTGGTACTGGAAGAGGTAATACAGATACTTCATCTGGAATCGGAAAAGGTGGTCAAGAAAAAGCTAAGAAAATGGAATCAATTGAGGCTGAACTAGCAGAACATAAAGAAGCTGTTCAATACTTAAAAGATAAACTTCACGAAGTTAACATTTTAAATGCTAAATTGCTTTACACAAATAAACTTTTCAAAGAGTTTAGTTTGGACAATAATCAGAAATTAAAAGTGGTCGAAACTTTTGATAGAGCTCAAACAACTCGTGAAATTAAATTAGTTTACTCTACTATGGCAGAACAATTAAATGAAAATAGTGGTGTAATAAAACGCAAATCAATTAAAGAATCAGCAAGTGCTCCTGTTAGTTCTACAAAACCTTCTAAAGAATCATCAAAAGTGATTTCTGAAGAAGCTGTTGTAGCTGACAGATTCAGAAAACTAGCTGGTATCTTGAAAGGTTAGGAGAAAAACAAAATGTCAAATTATATAAACGAAGCTTTACTTGACGCGTCTCCAATGAAGAAACAGCAATCAGAAGCTAAAGGACTTGTTAATAAGTGGGATAAAACAGGTCTTTTAGATGGTCTTAATGAAGATTTTAAAAGACAAAGTATGGCGGTTCTTCTTGAGAATCAAGCAAAGCAACTAATCAATGAGTTTACAACTACAAGTCCTAATGCAGGAGTTGCAGGTGGAAACTACAAAGGTGATGAAGAATGGTCAGGTGTGGCTCTTCCATTGGTTCGTAGAATCTTTGGTGAAATAGCAGCACAAGAGTTTGTATCAGTTCAACCTATGAACTTACCTTCAGGTCTTGTATTCTATCTTGATTTCCAACACGGAAAAACAAGAATGGGATTCACTGCAGGTGATTCAATTCACGGTAACACTGGTCCAAATTCACCGTCTGGTTCATCAGCACCTTATCCTGATAAAGGATTTTACGGAACAGGTAAATACGGATATACCGTTGGAACAGCTTCAAATCAGTCATTTAATGTAACTGGTTCAGCTGTAAGTTCAACATTATCTGAAATTAATTTTGATTCTGAAAATTCAGCATCAGGATTATTTAAACTATCTTCTACTGCTCTTACAGGTCCTGTTGATACAGCAGCTGTTAGAGGTTGGAATGTTACTTTATCTGGATTCAACGCTGGCGAGACCGTTACAGAGTATAAAGGTGGTCAGTATAGAACTATAGCTGGTGATGATACATCTCCAGGTGTGTTTACAACCGTTGTTCAATTAGGTGATGTTGGTCAAACAGCTCCTTCTGGTTCACTTGTTGTTTCACCTATCGTATCTAATGTAGAATCATCAAGAGGTGATTTTGAAGATAAAGGTGGCGACGCTACTAATGATTCACTACAAATACCTGAAGTTGACTTGAAACTAAAATCAAGACCAATCGTTGCTAAAACTCGTAAGTTGAAAGCAGTTTGGACTCCTGAGTTAGCTCAAGACTTAAACGCTTATCATTCAGTTGACGCTGAAGCTGAATTAACATCTATGTTAAGTGAGTACATTTCAATGGAAATTGATTTAGAAATCTTAGATATGTTAATCAACGATGCTGTAACAACTGATTACTGGTCAGCTAAAGTTGGTAAATACTATGATTCATCAGCTTCTGCTTTTGCAGAAAATACTAGCGGATATGCATATACTAAATTTGAATGGTATCAAACACTTGTTGAAAAAATACAAAAAGTGTCAAATACAATTCATCAATTAACTCTAAGAGGTGGTGCTAACTTTGTTGTTGTATCTCCAAAAATAGCAACTATTTTAGAGTCAATTCCAGGATATGCAGCTTCAACTGATGGTAACAAAGCTCAGTTTGCAATGGGAGTATCGGCAGTCGGTTCAGTTGCTGGACGATTCACCGTATACAAAAATCCATATATGACTGAAAATGTAATCTTAGTTGGATTTAGAGGTTCAAACTTCCTTGAAACAGGTGCAGTATATGCTCCATATGTTCCATTGATTATGACTCCTCTTGTGTATGACCCAAGTGACTTCACACCAAGAAAAGGTGTAATGACACGATACGCTAAGAAAATGATTAGACCAGAGTTTTATGGTAAAATCTATTGTTCAGACTTAAACTTAATATAAGTTAATTCTGTTCATATTAGTTAAGGAAAGACCCTATCTTTTGATAGGGTTTTTTCTTATATTAACTATTTATATATGAATAGTAACCTGGAGTTTTATTATGCCAAAATCAGTATTTGTATACACAGACCCAACGATAGCTACATCAGCTGATGGTGATACACCATTTGGTTTATATGATGCAGACACAACATTTGTATCTGAATCAGTTGAAGTTTGTAAATATGTAGCTAGAAAAATGGGACACCCTGTTATGCAACTTGAGATACCTAGTTCATCAATCTATGCTTGTTTTGAAGAAGCAACATCAGATTATTCAACTTATATAAACAATTATAATATGAAGAATTGGATGTGGGAACATTATGGTAATAGTGAAAAAATATCAGGTTCTTTTGGTACAGGTACAACAAGTCCTGTTAGTCCTAATGGTGGGTTATCAACTTACTTATCTGACCAATATGGAGAGTTAGCTAGAGTAGGTGGCGATACAACTTTACACTCAGGTTCAATAACCGTAGGAAATAAACAACTTTATGATTTGGCAACAGAAGCTTCATTTTCAAGTGCTGCACATAGTACTAAACGATTAGAAGTACAAACGGTATTTAATCAAGGGCCATCTGCTATAACAAGATTTTATGACCCATTTGCCGGCTCATACGAGCAAAGAAATATGTTAGACTCGTTTGGATTAGGTGCTTCAGCTCCAGCTGTATCATATATAATGCGTCCAGTATATCAAGATATTTCAAGAGCAGCTGCTATAGAAACTAATGATAAAATTAGAAAATCAAATTATTCATTTGAATTAGTTAATAATCAGTTAAGAATATTTCCACTTCCTACGACAGATGATGTGGGAACAAAAATTTGGTTTAATTATTATGTTAGAGATGAAAGAAGAGAATTAACAAGAACATATAATCAAGATAAAACAACAGACCCATCTAATGTACCATATAAATTTATTACATATACAGAAATAAATGCTTCAGGTAGGCAATGGATACGAAGGTATACATTAGCACTAGCAAAAGAATTATTAGGTATAATCAGAAGTAAGTACTCTTCAATGCCTATACCTAATGGAGATGTCACTCTTGATGGAGAAGCATTAAAATCAGAAGGAAGAGAAGAAAAGGCGAATTTAATAGAAGAGTTAAAAGAATTTTTAGAATCAGTTTCTTTAACAGAAAAGGCTAGAGCTGAAGCTGAAGAAGCAAATGCTCAAAGGGAAGTATTAGCTAAAGCTCCACTTAAAATATATTTAGGATAATCTAATGTCACGAACAAATCCATTTTTTTTACCGAGAAAAGAATTTGAATTAATCAATTCAATGAATGAAGAATTGATTGATGAGATAGTCGGTCAATCTGTAGATGTTTACAAAGTAAATATAGAACAGACAGATGATAATATTTATGGAGAGTCATCGACAAAATATTATGATATAGGATTTAGAGTAAATTGTTTAATTCAATACAATGAACCAGAAATAAATCAAGACGAGTTTGGAGCAGATACAACAGGTGATATTGAACTATATTTTCAAAGAGAAAATTTATCAAGTGGTTCTTTAAATTTCTATCCAGAGATTGGTGACATTGTAGATTGGAATGATTTTTATTGGGAAATTGACGGTACAACAGAACCTCAATTAGTAGCAGGCCATCCAGGATATAAACATCAGATAAAAGCTACAGCACATATTGCGAGACTTTCATCATTACAAATAGAAGAGAGGCCAAGATAATGGCAGTACAACAAATAAAAACAAAAAGGATTATTAAACACGATACTGCTAATCCTAATTACAAACCAGACCCTGTTATAGTTAAATCAGAGCCTGTAGTGAATGGTAACAAATTAGAAAATACTAATGAAGGAGTATATCAAGGAAATATAAAATCATCAACTAATGTTTATGGTGAAGAAATGAAAGATATGATGAGTACAATGATGGGTAAATTAGATAACATCAAAGTACAGAATGGTAATATTAATGTGAATGATAACTCTATAGAAGTTGATGTAAAAAGAAATGTATTTTTATCTAAAGCAGATGATTCAAATGTTAAAATTGATAATGTAAAAAAAGGTAAGGTAAACAATAAAGTTAATAAATTAAGAGCTTTGAGAAAAAATGGCAATTAAACCAATTACAAATAAACAATTAGTCAGTTCAGAGACTATAAATAGGGCAAATCAAACTTCTACAAAAAGTATTGAAAATAGACCTAATGTGTCTCGTTCTGAAAATGCAGCACAAACATTTACACCTGGTGCAGACTTTACAAAAAATTATTCTGTTACATTAGAAGATGTAGATACTTCAATTATTAATTTTGTAAAAAATATAATTAGGCCATCATTTAAAGAAAACAATGAAGTATTTAAAGTACCAGTAATGTATGGTAATGAAGAAAGATGGGTTGCTGCTAGAAAAAGAGGAATATTAAAAGATAAAAATGGTACTTTACTATTACCTTTGATAATGTTAAAAAGAACAGAAGTATCAAAAAATTCTGATTTTATCAATGGTATGGAACACGATTTAAAAAGAAATTCAGACCAATTTGTAGTATCACAACAATGGTCAAAAACAAATCAATATGATAGATTTGCAGTTTTACAAGGACAAATGCCCGTTACTGAATTTGCAGTGACAACACCACCCAATTATGTAAATATAAATTATGAATTTGTCATATGGACTAATTTTATTTCACAGATGAATGGATTAGTAGAAGCATTTACTGAGTTTAATAATCAATATTGGGGAGAGGGACAAGAAAGAAAGTTCTTTTCATTAATTGAAAATATATCAGATGCATCCGAAATGAATAGAAATGGTGAGAGATTTATTAAATCAACATTTTCAGTTAATAGTAGAGCATCATTGTTACCAGAAGATTATAATTCTGTTGTTACTAATAAAATATCAAATCTTAAAAAAGTAAAAAGTGTTGCAAAAGTTAACTTTGGTGAGTCACTTTTGTAAAAAAATAATATGTTTTAGGAAAAAACTATATATTTATATATATAACATTTAAATTTAATGGAGGTTACATAATGTCAGAAGTAAAAAAACTAACAGAAGAAGAAATAGCAAAGGTAAAAAATATCAGAAAAAATTATGTAGATATACAAAATGCTTTTGGTCAACTTCACTTAACAAAAATCAATTTAGAAAAACAACTTTCACAAATAGATACTAATTATGATTCACTTACTGCTGAGTATGAAAAAACTCAAACTGCAGAACAAGAATTAGTTAAATCAATCCAAGACCAATATGGCGTAGGAACACTTAATATAGAAAGTGGTACATTTACTCCTTCTATTGAAAATTCTTAGTAAATAAATAAATAAAATTATTGTTTGCGACAATTTTTACATATTTATATATGATGATATATTGCGGTATCGTACAGATTTAATAACAAATAATTTTACAATTCAATAGGAGAAATTCAATGGCAGAAAAAGTAGTCTCTCCAGGTGTGTTTACAAACGAAATCGATGCATCCTTTTTACCAGCAGCTATAGGTGATATAGGTGCTTGTATAATAGGACCAACCTTTAAGGGACCAGCTTTAGTTCCAACGGTTGTTAATTCAATGGCAGAGTTTGAAGCAACATTTGGTACAACATTCAGAAGTGGTTCGAATTATTATCAATTCTTAACATCACACACAGCAGAACAATATTTACAAAACGGTGGACCACTTACCGTTGTTAGAGTAAGTACTGCTACAGCAGCTACATCAAAAATATTTAAAGTTGACTCGGCTGGTAAATTCAGTCAACCTTATCAATCAGGTTCAGGTAATGAAACATTAACTTTTGAAACAATAGGTGATGGATTAATTTATAATAACCATGGTGGAACTGGTACATCATACGATAATATCGAAGATGCTGAAGAAGGGACAAATAATGTTCTAACATCAGGTTCTTCTGATAATTATAGAGTTGAAATATCAGGTGTTAATAATGCAAGAGGAACATTTAATGTTTCTATTAGAAGTGGTGGTGATACAATTAAAAGAAAATCAGTATTAGAAACTTTTAATAATGTTTCACTTGACCCTAATTCAAACAATTACATTGAAAGAATAATTGGAAACCAAGATTTAACATTAAATGGTTCAGGAACAACAGAACCATACATTAAACCAGTTGGTGAATTTCCAAATAAATCTAAATTCGTTAGAGTTAAAACGGTTCACTCATCGACACCTAATTATTTAAATGAAAATGGTGCAAGAACAGATGATAACTTCACAGGTTCTTTACCAGTAGCTCAATCATCTTCATTTATTGGTGGTGGTGCAGGTGTAGCTAGTTTTGATTTATATGGTGGGTCTCACGGTTCAGCTGATGTTATTCCAGCTAATTTCTATGATTCAATTGAATCAGGAAATAATCAAGGGTTAAACACTGGTGATTCAACAACATTAACTGCTTATGAAGATGCTATCAATTTAATGGCAAATGCAGATGAATACGATATTAATCTAATGATGTTACCAGGGTTAAATATAGAAAATGATTCAGCTTTAATTAATAAAGCTATTGATGTCTGTGAAACAAGAGCAGATGCTTTCTTGATTGCAGACCCTGTTAACTATGGCTCTTCAGTAACAACCGTTAATAGTAAGGCAGATTCTATAGATTCAAATTATGCAGCTGTTTATTGGCCTTGGGTTCAAATTCAAGATGCTAGAAACAATGGTGCTTTAAGATGGGTTCCACCTTCAGTTGTATTGGGTGGTGTTTATGCATTTAATGATAAAGTAGCTCATCCATGGTTTGCACCTGCAGGTCTTAACAGAGGTGGTCTTGATACGGTAGTTCAAGCTGAAAGAAAACTATTGTTAAGTCAAAGAGATACACTTTATGATTCAAGTGTTAATCCGATTGCAACTTTCCCTGGACAAGGTGTAACGGTATTCGGTCAAAAAACACTACAAAAGAAATCAAGTGCTCTTGATAGAATCAATGTTAGACGATTACTTATCAGAGTTAAGAAGTTTATCGCTTCTTCATCTCGTTTCTTAGTGTTTGAACAAAACAATGAACAATTAAGAAAACGATTCTTAAATATCGTGAATCCATTCTTAGAACAAGTTCAATCACAAAGTGGACTAAGTGCCTTTAAAGTTGTAATGGACGAAACCAATAATACACCTGACACTATTGATAGAAATCAATTAATAGGTCAGATATTCTTACAACCAACTCGAACAGCCGAGTTTATTATATTGGATTTCACAATACAACCAACTGGAGCAGCATTTCCAGAGTAATATAAACTAATCAGAGAGTGAGTTTAAATACTCACTCTTTGGTTTGATTTAACAGGAGAATCATTAATGGCAAAAAAACTAATCAGTCCAGGTGTATTAACAAACGAGATAGATGCATCATTTTTACCAGCAGCCTTAGGAGCAATAGGAGCTGCTGTTGTTGGTCCAGCATCAAAAGGACCTGTTTTAGTTCCTACCGTAGTTAATAATACAAGAGAATTAGACGATTTATTTGGAGGAGTATTTACAAGTGGTAGTAATCGATATGAATATTTTACTACGATAACTGCTAAAAAGATTTTAAAAACAAAAGGACCAGTTACATTCGTTAGAGTTAGTGCTGGAAGCCCAAGTGCAGCAGTAAATGGTACATTAACACAAACTGAAGTTTCAAATTCACTACAAGGTCAATCAGGAACAACTTTTGCATCTACTCAAGACTCAGGTTCTATATTATCGTCAACAGATGTTGATGTTGTTGGAACAGGGGCAGGTGGAGTAGCAGCAACAGGAAGTTTTCAAATAGCTGGGGGATTATATCACTCACCTACAAATTTACAAGCATCTATGAGTATTGGAAATGTTGATTTTATATTTACATCAGCATCTGTTGATTTAGCTACAAACACAACTAATGATACTACTATTTTTGTACAATCTGGTTCAAATGTAACAGCAACAGCAATAAACTTTAGAAATACGATTAACAATAGTGGTTCTTTTCATAATTTAAGTTTGTCTGCAAGTAATAGTTCAGGTGTAGTTTCATTAACAGCTACCGTTCAAGGTAATATGAACGATGGAGTGCATGTACACAGATGGTACAATGGAGTGACACCATCAGGACTTGATAATTTATTAATGGTAACCAGTTCCGGTGATGGGGCATTATTTTCAAATGTTTCACAACTGAATGGTGGTAGAGATGCCGATACACATTTAAAAATACCATTTAAAATAGAAACTATTGCAGTAGGTGAAACACTAAATAGTAGAACGACAGCTACTGGAGGAACACTTAGAACTGATGGTACATTAATCAAAGGTGATACTGATAATGTGAGATGGGAAATACAAGAAGTTGATACAACCGTTGGTACATTTTCACTATTAGTCAGACAAGGAAGTGATTCTCATAAAAGACCAATAATTTTAGAAAAATTTGAAAACTTATCATTAGATTCTACACAACCAAATTATATAGAAAAAGTAATAGGAAATCAAGTAACTACTTTACAAGGTAGTGGTACAACAGAACCGTATGTAAAAGTAGTAGGTGAGTATGCAAATAAATCCAGATTCATAAGAGTAACAGATGTAAATCCATTACCAAACTATCTGGATGAAAATGGTAATTTAACTATATCTGAAGCTTCAGCATCTTTACCAGCTGTAGGAAGTGGTTCTTTAGGTGGTGGTTTTATCAATGGTTCAGATGGTACCAAAAGTCACCCTATTAATTTTTATGATACAATAACATCAACTAATACACAAGGATTAAATCCTACGGCAGCATTATCAGGTAAAACTGCTTACGAAGATGCAATTAATTTACTTGCTAATCAAGATGAATATGATATTAATTTATTATACATGCCAGGCATAACAAGTGCTGACCATAGTGCAATAGTCACTAATGCTCTTGAAATGTGTGAAAATAGAGGTGATTGTTTTGCAGTAATAGACCCTGTGTTATATAATTCTTCATTAAGTGCTGTAACCAGTGAAGGTACTAAATTTAACTCAAGTTATGGTGCAATGTATTGGCCTTGGATTCAAATAAATGATGACGCAGGCATGTATAGGTGGGTACCAGGTTCTGTAGGAGCAGCTGAAGTATTTGCTTTCAATGATAAAACAAAGCATCCATGGTTTGCTCCAGCTGGATTAAATCGTGGTACTATAAATGCAGTACAAGCAGAAAGAAAATTGTTAAATAGTACAAGAGATACATTGTATAGAAATAGAATTAATCCAATTGCTACATTCCCAGGACAAGGTGTTACAATTTTTGGACAAAAAACATTACAGAAAAAATCATCAGCTCTTGATAGAGTTAATGTGAGAAGATTATTGATAGCAGTTAAAAAGTTTATTGCTTCATCTTCAAGATTCTTGGTGTTTGAACAAAATACACCAGCTTTGAGAAGAGAATTTTTAGCAATAGCTAATCCATATTTAGAAAAAGTACAATCTAAAAGTGGTTTAAATGCTTTTAAAGTAGTGATGGATAACACAAATAATACACCTGACACTATTGATAGAAATCAATTGATAGGACATATATTTTTACAGCCAACTAAAGCAGCTGAATTTATAACAATTGATTTCACAATTCAAAGAACGGGTGCTGAATTTAGTGAATAAATAAAGAAATAATAGTATATTTTTTCATATTTCATATATTTATATGTGTATAGAAACATACTTGAAATATGAAGTATGAATTAATAGGAGAAATTAAATGGCTACATTGATTGATGCTAATGAAATAATGTTTACGGCTTTTGAGCCTAAACTAAAAAATAGATATGTAATGAATCTGAATGGTCTTCCTGCCTATCTTGTAAAAACAATGGCAAGACCTTCAATAACTTTTGAAGAAGTAGAATTACATCACATAAATGTTAAAAGATATGTTCACGGTAAAGCTACTTGGGAACCGATTGAGATAACTTTGTATGACCCAGTTGTTCCATCAGCTGCACAAGGTGTTATGGAATGGATTAGATTACACCACGAATCAGTAACTGGTAGAGATGGATATTCTGATTTTTACAAAAAAGATATTGATTTTCAAGTTCTTGGTCCTGTAGGTGATGTAGTTGAAGAATGGAAGTTAAAAGGTGCCTTTATACAAGCAGCAAATTTCAATGATTTAGATTATTCATCAAGTGACCCTGTAGACATTTCTCTTACATTAAGATACGATTACGCAATACTTCAGTTCTAATCTATTAGAAAAAAAATCATCAAAAAAAAACCCTTGAAAAAATTCGAGGGTTTTTTATTTTTATATATATTTATATATGAATAAGTTATGAGGTTATATGAAAACATTCAAAGAAATTATTGAACAAGTTTTAGAACACGAGGGTGGTTATGTAAACGACCCCAAAGATTTAGGTGGTGAAACAAAGTATGGCATCACTAAAAGGTTTTATCCAGATATTGATATAAAGAATCTAACAATAGAACAAGCAAAAGACATCTATAAAAAAGATTATTGGGATAAAAACAAAGTTGAATCTCTTCCACAGAATTTATGGCATATTTATTTTGATATGTGTGTGAATATGGGTAAGAGAACAGCAGTCAAAGTTCTACAAAGAGCAGCTGTCAACAGAGGTAAAGATATAGAAGTTGATGGTGGCTTAGGACCAATGACAATTGGAGCTCTAAAAGGTGTCGAGTTAGATAGAGTTAGAGCATTCAGAGTAAAGTATTATGTAGATTTAATAACAGCTAAACCAGAACAAGAAAAATTCTTTTTAGGATGGTTTAGACGAGCAACGGAGGTATAAATATGTCAAGTGATAAATTATATAACGATATAAAACAACTATTTACAGATTTTGAAGATAACCATTCAATATTTGTAGACAAAGGTAATAAAGCAGCTGGTGGTAGAGCTAGAAAAGCTATCGGTGAAATCAAAAAATTAGTGACGAGTTATAGACAAGCATCTGTAAATGAATCAAAATCATAGGAGTCAAAAATGGCAGAACCACAAACAGAAAAAGCAGATATAAAAAAACAAAAATTTCCTAGTGAAATAATTGATTTACCGAGCGGTGGTAAAATATATGGAAAAGATTCACCACTATATAAAGGTAAAATAGAAATAAAATATATGACTGCTAAAGAAGAGGATATTTTGACATCACAGAATCTTATCAAAAAAGGTGCTGTTTTGGAGAAATTAATGGATTCATTGATACTAACTCCTGGTATAAATACAAAAGATTTAGTGTTAGGTGATAAAAATGCCATAATGATTGCTATTCGTATTTTAGCATACGGACCTGAATATTCTACAGAGGTTACACATCCTACAACAGATGAAACAATTACTCACAAGTTTAATTTAGCAGATTGTCCATATAAAATAGTTCCATCAGATGTTGATTATTCTTCAAATGAATTTGACTTTGAATTACCTATTTCAAAATCAAAAATAAAATGGAAATTATTGACAGGTATAGATGATGAACAAATTAATGCTGAATTAGATGCAAAGAAAAAATTAGGTTCTTTACAATCATCAGGAATAACGACAAGATTAAAGCGTGTTATCATCGAATGGGATGGAATAACTGATAAGGCAGAATTATCTGAATCGATTGATAATATGTTATCAAAAGATTCATTAGCTCTCAGAAATGAAATAACAAGAATATCACCAGATGTTGAGATGAAACAGGAAATAGAGTTTCCAGAAGGAGGAACGGTTGAAGTGGATATTCCACTGACCGTAAACTTTTTTTGGCCTGAGTCCTAAAGAAAAACCTTATATTCACAAGTCAATATTTAATCTTGTATATTACGGAAAAGGTTTTAATTTTTCAGAAGTATATAGTATGCCTGTTTATTTAAGAAATTGGTATCTGAATGAACTTCAAGCTACAATGAAAAAAGAATCTGATGAAATTAAAAAGGCTAACAAACAAAGAAGATAGTAGAATTTCTTAAATTTTTGATATTTATAATAGAACAGAAACGGTTTCAAAATAAATTCAATATTGGGGAAAATACATGCCATCATCAAGAGAAATCAATAAACAGAACGAATCTCTAAACGAACAAAGAGATTTATTGGCAGACATTGAGGATATTTTTGAAGATGTAGTTTCCTCTGCAGAAGATATGACAAAAAATTTAGAGGGTGTTGCTGATTTGATGAAACAAATATTAAGTGACACTAACGACATACCTGATAATGTAGATGATACCAATAAAAATACCAACAAATTTACTCAATTACTAAAAAAAGCAAAAGGTAAGACAAAAGACCTAGCTAAAGGGTTATTACAGGCTGGTAAACAAGTAGCAGACACTATGGTATCTGCTTTTGGTGAGATTGGTAGTATCCTATCGTCTATATTGAGTCTGAGTTTTGTAGGAGCTATAACAGGATTATTTGGTGCTGTTATAAGTAAGTTCCAATACGATATGAAAGCAGTTGTCAATGAGATAGGTGTTGGATTTGAAGTAGCAGGCAACAGAGCAAATGCATCATTCGAGAAACTGGTAGATAGTGCTGAAAGAATAGGTCTATCAGCAAAAGACATAGCTCAAAGTTCTTTTGAATTATCAAATAATTTTGGTATGGCATTTTCAGAATCTCTAAATCTTTCTAAAGATATAGCAGATGGAGCTAAAGCATTAAATGTACAATCTGGAACAATGGCAACCATTGTAGGGCAATTTCAATTAATAGGAGATTTATCAGCTGAACAATCGCATGTATTATCAGAACAAGTAGGATTATTAGCAGCACAACACGATGTGGCTCCTCAAGCAGTACTACAAGATATGGCACAATCTACAGAAGATATGGCTTTATTTTCCAAAGGAGGAGTGAAAAATTTTGCAAAGACAGCAATAGAAGCAAGAAAATTAGGTATGAGTGTTAAAGATGTTGCCAACTCATTAAAAGGAATGTTGAATTTTGAAGACTCGTTAAATAAAGAGTTACAAGCTTCAGTTATGTTAGGTAAAAATATCAATTTAAATGAAGCAAGAAGATTAGCTTTTGCAGGTGATACTGCAGGGGCATTTCAAGCTATAGCTGATGAATTAGGTGATGTTGATTTAGGTTCATTAGACCCATTAACTTTACAATCAGTTGCAGACGCAGCAGGTATGTCAACAGAACAATTACTGAAGATGTCTAAAGGGGCAGATGAAATGGGTGGTGTTGATATGGGTGAAGAAGCATTATCGGCACAAGACAGAGCAGCACTACAAGCATCAAAAACAATGTCAAACATGGAAAAAATATTAGCAAAAATGAATAGAACATTAATTAAATTAGCTGACTTATTTGGTGACGATATAATAGGTGCACTTGAAAAAGTTGCAAACTTTATAGAAAAGATACTTACACCTGAAGGTTTTCAAGAATATATGGATAAACTTAAAGCAGCATTTACAAATTTTGATTGGGTGGGATTAGGTAAGAAAATAGGTCAAATGTTACTTGATGGTATAGCATTTATTTTAGTGAATGGAACTAAATTACTTTTTGGTATGGGAAAAGCATTAGGTGACTCACTTGTTGGAGGAATGTTGAAAGGAATTGGTGTTATGAAAATAGCTATGCCAAAAACATTTGCTAAAATAGCCACTAAACTATCAAATATATTTAAAGGTATAAGAATTTCTTGGTTAAAAAATGTGGTTAAACCTATAATGAATGCAACCAGACCATTTCGTAAATTTTTTAAAGAAATAAAAGGTAGTAAAGGATTTGCAGCTCTATCAAAAGCAGCTAAAGGATTTGCAAAGGCAATAAAATTTATAACTAAACCAATAACCGGGTTATTGAAACCATTCACTTCAGTATTTAAAGTAGCATCTAAACTTTTCAAACCTATTGTAAGTCTTGTTAAAGTTTTTGGTAAATTAGGCTTAAGAGGTATACCAATTTTAGGACAAATATTATCATTAATTGACGGATTATTTGGTGGTTTTAATAATGTAGATAAGAGTCTTACAGGTGTGACAGGTACATTTAAAAATATGTATCGATTTGTTAGTGGTTTTGTTATAGGAGTAATTGAAGGAGTTGTTACAGCATTTACTGGTCTTTTTGATATGATATTTGGAACTGATTTAACTTCATGGTTTAAAGATGCATTTCAATTTATACGAGATGGATTCAACACGGTTACAGATGCTATCGTTGATTTCTTTGCTGATATACCAGGTTCGATTGCAAATATTTTTTCAGGTTTAGGACAACTGATATTAGATTCTATAGAGGGTATTGGAAGTATAGGTAAGACGATATTAGACTTAGTTGTAGGAGGGTTATCAGGACTTGGTGAAGCTTTAATGGGTGCAGTTAGTATTGGTGCTGAATTTTTTGTAGATTTATTTAGTGGTGCAATAGAAGGTGTGAAAAAAGTACCGCAAATGATTGCAAATGCATTTTTAGGTATTGGTAGTTTAGTAGCAGGTGCAGTTTCAGGAGCATTTGATTCTATTGGTGCTATGTTTTCTTCTATTGGAGAATCATTAATGAATTTATTACCAGATATTGATTTTGGAGAATTTGCAGGAGATTTTGCACAAAGTATAAAAAATGCTCTTTCTACCGTAACAGATTTTATTAAAAAACCATTTAATTTAATTATTAGAACATTCAATAGAATAAAAAATGCTATTTCTGATAAAGTATTGTTTAAAGGATATACTTTAATGAAAAAAGGTTTCATAGTGGATAATTCAGTATTTGGAACTATCCCTCCTTTTAATATTGGTATACCAAAAATTAAAACACCATCATTGATGGGTGATGTACCTCAGTTAGAAACTGGTGGTACAATAACAAGAACAGGTATAGCACAAGTTGATAAAGGTGAGATTGTTTCAGGTGTTCGAGGTCAAGCATTGAAACCTGTAGCAGAAGAAGTAGGAAAATTAAAACAAGATATAGCAGAAACTAATAGATTATTAATGAGAATACTAAATGATGGTATTCCAGTAGTGAAGGCATAATATTATGGCAGGCTTAAATAATTTAAATTCAATATTTAGTGACTTAGTTGATGCCGGTACAACACAAGGTGTCAATTACATTGAAAACATTCATGCAAATGGTTTCACCGTAAATACAGAAGGTACAGACTTTTTAGGAATTGAAGGCTCGACATATAATAATCCAAGTGAATATGGATACAATAACCATATTGTCAATGCAATATTAGATGTCGAGGGGAGTGGATTTGTTCCACAACTACAGCCAGGTGATGATACATTATTTGTAGGAGCATCAGGTACAAATTATAGTAATCCAGGATTAAATTTGGGCACATTTTATATTGATGATTATGCAAATGGACCGTCACCTAGTTTTATAAACTTTACAAAAAATAGGCAAGAAAAAGACCTTTCAGAATACATTGGTGTAGAAGGTGATTCTTTTAATCATCCAGACCCAACTGAACAAATTATTATTGAAGATGACCATTGGGGAGATGAATTTGGCCATAAATTCACACCTAATCGTAAACATTTAGACCCAACTGAATTTAAAGGAGCATCAGGTACGAGTTATAGTAATCCAGGTGAATTAGTTGGATTACATTATTATGAAGTTTATGATGATGCAGGGCTCGGTGTTACTGCAATTGATGATATTCATGCAACAGGTTTTACAAAATTAAGAAAACATAAAGATTTATCAGAATTTTTAATGGTTGGTGATGGTACGATAAACACTGGTAATGATAATATTGATAACGGGACATTGTTTAGACAATTTGGAGGTCAGACCTTTGATTTTGGTGGTGAACAAAAAAATAAATATCTAAGTAACCCAGGTAATACTTTTAGAACAAAAGATACAATTGACCCTGATAAAGTATCATTAATTCAACAAGGTGGTTTAAGAAGTAATTTAATTAATGGTGTAGATGTTTCGGGTATTACATTAGAAGATATTTACAACGACCATATTAATGATTTAATAGATTTTAAAAATGTAAAAAGTAAAGTTGATGGTCGTTTAGATATGAGACACGGTAATGGTAAAGTATCATCACAAGGGTTTTTGCCTTTAGCATTCGATAGAGGTGAAGAACCTTATGTTATTAGAGGTATAGGTGATTCAAAAAATGTAATAGACCAATCTTTAGATGATATAGAAAGAGTTGGTAAGTATTTATTCGATAGTCAAGATGGTATCAAGTTTATTGCAGCTCAAAATGTAGTTGGGTATTTAGCAAACGCATGGCACAGAAATATAAAACACGGGACAGATGAACGATATGGATTTTTTGGTGCAAGTGTTGGTAAACAACAATTTCAATACACATATAATCCACTATCAGCATTTTCTTCAACAACACCTTTTATAAAAGTTAGAATGAATCGTTCTGTTTTATTTGATGAAGATAAATATACAGAATCATCAGACCCTATTTTTGGATTACCTGATTTGACACCCAATAAAAATAGTAAAGTAGAGGGTATCACAAAACAAAAATTGACTGCAGATGGAGATAAACACACTACATTAGGTGGTTCTATTCTATATAATGTCAATCAATCAATAGATGGGACAACGGTAAACAATCAAGGTATACCTGGAGATTTTCATACTTTAGCACCTATAGATGAAGAAGAGCAAGTTATAATAAACAAAAGAGGTAATAAAGATTCATTATCCACAATAGAAGAAGGTTATCCATTTTATTTCAAAGATATGCGAAACGATAAAATTTTAATGTTCAGAGGATACATTAAAGACTTATCTGAAAACATAGCTCCTGCTTATTCAACAGAACAATATGTTGGAAGAAGTGAACCAGTTGTTGCATATCAAAGCACAACCAGAACATTAAATTTTTCATTAGATTTATATGCTAATAATCCAGATGAGTTTAAAAGTATTTATCAAAAACTTGACTATTTAACAAGTTTATGTTACCCTGAATATTTTAATGATTCTTCAACAGAAGGTTATACATTAACAAGACCTAAACCACCTCTTTGTAGAATGAGATTAGCTGATTTATACGGTGGAGCTTCAAAAGCACAAAATGATAATGCGGCATTAAAACACGGCTTATTAGGATTTTTAAATACTCTAAATTATTCTTTTAATGAAGAAGGTACTTGGAATTATTTTGAAGAGGGTACACGAGCACCTAAATACATTACAGCAACTATAGGATTTACGGTAATTCACGATAAGACACCAGATATTAATACAAGATTTTATGGTGTTAATTACGATAAAGTAAAAACAGAAGCGGGAGTTTAAAATGAGTAGATATGGCAACACTAAATTACAAGTAAAAAAAAATAAATCATACTACAAAACTACTATTTTTAGTAAAATACCCAAATCTGATAGTGACATCTATGTAATAACACAATTTGGAGATAGATTAGATTTATTAGCTCATCAGTTTTATGGTGATGTATCACTTTGGTGGTATATTGCAAGAGCTAATGATTTAAACACAATGATAGTTTCAGAAAATATTCAATTACGAATACCAGGTTCCACACAATACGCAAAAGGTAGATAAATGGCAAAAATAGCATCAAGAATTTTTAATGATAGTCTTTCCATTGACCCAGATGTAAAGAAAAGATTAGAGGAAATACAAGATTTATCAGGTGGTATTTTTGATTCAGTTAATGCAACAGACGCACAATTAAATAAAGATAAACATAACTTTGGTGGAGCAGGTTATTTGTCAGGTAAAATACCATTTGTCAGAATGTGGACTGCAGTAAGAGTGTCAACAGAAACTGATACCGTAACAGAGGTTCCTGTTGATGAGAATATTTCAAACTATAATTTTGATTTTGTAAATAACTCTTATGAATTTCCACAAGTTGTAGAACCAAGTCAATATAGTGGAGCAGTAATTAAAGAGACTAAGTTGGAAAAATATCCTAAAGATACATTTAAAATTTATCAACTAGGAATGAATAAATCAGGAGAAAGAAACATATTAGGGTCAACATCTACTAATGACACTACAGCATTAGGAGAAACAATATTACCATCTCAAAAAAACAATTATACAGATTCATCTTACACAGGTAATAGAAAAAATTTACAACCACCGGCTGGTATAACAGCTCTTACTTCAACAACACAAAATTCTTCAGGTCCTGTAGCTGGTATTTTATCAACAACAATAAATTTTACCGTTTATGATTATGAAGAATTTGATTCAATTTATAGTAGATATTTTATGAGACCGGCAGCTAAAGTTTTTGTTGATTTTGGATATAGTGATGATAAATCATTTAAATTATATGACCCTCAAGAATACATTGCAGACCCAAAAACATTTAATGAAAACATATATGGGAAAGTAGAATATGATGGTGATGGAAATAAAACAATATCAAAGGGCCAATTACAACAATCAAATTACGGAATGAATTTTATTCAAGGACAAGTAGTAAGTTTTACTTCAGATTTAGACCCCACGACTGGAGCATATAAATGTAGTGTTAAAATATCTTCTAAGGCAACACAAATTATTGATGTAGATATAAATGAAGATATAATTGGAAATATTAAAAAAAATCTATTATCAAATATTGAGTTTAAAATTCTAAACTTAGCTCAAAAAACTTTATTTCCAGAGTATAGTAAAACTTTAATACCAGAAGACTTAGATGAACAGAACATAGATGATTATAAAGCTTTTACTAATTTACTTGGTTCAGAAATATTATCTGATGGTACTAAATACCCAAACACACCTACAGACTTAGCAATTCAATTAGGTATATATTGGAAGGGTAGTTTTGCAAAAGATGAGGATGATGAGACAAAAAAAATACCAAAGACTGGAGAGGATGCCATATACTTATCCTATGGTTTTATTGAAGATGTATTATTAAATGGTGAGTTGGCAAAGTATCCTAAAGCTGCCGAACAATTCAATGATGGTGATGCTATAGAATTTGATAGTAGTAGGAGTTATACACGATATTCTTCAACATTAATGGAAAGACAACAATTTTTAAAATCAACCACAAAACTCCCATTCTTGTTTCCGGTGAGATGGAACAACACATACAATACGAGAAAGGGAAAAGTACCTGACCCACTTGCAAATTGGGAAGGAAATGGTAGATATAATAATGATATAAAATACGAAAGAATACCAATCCGTGAAGTATTTATAAAGTTAGCTGTTTTTAAACGAGCAATAAATTCTGCAGATTCAGTATCTGAAATATTTAATTATATGTTTAAGGCCCTGGCAGAATCTACTGGTTACATATGGAATTGGGGTATTGATACAGCTGACATGGTTGGTGATAGAATAGGTGTAGTTGATAGAAACTATATTGCAAAAGAAATACTTACTAATGATACATTGAAAACCCAAACTAATGGAGAAGAATTTTTTAATGATATGTTTCGTTTTGAACCATTTTCTCCAAACACGATAGTAAAATCAATGACATTTGGTTTGTCACCGGGTGATGGTAGTGCCATATCATCAAAATTAGCATTACAAAGTTTAGGTTCAGCAGGTAGAAATGTATTTGCATCATCAGAAATAATAGACCAGACACAAGTTCATATGAAAATAGAGGACATACCACCAGGTGAAACTACATATCAAGCTAAATATAGTGTAGAGTTTTATCCACCATCTCAAGGTGGTTCTGATTTAGAAAAGATTTTTAGTGCATTTGAAAGTCAAGACGAATTGACAAAAACAGACTCAACTTTTTTGTCCTCTCAAAACATATATGGAGGGGATTTTGGGGATTTTTCGATACCAGCAGCTGCAACTCAACATTACAAGGACGCCACACAAGATTTAATAGATAAAAAAGGTGATACAGGAGATATTGAACCTTCTTCAAAACCAACTATTGAATATAAAAAACATAAAGCAGTTTTAGAAAATCAGAATTATGAATTTTGTGATAATGTATATGATTATTTTACAAAACGACATTTAGCATTTACATTGAAATCAAAACCAACAATTCTACCAATGAAATTGAATTTAAAAATACATGGTTTTACGGGCTTACAACCTAGTGATAAATTTAAAATAAATCATATTCCATCAAGATATGCAAATTTTGTATTTTTTCAAATTATGAGAATTACACATACTATATCACCTGGTGTGTTTAATACCGAGTTGGATTGTGTACCACGAATGAGAGATGATGTTAAAGAACAATTAGTAATTAACAATGAAAAAAAATCTGTATTGGCTCCATCGTATTTAAAAGACGCTCACAAGTGTAAGGGAGTGGAAGCAGTTTTACCTTTTTTAAGTTATATGAAACCTGACATAGGTATGATGAATAAATTTATTAGTAAAGAAAACCAACTCAAAAATGACTGGTTCTATGGTCGAAGAATTCATAAGGTAGATGCTGTGTATAAAGTAAGAACATTACCAACTGGTGTAGGGAAAAGTAAATATGTTAGAGGATTTTTACCTAAAACATTCGATGTACCTGATTTAGGTGATGAAGGAAAATCAGACTCAGAATTATATGAACTTAACCTCCGTAGGGTTGTTGAAGGTATTCGACAAAGTGGACAAGTAGAAGGATTAGATTATAAAAAAGTTACAGCTGATAATATAGAAGGTTACAAAACACGCTATACTTTTGAAGGTGATACTGAATATTATGTAATTGTTTCAGACAGCAGATTCTTTATAGCACCTACAAGTTATTGTAAAGAAGGGCCTATTATAAATTTATTTTTATACTCCAATTTTCCTGAAACATTGGAAGACGCATAAAAAAAAGCTTGTTTTATTCAGCAAAATGTTATATATTGTAGTACGATGTATTGTGTTATTCCGATATTTAAAGAACCTTTCCTACATCCATTACACGAAAACAATGGATTATCAGCCTTATGGTGTCAACCAGAATCTGCAGAAGAACCATTCTTTATAGTTCAAAAACATCCTGATTCTGATGATATACTTCAAGATTACAAATGGTTAGATGAAGAATTGATACTCACTCCTGATAAAAAAATATTAAATCATTTCTATGAATTTAAAGATGTAGTGGATAAAAACTTCATTTGGTGGAATGAAACAGGTAAACCATTTGAGAAAAACATATCCAATAATGCAATAGATTTCCTGAGTAACAAGTTCTACAATGTTAAAAAACTTAACGAAATCATACCATTATCGAAACATAATGAGTATTGTAGTGATGTTTATAAAGGAATGGCTAGAGCATATACAGGTGAGAACGATGAATATATGAATGATGTAATTAAGGCATTTACCTCCATCGAAAAGAATGGTATCAAGGTTTCAGATGATATATGTGATATATTTGACATTAGAGTAAAGAAACATATATCGAATGGTAAACTATATAGTAATTACAATCTGTGGACAACAACAGGTCGTCCAAGTAATTCATTTGGGAGTGTAAACTTTGCAGCTCTACCACCTGAGAAAAGAAAAGGGTTTGTGGCTGAAAACGATTATTTAGTAGAGTTTGACTTTGATGCTTATCACTTGAGGTTGATTGCTGACTTGGTTGGTTATCATACATTTGGTACAGAATCAGTTCACGAACATCTTTCAAAATGGTATGAATGTTCTTATGAGGAATCAAAACAGAAAACATTTAGATTATTGTATGGTGGAATTGATAAACAAACAAGAGAAAAAGTTCCATTCTTTGATTTAACACATAAATATATAAACAAAAAATGGAATGAAATAAATACTCATAATTTAGTATTTACAGATATTTATAGACGGAAACTATTATTTGAAAATTATGATGATTTAAATAGAAATAAAGTTTTTAATTATCTGATTCAATCTTTAGAAACAGAATCAAATATTAAGAAGATTTTATTAATTCAAGACTATTTATTAGAGAAGAAGACGAAATTGGTTTTATATGGATATGATAGTTTCTTATTTGACTTCTCACAACAAGATGGAGTGGAAACTTTGAAAGATATAAAATCAATTTTAGAAGAAAACAAACATTACACCAAATCCAAAATGGGTTTAAATTATGGTGAAATGAAAGATATTACAAAGAGGTTATAAATGAAACAATTGATTAATAAAATACTTTTAGAATGGTCTCTTCGTGTTCACGATGGGATGCCTAACAAAGATAATCCACTACACATTGTACAATTAAGAGAAACACTTTCTCATATGAAATTAACAGAAGATGTTACTAATTTGATTATACAGAATTTAATTGAACAAGATGAAGATGAACAAGATGAAGAAAAATTTTATGCTCGTTCAAAAAAATCTGATAAAATAGTTGTCTATACAAATAAAGACAATTGGGAAAGTGATATTAAAGATGGTTCACACGAAAAAGTTGATAGAGAAGACGCTGAAAAAGAATTAAAACAACAAGATACAGATGAACCTGAACAAAAAGATGAACCTGAACCAGTTGAATACCCATCCACAGCAGATTATATGTCCTCAAATGATACAGAAACAACAGATAAACCTGACACTTCAGAAGCTATATCAAAAGTAAATGATAAAAGATTTGGTGTATTGAAGAAAAAAGAAATAGCAGTTGAAAAGGGTTATATAGGTGAAGAAGATGCTCAAAAAGTTGATGAATTTCATCAAGATATAAATGAGTTTTTACAAAATCCTACAAAAGAAACAGCTGAAGCAATGGTTGAAAAATATAAATTATCTCAAAATGCATCTGGTTCTAAATTATATTTAGGATTCATAGCAGGTGATATGAGAAAATTATTAGGTCAAAATAATAAGTTAGTTGATTCAGTAGGAAATACTATAAGTCAATTTGTAGATTTAAAAGCAAAAGGTGATGTTCAAAAAAGAGCAATGGATAAATTACAAGGAGCATCAAAACCTGGTTTAACAACCGTTGTCAAGAGTGACGACCCTGGTGTTCAGAAATTATTCAGTACACCACCATATGATAGATTAGAAGAAAAATTTCATCAAGTATTTGGACCTAAAGGTGAAGATGGACAATTATTAAGACCGAGTAGTGAACATTCAAAAGCATATTTTCAACAATCAGTTAATGAAAATGAATCATTAGATAACACGATTGATGCACTAAAAGAATTAGAAGAACAGGGTACAGCATCTCCTGGTGTTAGAACAGCTTTAGAACAACATAAAGAAAGAATGAAAACAATATCTG